CCCACCTGGACCGAGCGCTAGGGGACGCGGACTACTCCGTCCGCGAGGCCGCCGCTCGGCACCCGCACCCCACCTCCGCGCATCTGGACCGAGCGCTAGGGGACGCGGATCTCTCCGTCCGCCATGCCGCTGCCTCGCACCCGAACGCTACCTCCGCCCACCTGGACCGAGCGCTAGGGGACGCGGACTACTCCGTCCGCGAGGCCGCCGCCTTGCACCCGAACGCCACCTCCGCCCACCTGGATCGAGCGCTAGGGGATGAGCATCCCTACGTCCGCGGTGCCGCCGCCTTGCACCCGAACGCCACCTCCGCCCACCTGGATCGAGCGCTAGGGGACCCGCATCCCTACGTCCGCGAGGCCGCTGCCTCGCACCCGAACGCCACCTCCGCCAATCTAGATCGAACGCTAGAGGACGCGGATCCCTACGTCCGCGAGGCCGCTGCCTCGCACCCGAACGCCACCTCCGCCCACCTGGATCGAGCGCTAGGGGACCAGCATCCCAACGTCCGCCGCGCCGCCGCCTCGCACCCTCACCCTAAGCTAAACCGAGCGCTTACTCCGGTGGCGAAGGAACATGGCGTCGAGATGCACGAAGTGCACCGAGCGCTAAAAGAAGCTTTTCCCGATAGGAAGCCGGAGCATTGGGAGAAAGCGGAGCCGGCGATGATCCAGTCGGAGGCCCGTCGAGCGCTTGAAGCTGCGGGTCACACTCCAAAGAGGTGAGACATGTCCGACGTCAAGTGTGAGTGCGGCAACAAGCACCTTCTGGACTACGGATGCACCTGCGGCTACTTCGCTCGCGTGAAGCGCGACAAAGCGATCGTAGCCAAGCGTGAAGCCGACGAAGCGAGAATGCGCTTGGCCGAGGACGCTATCTGGTTCTCCCCGATGCCCACCGCTGGCGTGATGGTCTCCAACGAGTGCGCGAACTGCAATCATTCGTCCGAGAAGCACTCGATGCCGAACTGGTATACCAATTCCAGGACGGCCTGCGCCGAATACGATTGCCCCTGTATCGAATGGAAACGTAAGGTTTAACTACAGCAGCACTGCCTTCACGCGGTTCTTCGCCTTGGAATGGCCGGTTCGATGCTGCGGATCGTCGTCCACGAAGAGATTCGGACTACGGCTGAAGTGCACCACTTCACCGGTCCGGACGTCGTCGAGGGTCAGCTCCTCGGGTGCCTGATCACCGTCGTAGCCGAACACGACATCGTGGTAAACCGTTGCTTCGGGATCGAGCGTCTTGAGGTGTTCGATGAGTTCGCTGACCTTCATTTTTCCGCCTTGGCGTAGTAGCCGTAGACGCATCTCGTGCCGATCTCCATCGTGGGCGTGAAGACCCGGCCCATGGACTTGAGATAACGGTCGTAGGTCTGGCGGTAAACTCCGCCGCGGGCGCTGGAGATTCCCTTACCGCGTGCGCCGCCGCGCCGCCGGCCGCGCCGTTCGTTCTTGGCCAGGTCGTTCAGGGCGTCGTAGATCTCCTGATACGGCTTCCCGGTAGCGATCGCGATCGCTCGCGTCACGCAATCCCCGGTAGTGCCTGAGTAGCCAGCTGCTGCGCGCCCGCCATCGTTTTTCTGAAGAATCACGGCAGCTCCTTGAGCATTTCCTTCGCCTTCTCGATGACCGCCGGGTCCATGGGCTTGCCAGTCGTGTTGAGGAGCACGAACATCTCGATGATCTTCTTGAGCGGAACGTCCTCGTTGATGACCGAGTAGCGGAACATGTTGTTGCGAAGCGTGTGAAGGTCCTCGGGATTCATCTCGTGGTAGTAGCGGCCGTAGACCTTGAATTTCCCGAGGCGGAAGTCGACGATCGCCTCCAGGCGCTGTTTGCCGTCGACGATCTCGTAGCTGACGCCATTCTTCCATCCTTCCATGCCAAGCCGCCGGAAGACGAACGTCCCGATCTCACGGTGCTGGAAGAGAGACTCGATCAGTTTGACCTTGTCCTCCAGCCCCCAGACAGATCCCCGCTGGTAGTCGGGATTCATGTTCACGCCGTCCCGAAGCACCATGTTCCAGGCGATATCGAGACTGGACTGCATGCTCTGGGAGATCCGGGCGATGAAATTGTCCCCGTTGATCGGCGCCTCCTTGGGGAAAGATTCCATCGGGTAGAGTTCATACCAGGCGCGGAGGACGTTCTCGGTGACTGTTTCCAGCTCCGCGGAATACGCCTTGTTCCGTTTGTAGGTCCAGGAGACCTCGTAGAACTTGCCGCTCTTGAAGACCTTCGTGACGGTCTTGCCGTCGTAGAGCTTGTCGCCGATGGCGAAAGTGCGCCCCGGCTCCGGGCAGTTGGTGAGGCGGTCGCTGCTGACGCCCAGCTTGGCGTGCAGCTCGTCGTCCTCGTCGATGAACCAGTCGTCGCCCGGAACGCCGAAAGCGACGCGATTGGCCGCGCGCTGCTCGGGCGTCTTCGACGACTCGTTTTCGGGCACGACATCAAACCGGCGATAAACCACGCCGGAACGGTCGAGACGGGCTTTGGCTTCCGCACGCGCACCGACGATAGTGCGAGATTTGACCAGGAAGAGAGCGGTGATGCCCCCGCGGGTGCCCTTGGCGGCGGAGACGACGTAGGTGACGGGATCGGGATTCGTGTTCTTCTTCATGACTCCGTTGTAGCACCCCTAGTAGGGGTAGTCAAGAAGAAAAATCAGGTGCCAGTGTGCTTGTGGCGCTCGTGATCCTCGGCGTAATCGCTCGCGTAGGTCCGTGGCACGCCGTCACCATTGATTCGGGCGCCGCGCTCGGCGGGCGTCTCTTCCTTCCTCGGAAGCCAGAAAAAGAACGGGAAAGAATCGAATGGAAAGAAATGCTTGGGATAGGCAAGCTTACGAGCCACTAGCCACCTCCAGGAGTGCGGTATACTTCGCCACTCGCTCTTCGTCATTATCGAGGTGCGGGCGCACTTCCAGGGGGGCCTTGCGCTGGGACGACTTGTTGAGGACGATCACTCGGTTCGAAATCGCCCAGGCTGCTGCTTCGTTGACGAGTAGGTTTTTGCCGTCCGTAGCGACCATCGCGGCCGTGATGTCGAATCCGAGGAGGATATCCACCGGCTTCGAACCCGGAACTGCGCGCACTTCAGCATCGATCACCTGGATCTTCAGGCCGTTGATGCTGAAATTCACGATCGAAGGGTCGCCCCCGCCCATGCTTGGGGGTTGCGGATTGACGTCCGGCTCCGACTTGTCACCGAGGAACTCGATGACGTCGGCGAACTGCTTGGAAGAGCAGCAGAAAACGTCGATGTCCGAGACCTCGGTCTTGCCCAGGAGCGCTCGCACGATAGCGCCGCCGGCGATGAATGGACCATCCGTCAGCGAGAGAGTCGGTAGCACTTCGATAGCCCCCATCAAAGCATCCGTCGCCGGAGAAGATATGGCTACGAAATCGAGAGGAATGGGTATGAAAGCGTCAGGATTCAGCTGTTCGACGGTCTGCATTGTTACCTCCATAGGGAATGATACTCCCTAAAACACTCACCCCCCTGGTAAAATTTAGAAGTGGCGGACATCAGCGTCAAGGCGAAGCTCGATGAACTCGGTATTCAGCTTCAGGGGCTTGGCGCTGAAGTCGTAGATGGCCTGGTGGCTACAGCAGCCAAGATGTCGGAATTGGCCTACAATCGAGCGGTTGAGATGACTCAGGACCGCTTGCACTCGACTCGGCAGCAATACATCGATGCTCTACAGCTATCCCAGGAAGGGCCGGGGGTGTTCGTAGTCTCCCTAGCTGAGGAAGCCGAGAAGTGGGAAGAGGGCTTCCCGCCCTTCCCGATGCTACCCAAGCTCGCCCAGGGACCGAAGTCCAAGGTCGCTAAGGACGGCCATCGCTACACCGTCATTCCCCTCCGCCAGAATGTTGGCGAAGAGATGATGTTGCCCAAGACCTCCGGTCCGGGTGGAGCGCCCGACATGGTGGCTGCCATCAAGAACATCGTCGACGAGCGTAAGTTCAAGCAGGTCAAGGCTGAACAGTCCAAACAGACCGGCAAATTCACGACCGTCGAGCGCTACACGGGCGAGATCCATCCGGCCCTGAAGGGCCTGACTCGGATCCGGGAATACAAGGGCGCCGACAAGGATGAATCGCCCATCTCCTCGGCTTACTTCATCTTCCGGGTGGCTAGCGAGAAGCAGGATCCTAACACCCACTGGAAGCATCCTGGGTTCGAGGGAGCGAATATCTTCCCGGATCTTGAAAGATGGGCGGATGAGCAACTAGGCCAAATCGTTAAGGAATTCTTCGGTTGAGCAACTTCAAACACGGAAAACCGCGGCATCAGCGGGCAGGATGCGGGCATTGCAAACCTCACAAGAAGCACGGTCAGAACTCTCTATCCAAGAACAACGCTCAGAAGATTCAAAGAAAAATCCCAGTGCCGGACACATTCAGTCCGATCACGGTCCAGAGGGGCGACCGATGTCCGGTCTGCACCGCCTCGGAAGAGCACTGCACCTGTGGAAACGTCGTATGGTTATAGACCTCATCGAACCACCTGTGAATATCTTCATGGCCTTCAAAGAGGGTCTAAGCAAATCGCCCTACGTGCTCCTTAATGGTTGCATCTGCACTGCAACGGAGATCGTGGACATCTCTTTTGGTGCGGATGGGAATCTGGATTACGCGAAAATCCACTTGATTCACGCCAATGGATCCGAAGAGGATACCTGGTTCACCAAGAAAGAGATCCTCCGGTTCAAACGCCTGAATCCCCTGGATGTCGCGATGACGATGCTATAATTCGGCCATGGGGGCTATTTCGCTCGACGCTGAGATCCAAGGATTCGTAACCCTCGGGATCGACTATCTGCGGGCTAACATTGAGGTTCTGGACCAGATCTTTGAGACCTGGCTCGCTCCTCACATGGAAAAAATCTATGGCCAGCGGGAGATCGATCGCGTAAAACGCTGGCTCCTGGATACTGACGTCCCGGTCGTGCTTTCCTGGGGACTTCAGAACGCGAAATGGCCCTGTATCTCGATCCATCTCGCTCAGGAGCAGGAGCGCGTAGAAGCGGCCGCGCTGTCTGATCAGGCGACGATGGTCGACAACCTGGTCGATCAGCCGATGGTAGTGCCTACCTTCGTTCCGAAGAGCTACGTCGAGGCCGGCGATGTAGGCGTGATTACCGTCCCGAAAAAGATTGATCTTACGGACGTTTACGTAGGTCAAGTTGTAGTCGACGCCAAAGGCGAGGAATACCTCATCGTTTCTCCGGTGACTAGCGATTCGGTCGCCATTCAGCTCGTTGGCGGGCATGTCGATTCCTCGAAGTTCTACATCAAGGCCGGCCCCGGGCAAGTAAACGAGCAACTCCGCGGGGCTAGCTCCCGCTCCCTAGCGCACGTCGACCTAGGTATTCACGCCGACCAGGACTACCAGGTGGTCTTGTGGATCTACTACCTAGTCCAGTGGATCTTTTTCCGCTTCAAGCTGGACATGGAAAAATACGGCATCCAGCTCCAGACGTTCTCAGGTTCTGAGTTCAATAAGGACTCTAAGTTCCTACCAAATAACGTTTATTCCCGCTGGTATCGATATTCCGCGCAGGTCTCGGTGGAGTGGACGGAACCCTGGGCTACTACTCCCGCCGGCATCCAGCTCGTGACCAGGGACCCTAATGGCGTCCAGATCACCGAAGAAGACCCCTGAAGCCGGTGTAACACCTGGTAGACTCTGGACATGCCGCCCAGGAAGTCGAAAACTGAAGTCAAGGAAATCCCGGCTGAAGTCGAGGAAGTCGCTTCGGAAGCTCCTGAAGTAGTGGAGGTTGTGGCCGCTCCCGTTCGTCGCGCCAGCCGTAATGAAATTGCCATCGAACCCAAGATGAAGTTCTCCACTTGGTTCATGGTCAAGTCTGCGGATGATCCGCGGCTGAAAACTCATCACATGGAAACCCTGCGTGCTTACATGTCCAGTCAGGGGCTTTCCGCCGAGGAGCCGGCTCGCCGCTATGACGCGGCCTTGCGAGCTTATTTCGGGACCTAAGAATGCGATCCGGGGACTGGTAAAATCCATCCGGACTGAGGAAAACGATGGCGATCTCGATCAATTTCAACGGTGCAACCCTTCGTAAGCCCGGCGCTTACAGCAAGACGACTGTCTCGCTTTCCGGTGGTTTCCAGCTCGCTCCTGCCGGTATCGTCGGTATCGTCGGTGAAGCCGAAGGTGGCGCCCCCGGTTCGGCGGTCGACGTCAAGGGCAACTCTTTCACGCCCGAGCAGTTCTCCGAGATCGTCTCGACCTACAAGTCGGGCCCGATCGTCGATGCGGCTAGCATCCTCTTCAATCCCTCCGCTGATGCGCGTATCGCTAACGGCGCTCAGCAGCTCTTCATCTACAAAACCAACGCTTCCACCCAGGCTAGCGGCACTCTGCCGTCGAGCTACGGCACTCTCAAGTCCCTGAACTACGGCGTTGCTGAGAACCTGATCAACTTCTCGGTTGACGCTGCCGCTTCGGAAGCGAAGTTCTCCCTTACCTTCAACTGGATGCCCGATTCCACGTCCGCGTCTACCTTCAAGGCGCGCGTCGACGGTCTGGCCGAAGTTTCGACTGCCCAGCTCGCGGACGCTACGCCCGCTACCGTGCGATCGGCCCTCAACGGCCTCTCCGGGCTCTCGGCGACCGGCGGCACCGACCGTGGCATCATCGACGCTGGTCGTGTAGCGGACGGAACCAAGATCGCGATCTCCTCGGTTGGTAACGTCGTTACGATCACGATTTCCAACACGACCCCCACCTGGGCCGTGAACCCGACCGTCGGTGATACGCTTCACATCCCGCTCGGATCCGCGATCGTCGGCGGCGCCAGCGCTAACGCCGGTGGCTACCTCGTTACGGCTGTCACTTCCAACACGATTACGGCCGTCAAGCTCGGCGATCCTTCGGTCGCCTGCGCGAACGTCGCTGCGACCGACATCGCCGCTACGAGTGACGTCGTCTGCTACTCCCCGATCGTCCTCTCGGTCGCGACCTCTACGCCCGCGGGCGAAGGCTCCAGCCTGGAGATCTACGACGGCGCGGCCGCGGTCTCGATCGACGAAACGATGTTCGGCGGCGTCGACCGCGGCGTTCTCTCGGCGACTTCGGTCACCGATGGATCCACGATCGGCGTGACCGTCAGCGGTTCTTCGGGTGTGTTCGCGACTTCCAGTGCTTACGCTGCCGTCCCGGCCGCAGGCGATATGCTCTGGGTGCGTCCGGGCTCCCCGATCGCCGGCGGTGCGCTCCAAAACGTCGGCGCCTGGCGCGTGACGGCTGCGAGCGCGTCTTCGATCACCGCTACGAAGATCACTGGTTCCCCGGTCACGGTCGCTCCGGCCGATATCGCGGCCCAGACGGATGTCCAGGTCTTCAAGGGTTTCGCTTCTGTCGCTTCGATCCCGATCCTGAACGTCTCCTCCGCTGAACCGAGCGTCTCTCTGACGGTTAACCGTCAGTCGGACAACCTCACCGAGTCCTCCGGGACCGTCGGTGGTGCGTTCGCGCTCCTGGTGGGCTGCGTTGCCACGACCTGCACGCTCACGATCTCCGCGACCCAGCTCACGACGACCCATGCCGGCGGCTCGGCGTCGGACCTGAGCCTGCGTCTGTCGGATTTCAAGACCCTGAACGACCTCGCTACCTACATCAACTCGCAGACCGGTTACTCCTGTGTCGTCGCGAACGCGCTCTACGGCCAGCTCCCGCCCTCGATCCTCGATCGCGTGACTGCGATCGGTATCGCTTGCGCGATCGCCACCGACAAGCCCGGTCGCATCAAGAAGGACTCCTACGACGTCCAGTCGTTCTACGACGCCAGCCAGCTCGTGGGTCTGACTCGCTCTTCGTTCGCCGGTCTTCCGACGGCGACGACGACTCCGGTGTTCCTCTCCGGTGGTGCGCTTGGTGGTTCGACTGCAGCTGCCGTGCAGGCCGGTCTCGATGCGATGCAGAAGGTCCGCGTCAACTCCGTCGTCCCGCTCTTCTCGCGCGACGCTACCGCGGACATCCTCGACTCCCTGACCGATCCCAGCTCGACCTACACGGTGGACGCTATCAACGCCGGCCTCAAGAGCCACGTGCTCCTGATGTCGAACACCAAGAACCGCTCCGAGCGCAACGGCTACGCGTCCTATAAGGGCACTTACGCCGATTCGAAGGTCAAGTCCAACAATCTCGCTTCCGAGCGCGTATCGCTCGCCATCCAGGACGTCAAGATCCTGAAGACCGACGGAACGCTCGATTACGTCCAGCCCTGGGGCTTTGCTTGCATCGCCGCCGGCATGCAGGCCGGTGCGTCTATCGGCGAACCGATGACCCACAAGTCCATCAACGTCTCCGGTCTCTCGCACGCGGACTTCGATCCCGCTACGGATGGCGATGATGCGATCGCGAACGGCCTGCTCTTCGGTGAACAGCCGCAGTCGGGTGGTTTCCGGATCGTCGTCGGTAATACGACCTACGGCAAGGATAACTCCTTCGTCTACAACCGTATTTCGACGCTCTACGCCGCGGACACCTACGCCTACAACCTTCGCCAGGTCCTCGAAAACCTGTTCGTTGGTGTGTCCTCGGTCACGGCTACTCCGGTCGCGGTCAAGAACGCAGTCATCCAGTTCTCCCAGGCGGCGAAGGATGCCGGCCTGCTTGTCGGTGACGACACCAATGAAGGGCTGGGCTTCAAGAACCTCGTCGTGCGCCTCGATGGTAACGTGATGACGGTCGATATCGTGATCACGCCCGCTCAGAGCGTGGACTTCATCCTGCCGAGCATCGTGCTCGACAACATCCGGGCGACGGCGTAAGGAAACCTGATCCATGGCAGACATCAAGAAGAAGCTAATCGAACAGATCGACGGACTCCTCCGCAAGGGGGAACTCCCGGAGAGTGAGCATCGCACGCTCATCACCAAAGTTGAGCTAGCGGACCCTCGCTTCCTGGAGATGGCTATGGCCAAGTTCCAGGGGGTTCGTAAGTCCATCGCTGAAGAGGAAGAAAAGGTCAAGAAGGCTAACGGCGCTGCTGCCGCTGCCGCTCCGACCCCCGCTCCTACGCCCGCTCCCGCGAGCCCGGCCGCGGCCGCGAAGCCCGCTGCTCCCGCCACTGGTGGTGGAATCACTGGCGCCGCTCGCTCCGCAGTCGGAGGTTCCGACATCGCCGGCGTTGGGTCCGGCACCAAGGGCGCTATGCCCGTGACCGCTGGCGTGGGCGGCTAACCGAAGGATCACCAGGTAGGATAGAAGAGTGACCACTGGAGTCTACATCATTGCCAATAAGAAGGACGGCAAAGTCTATGTGGGCTCGTCTGAGCGTTCAGTATTCGGAATCACTCACCAGTATGTGAGTAAGATTCGTCTCGGGCAACGTTTGACGAAAACTAAAGGAAATCAATAACATGGCCGTGCCCAAGATAATGACCGGTGCTCGCGCGATTTTTCGCATTAATGGGAAAATCGTCGCTTTCGCAACCAACGTCGGCTACCGTATCGCTGTTCCGCACGGAGCGGTTAACGTTCTGGGGCGCTACTCGGTCGCTCGCCACGAGCCCCTGGGCCTGGACGTCACGCTGACAGCTGGCACGATGCGTTTCACCGGCAAAGGCGGCACGGGTAACTCCCCGGCGGCCCCTGGTATCGCGATTTTTCCTCGCGTCCAGGACATCATCAACAAGGAAGAGCTTTCGATCGAAGTGATCGATCGCGCGACGGACGAAGTCGTCGTCCTCGTTAGCCGCGCCCGCATGACGGAGCGCTCGGGCACCATGGGTGCTCGCGACATGCTCTCCGAAGCGTGGAACTTCGTCGGCATCATCGCTGAGGATTCCGACACCGGCCCGCAGGCCGAGTCGAGCGCCCCTGGCACTACGCCCCCCAACAACGAAGCCGCTATCTAACTGAGGTAGAAACATGTTCCTTCTCGATCAGCACGGTCCTTCTCTCCCGCCCGGTATGCCCAAGCCGGCCGTTTTCGGTTCCGGCTATAAGGGCCCGTCCCCCGTGGGTGGCACTGCCGACCTGGTTCTCGGTGCGGCTCAGTCCGGTGGCGTTTTCATCGCCAAGAAGGGCTCCGGCAACCAGCAGTTCACGCTTCCGCCGGCCGAAGCTGGTCTGAAGTTCACGTTCGTGTGCGGTAACGCTTCGACCGGGATGACCATTCTCCCCGGCGATGCCACGGCCGTAATGCATGCGAAGACCTCCGCTACCGGGACGGCGCTCACTTCGACTGCCAGCACAGGGTCACTCGTGAACACCCAGGGCACTGCAGTCGTGGGTGATACGATCACCCTCCAGTGCGACGGCACCGACTGGTGGATGACCTACCAGTCTGGTATCTTTGCCAAGACCTAAAACCGTTCGGGATGGACGGATACCAGGGACTGCCTCTTCGCTGAGGTAGTCCCTGCTGTTTTAAGGAGGCACCATGGCTATCGTAACGTTGAATGGCAAAGAAGTGATCCGGAAGCGAGGTGTCATCGGCTTCGCTACCAATAACCATTCCCAGATCTCTAAGATTATCCGTTGGTTTACGAAGTCGAAGTGGTCGCACACCTTCGTAATCACGGACGTCTTCATGGATCGGGTCTATCTGATGGAGGCAAACGCCGGCGGCACGGACTTCCGCACCTGGCGCGAGTATTCCAACCCTGCTGTAGTGCCTACGGAACTGTGGCAGCCCATGGCGAATGCGCCAGCGGTCGATGCTGCCTTAGCCAAGGCGCAGGAACGTTTCGAGGGCGTGACCTACGGCTATTTCGAGTTGCTCGGGATCGCGATGAAGATCCTGGCTGCCAAGATGGGGCTGCGGTTCCACGACCCGATCGAGCAGGGCGCTATCTGCTCCCAGGTGGTCTGGTTCTATTTGCAGGAGCTGTTTCCGAAGGAGTTCGGCGATCTGGATGAGCATTCGGTATCCCCAGAAGACCTCCATCGGATCGTCTCGACCTCGATAAATTTTCGTCGCATCACGCCTTGAACTCCTAGGAGGACGCGGTATAATCCTGGCGTAGAGGATCTAGAGCCCGCTACGAGCAGCACCCAAAGACGAGAAGCGTTCAAACACCGGCCCCGGGCGGCGCAAACCGCCCGGGGATTTTACCGAGATGATCTACTTGACGCCCAAGCAAGCTTTCGCACTCTACACCTTCCAGAGCGGTTCTCTGGAAGTGTCGGAAGCTCGTCGCTATCTCCCGAAGCGCGCTTGGAAGCTCCTTCGACAGCAACCACCTCGACAGCAACCACCTCGACCCAAACAGCCGCGGCGCTAAGCGCGCGGTTCGTGTAGTTTACTGGGTGTGGTGTAGTGGTTGCATTCCGGGCCTGGAACCCGAAAGAGCGAGTTCGATTCTCGCCACCCAGATCGGCTTCGAAGCTTTAGTCAGATGAGCACCGGTCTTTTAAACCGGGGAAGAGGGTGCGATTCCCTACGAAGCCATGGCGGGTAGTGTAGCGGTAGCACGTCGCGTTCTGAGCGCGAAAGTGAAGGTTCGACCCCTTCCTCGCTAGTTCCGAGTCGTTCAGTGGCTAGGACCGCCGGCTTTGAACCGGCAGACGCACGTTCGATTCGTGCCTCGGGAGTTACGCGACCTCTCGGTAGAACACCTTACCGCATCCCGTGCACTTCGCTTCGGTTTTCTGGGCGTCGACGAACTCCATCCGCGCCGGCTTGACGGGCTCGCCGTCATTCGCTTTGGCGGTGGAGCACTTGAAACACATCGGCTTCTCGGCGCGCGTCAGCGTCCAGTCCCCATTCTCGGCTTTCCACATCGTCATCATTGAGGCTTCCCGAAGTCGATGACCATGTGCCAGTTTTCATCCTGGTCATGAACGGTGGTCAAGTCGCAGTCATCCCGGAGCAGATCGCCGTCGATGCGCTTGGAATCCCTGTCCAGGCGCTCCTGTTCCGCGGAGAAATGATGCTCCGGATCATCTTCGAAGTAGACGTAGGGCGTGCCATCCCACATTTCGACGATGAGCTTGGGGACGAAGTTCGCCCGATACTGCTTCCGCATGGCCTTGGCCTTGGCGGCGCCGAGGGCGGTCCAGTTGGTGTTCATCTACCAGCCCCTTCCGTATTTGGAGTCATCGAGGTTGTGACGACTGACCACGCGTTTGAAGCGCGTTTCCAGGTTTTCGATCTGTGTCTTCAGAGCGTCGTTCGACTCCTTCAGGTGCCTCACGCACTCTTTGACGTCGACGTGGTCGCCGTTCGGGTCGCCCTCGGCGTCCCAGAATTCCTCTCCACAGCGGCTACAGGTGTTCACGCTGCCGCCTTTCCGACCACGAACGGGCCCTTGGGACCAACGGCGAGCGCGCCAGCGTAGTAGGTGTTGAGGACGTCGAGAATCGCGCGCTTGGAGCTGGCCGGGAAGGACGGCGTCGTCCACTTCCCGTTCGCGTCCTTGGTCATGGACCGGCCGGGCACGCGGCGCCAGGCGGGGAGCGCGGCTTCGTTGTAGGGCGAGTCGACGTAGACCTTGCCGTCGGCTTCGCTGATCTTGACGGTCGCGAGGCGCTCGATGACGCGATCCGCCATCTTGTGGCACCCGAGGACCTTGAGCTTCATGGCGCCGAGGAGGGCTTCGAAGGAGTCCTGCTCCATGGCGATCTGGTAGACGATCTTGTTGGCTTCGGCGCGCGTGGCCTCGTCCAGGGTATCCGGGAGGCCATACTTCTTGCGGCACTCGGGACCGACGCCGACTTCGACCGAGATCGCATCGACCAGCGGGCGGGAGCAGGCCGCGCAGTGCGTGGCGAGGAGCTTCGTGGCGGGGGCGTTTTCGTAGCTCATGATCTGATATTACCGCCCGGAGCGATCCCCGTCAAGCTAAAATTCAAGCATGGATCTTTTTCCCATCGGCTGCCGGACTCGGGTCCGGGATGACTTGAAGACCCAGGATGGTAAGAAGTCCTGGTCCGCCGGCCATTACGGCGTAGTCGTAGCTGCGGAGCCTAGGGAGGGTTCCATGGGGGTCGTTCGGATCAAGTTCGATTCATGCGGGTATTGCACCCTGCCCGGGCGCTGTCAGGCGATCCATTGGGTCAGGATAGAAGACCTGGCCATCCGGAACCCGTTAGACGTCATCTTCGACGTTCTGGACGTCCTGCTGCGCGAGAGAGTCTAGGGTCATCATGGCGATGTCTAGGCCGTTTAGAGGCGCGAGTAGCTCGGAATCATACCAAAGCTCGCTTTTGCTCCTGAAACGCACTCCGTATCTCAGGTGATCATCAACCGCAACCGCCGATGGGCGGGAAATTCCAATGATTTCCGCGATCTCCCCATATTCGACGTAACCGGGGTTGTTGATCCTCACCAAGGTCCCGAATTCGAGTTCTCCTGCCGGCTTCCTGACCCTGATCATAGTTCGTCCAGGACTTCCATCGCGACGTCCAGGCCGGTAATGCGGCGAAGGTTCGATTGGAGGAGCTTATTGAGGATACCTTCAGAAGAGCGTTCCCAAAGCACTACAGCCATGTCTCTTCCGTAAGCTTTGTCCTTGTAGACTCTGGTGACTACTCCGCGATCATTTGAATTGGGGAAACGAGGTGCGGGTCGGTCGTAGCCCTTTCCGATGTATCTGACGATATCGCCTTCGGCGAGCAGCATACCGTGATCCTACCATCCCCAACGGACAAAGTCCAGGTAAAATTGACCCCGTGGCTACTCCCAAGGTCCTAACTGGCGCTCGCGCGATCCTGAAACTGAACGGCGACCTCGTCGTTTTCGCGACGGACGTCTCCTACTCGATCGAAAGCGAGTTTAAGCCATTGAGAGAAATCGACAATTCGCTCCCGGCTGAGCTGACCCCCGGCCAGATTTCAGTCCAAGTCGTGGCCTCTGGTTTGCGAATTCCCAACGGCTCTCCGACGCTATCGCGCCTGTTTCCGACGGTCCTGAACGCCATGCGGCAGCCATATTGCACGATCGAGATCCGTGATCGCTTGACCGACGCCACGATCCTCTACGTAGATCGAGCCCAGATGACTCGGCGCTCTGGTCGTGTTTCGGCCCGCGGTATGGGCTCCGAAACCTGGACTTTCATCGGAATCGCTTGGTGGGATGAGAGAGCGCCGGCCATTCCGCCGCTCACGTAATCGGGTAGAATATCGGCGTGCGCCGATTTCTCTACAATCTTCATGTTTTCGTAGCTAGAGCTTTCCTTCCTAAGCTTACTTCGCCAGCGTCTATCGTAGTTGATCTAGGTATCGGGCATTCTGTGGAGGTAGCGCTTTGCGGTAGCACGCCCTACTACGATGAGCTGCTTGCGAAATTCCGATCTGCTCAAGCCTTCTGGGGACTCTCCGATCAGCTCTTGGCGCAATACGACTTTCGCTTCGTTCCCGATTGGTTCACTATCCTCTATCCGAAAGATCCCTGGGCTCCTACAATTGAATGGATAGAGAAAGTTGTCATGGGCGTCGTAGCGGTAGATGTTCGGGACATTCGAGTTTCCTGGAAGGACGAGAACTTACAGGATAAAGAATGGGAACGCACGCTAGTCCATGAGCTAGGGCATCTCTACTGCCATGAGCACCCCGAACTAAGGGTAGCTTGGGACCCCTACCATCAAGCTACAGAAGTCTGGGCGAAAGCGGACGCCTACCATTACAAGTAAAACTCGCCGGCGGCGGTATCATCAGGGCATGGTTACTCCCGTGAAGACCGAAATCGATGTCGACGAGCTGATTCAGGCCGGGATGTTTATCTCCCCGGGAGGAACTCCCGAGCCTTCCGTTCTTTTGACCAGCTTTGGTGGCATCCTCCGACTCTCTTCTTCCAAACCCGCCAATTTGATAAAACTCGCCGCCCTGCTCCATGAGGCCGCGGTTACGCTCTCCATCAGCCAGAAAATCACTGAGAAGAAAACCTCGGAGTCTTGGTGAAGATCGTCTGCATCTCCGACACGCATCAGTTCCATCGTCGAGTGGAAGTCCCTGACGGGGACGTGCTAATCCACGCCGGTGATTTCTCCAACCACGGGCAGCCGAATGCGATCCGGGACTTCAACTCCTGGATGGCTGCGCTTCCCCATAAGCACAAAATCGTCATCGCCGGCAATCACGATTTCCTCTTCCAGAATCACCCCGATCAAGCTCGCCTGATCCTCTCGGACGTGACCTACTTGGAAGACTCCGGCATCGAAATCGAGGGTGTCAAGTTCTGGGGTTCCCCGTGGTCGGCTGAGTTCGGTGACTGGGCCTTCATGGGCAATGAAGCGCGCCTGGCCGAACAGTGGGCCAAGATCCCGAACGACACCCAGGTGCTGATTACCCACGGACCGCCGCTCGATATCATGGACCTGGTTCAGCGAGGCGAGCGAGTAGGCTCCAAGTCCCTTTCGAGCCGGCTCACGGAACTGAAGGACCTCAAGCTGCACGTTTTCGGCCACATCCATGAGTCTTACGGCATCTGGCAGCACCCCGAGAACGGCCATATTTTCGTGAACGCTTCGACGTGCGACGTGCACTACAGCCCCATCAACCCTCCGATCGTGGTGGAACTATGAGCAAGGCTACCCACAAAGGCTACGAACTGGAAGTCGACGTCCCGAGCGATACTCTTACGATTCGCCTCGCGGGCTTTCCGAATGAGGTGAATATCCCTCGTTCGACCCTGATGAAGCTCTTCGAAGACGAAGCGGTCGAAGCGGATCTCGGACCTACGCTTCAGGAATTCTTCGATGCGGGCTATAACCCCGCGAACTACCCGCCGTTCGGCTACAACGCCAAGCCCTTCACGCCCGAGCAGATGGACGAACTCCTGGAGAAGCACACCCAGAGAATGGTTTCCACGACACCTATCAGCTTCGAAGAGGAGTGATCATGACTCCGCGCCTCGAAAACGTCAAGCACTTCGCCGAGGAAGCTTTCAAAAATCACGTCCTGGAACCGAAAGTAACCGAAGGCGAGGTGCGCTCCTGGCTTATCCGTGAACCGGGCACGGGCATCTACCTCTTCTGGGTGACCCTTCTCCCGCATACGATCATTGTGTCAGGTGATGTTGGGGACGCGATCCTGAACGTTTCAAATAATGATCCGCTTCCCTGGATTCGATACCTGAAGGACAACCCGACGGACTATCACTACGTAGCTTCCAAGATCCGGACTGGTGAGTCCAGGACCTTCGATGCCCGACTGGCGGAGGAATTCCTTAAGGACTACGTCGAGGGATCCGGTGAAGAGGATCCGGAAGAGATCGAGAAGCTCAAGAAAAAAGTGGCAAGTATCCGACAGAACTGGGATTCGGACGACGAGTCCGGTAACTCTTTCTACGGCGCCTGTTACAAGCACGAGGTCGACACTGACGGCTGCGTCTCGGATTATCCAGCCGATCGCTACTGGACGGTTGAATGCCTTCGCACTTTCGCGAGGCTGCTACCGTGAGGCTAATCGTTGTCTATACCACCGGGCTCAACGACGACTTGCCGTCGATCGAGAACGTCAACGTCGCGAATGATGCTCCGCTCAGCATGGGATTTGATTCCGTAGCTGTAGTTCACCTTCCACATCGAGACGTAGGCGAAGTCGTTGAATTTTGCCGCAACTACGACCAGATCGTCATCGTAAAGCAAGGAACGTATCGCGAACGAGGCTGGACCTATCCCCAGTGGCAGTTCGATACCGCCAACTCGGTAGTAACGCTCTCGTGGCGTGGGCTCAGTCTGTTCGGACCCTTCAAGAACATCATGGCTCGATGGGTGCTACGCCACGAGCTAGGGCACGTCCGCGGGCTGAAGCATCATCCCGATCCGTTCTGTCTCATGTGCCCGGTGAACGTATCATTCGGGCGATTCTGTCGAGAGTGCACCCGTAGGCTGCGAGAAAACGCATGAAATTCGGCTGGTTTTTCTTCTGGTGCGTGATCGTGCTGCTGATCCTGGACTACTGGTTCGGCAGTCACAAGCGCTACTAGTCCGAAGCGCCTCCTACACGTGGTGCTTGTTGCTCCCCCGTTTGCACGGGATGCATTCGCCAACCAACCCTCCGCCCCCTACCCCGCTCGTCCTTATAGGCCCAATACGGCTCAGGGAAGTCCCTCTCCTCGGAGGCGCTTCGGACGTCCCAACTTTACCATGAAGAAAAAGCTTGTCAAGCTTCTATCATGGTGCTAAAACTGAATCACGGGGGTATTATCCCCTACAGAAAGGGAAACACATGACCGGAAACATCTTCGCACGCAGTTCCGCACGCGTCCTCATCGCCTTCTTCGTTCTCCTCCTCACTCTCGCCGTCACGATCGGCTGCGAGAAGACCAAGTCGGGGGTCTCCAACGTCTCGCCCGTCGTTGGTGGCGCCTACCTGGCCTCGATCGACGTCACCGGCAAGGATCCCGGCGGGAATCTGCAGACCACGACGGTCGACGACTACCCGATCTGGATCATGCAGGACGGCGCCGGAGTGAGCTACTGGGGCGCGCTCGGCCTGGCCATGGAGGACAAGGTCGTGATCGATTCCAAGATCGAGAACGTCTGGACGGGCATCGACGGGCTCTACGTCACGAGCGTCTACAAGGGTTCGGCAGTCGAGACGACGGCCAAGCTGTCGGTCTTCACGACCTACTTCGCAGGCGATGGTAGCGTGCTCGCCGGTCCCGTTCGGACCGACTTCAAGTTCTACAACCTCACCGGTCCGATCACGCTGCCAGTCTCGACGCCGACGCCGTCGACCATCATGGAAGCGCCTACCTTGCCCGTTCACGATCTGACGGTCGAAGGCATGCGCGGGATCCACGCGAACTACGCCCCGGGTTCGAAGTGAGGCTCGCGATCGTAGGTAGCCGCGGATACCCGGACGAAGAGCAAGTCCGGGCATTCGTCCACGCGCTCACGCCAGACACTATCATCGTGTCTGGCGGGGCCGCGGGAGTCGACTCCTGGGCGGCCGATCAGGCGCGCAAGGACGGACTACAGGTCGAAGCCTTCCTACCGGACTACGAGCTGTTCGGGAACCACGCCCCTCTGGTGCGAAATAGCAAAATCGCGGCAGCGGCAGACGAGATGATCGCTTTCTGGGATGGAGAATCCCGCGGGACCAAGGACGCAATCACCAAGATGCTCAACGCCGGCAAGTCCGTGACGGTAAGAGTGAAGAGGACCAAATGAACTTCGTCGATTACGTTTCTCTCTCGTTCATCTTCGGCCTGATTGTGTATGCAGGCTCCCTCGCTGCAGGCACCTACTATCTTTTCCGTCGGGAGGCGAATAGCCCGACCGAACTGCAGCTCCTGCGTAACGAGAACAAGGCCCTGAAGGGGCAGCTCAAATACGCTCGCCGGCAGGCCGATCCGGTCACGGCCGTGAACGCGCGATTCATCGCCAGCCTCCAGGCGAAGCTGCACGAGCACAAGCTCGCCTACGAAGGCGTCCGCAAGCTCCTGGCGGATTGCCACCGGCGGCAGGAGGAGACCGTGAAGCAGCGCGACGACGCTCTCGCTCTCGCTCAGGAGATCTATGACGCCTGGAAGAGCACGGTGGAAGGCACCCTGAAGTAACCAGGGGGGGGAACATGAAGCGCCTCGTTACCACTGGTATCGTGATCCTTACGGGCTTCTGGTCCGCCCTTCTGCTAGGCACTTTCGCTGCCTCGATCGGAAAAGTCGTTGAAAATCATAACGATGTAGTTGAGTTCCTATTCTGGAGCGCCCTGGACGACTTGGAGGTTGGATGCGCAGAGGAAGCGATTTTTCGCTATCTGGTCATGGACTTGCTTTTCACGAAAGTCCTTAAGCTTTCCGACAACGTCGCTTTAGCGCTCTCCTCCCTCCTCTTCGGCCTGGCACACCTCCTGAATGGACCAGGCCATCTTCCGCAGGTTTTCGAGGCGATCGCGATGGGGGCAGTTCTGGGCTATCTCTACCGCCGACTGGGGCTCTGGGCTCCGATCTTCGTCCATGCGAGCTTCAATTTCTTCGTCCTCTCGATGATTCCGATCATGAGTGGGCGCTACGGCGCCTAAAAACGCTTCCTGGTAAAATCTGGGCATGCCTACGCCCAAGACTCAGACTAGCGACAAGCTACCCCCCAACGAACACACTTTCACGATCAACGTAGTCGGTGAAGTCACCAAGCAGACGTCCCACGGGTCCTTCACGTGCCGGCGCGTCCTGAACCTCGGCCAGCGGGCAGAGGCAGACCTCGTCGAAGCCCGTATGAACCAGGGACTCAAGGAGATCCGGCCGGCCACCCAGACGCTGCACTACGTGCTGTCTCAGCTCTACGTGCGCATCACCAAGGCACCCGCCTGGTGGATCAATTCCTTCCTGCCGGAAGAGGGAGTCCCCGGCAAGACCCTCATGGACCTGAACGTGATTTCCGCTATCTTCGCGGAATGCATGCAGGCCGAAGCTGACTTCCGCCTTGAGGTCTGGGGACCGGACGAGCCCCCGAAGCCGGCGATCGAGGAATCCGAGGAACCCTCGGAAGCGCCGGGGGCGTCGTGAAAAGCACTCACATTCGTATAAAGGATCGAGGTCTGCGTTCCGGTAAGGTATTGACCGGAGCGAGAGCTGAACTATGGATCGACGGCAAGAAAGTGCCGCTCGTGACCAGTGTTAGCCTAACGATTTCAGCCAATGACGTAGCGCGGGCTACAATCGAGCTGATGCCTACTAGCGTCAAGTTTTCTGGTCGAGTAAAAGTGACCAAGAAAGTCGCAAATCGCAAGAAAAAGCACGTCCTAGGTAAGTATAACCGTAAGTAATACATGGACTATTCCGATACCCGAGTCCTGACGGTCGCTCGTCCAACGACCAAGCTGTCGTTCGACAACGTCTATTCTCGGGTCATGAAGTCCGCCCAGACCAAGATCAAGACGGAGAACGACCTGGAGCGTTTCCTGCGCTCCTGGTGGTGTATCCGTTACAATCGACCCTACCGGGATCCCCTGCTCCTGGACTATAGCCTGGAAGAGTTGGTCGTGGAATACCTGGACGTCTCCTACCGATCGAATCCTGAAGCCTTCAAGAAAGTGAAGGAACAGCAGAAGATCGCCCAAGAAGACGATGACTGGGCCGACAAAATGGCCGAAAAATTCGGGGAAAAGTTGATCCCGAAGGACCAGCAGGCTAAAGTCGAGGGCGAGATCGAAGAAGCCCTGGAAAAGCACGCCGAAGAGCACGAAGTCGACGACATCCTGGCCATGGGACGCGGCATCCACCACAAGTTCGACATGAAGGACTAAGAGATGCCCGGAAGTCACAAATTCGAGCTGAAGTTCGTCGCCGATGTCGAGGGTATCCTTAAGGATTTCCAGGGGCTAATGGCTCGCCTGCAGCAGGTAGTTCAGCAGGGAATCCGGATTCCAGCGAGTGTCGAACTTATTGGCCCCCTGGCCGGCACTGGCGGTGGAAATCAAGGTCTGAACGTCACCTCTTCCCCCGGCACGTCGATGCGCGGCGCCGGCCCGGGCATCCGCGACATCTTTGGTCGCACCGTATCGCCGGGTGGCGTTCCGAACGATCCGGTAGATAGTCGTGACGCCTATCAGCGTTTCCGGCAAGACGATCCCGCTCTGTCCATGGCGATGTCCCAGCGTGGGATGAGCGAGCGCGAGAAGCACATTCTGATGATGACGGGTGGCCGTGGGGCAAGCGAGTTCCTGTCAGAGCGTATCAAGGGTCTGAGCGGTGCTGAGGATTCGGAGTCCAAGGCTACCCTCCTGGCACTCAACAAGTTCAAGACCGAGCTGGACTCCACGACGAACATCCTTGGGCGCCTCAAGAAGGAGCGCGAGGAAGCAGTTGCAGCTGGTGACATCGGCCGGGCTAGCGCTGCTCAGCGGGAGATGGAGGATCGAACCCGCATCAAGGAGTCCATCATCCAGGCCGCCGGCGGGGGCGGGGGCGGGGGCGGGGCCGATCCGATCGCGGCCGCGCTCGCTGGCCTCCTCACGGCCGGCGTGATCAAGAAGGTGATGGATGTCATGGATCGTGCTCTCGGTAGCACTGGTCTGGCCATTGGTCAAGCCGCAAAAGTTCAGGATCTCAATACCGCGACCCTCCAGGCGGGACTCCGCATGAACGCGGAAGACATCCTGGTGACGTTGAACCCGGGCATGCGCGCTCGCGCCGGTGTTGTAGGCAGTAACGCTTACCTCAATGCCGTGCTGCAGCAGGCCGGTAAGGTAGGCATTGGGGCCGCTGGTGGTGCCGCCGGCGGTAGTATCTTCGGTGGTGTTGGTGCCGTTCCAGGAGCGCTAATCGGTGGAGCTGGAGCGGCGGTTTCTGGCTTCGGCATGGACTTCCTGAGTTATATGCAGGGCGGTGCGCCCTACGAGAGTAAGGCAGCTGAAGCAACGTTGCAGGCTCTTCAGGGTCTATCCGGCATCAATAAAATCGACATCATGTCCGGTAATCTCGGCCTGGAGAGAGCGCAGAGCCGCCTCGGCTTCCGTTCAGCGTTTGGGCTCTCCTCGATGGACATGATCGGCATGTCCACCGGACAGCTGATGCCGATGACGGCCCGGTATGGCTTCGGTGAGGAGGAGATGCTCGGTGGTCTTATGGGCATGGCTCCCTTCGGACGGGCGAATCTCCCGAGCATGTTGAGGATGGGCCGTAGTGGCATCGGCGCTGAATTCCAGCAAGCTCAGATCCAACGGCTCATGCACGGCGATGTCGGTAACGCCCAGCAAGAATTGGAAGATCTGATGTCGCGAGCTGTTGCCCGCGGTAACGACAACTCTGAGATCGGCAAGCGCCAAGTGGATGCGATCACCTCCATGGCGTATCGCGCCGGCGGTTTCGGCGGTGCCGCCGGGACCGGTATCTTCGAACAGGCCATGCGCATTGCGCAGGGTATGTCGGGCGTTGGCCCTGGTCGTGCGGCGGACGTCGCCCAAGGTGGCATGAATACGATCATGGGCGAACTTAACCAGCGCACCGGTCTACAGGGCTTGATGAACATGATGACCGCCCAGCGTATCGTTGACCGGTTCTTCGGACATGTCGACCCCGGCACGAGATCCCGCTTGGTGCTCCTTTTCGGTCGTTATGACCCCAGCCAATGGTCCAATCCTGAGTTCCAGCGGATCGTTGCGGAAGAAGCCTCCCGCGGCGGCGGCCGCATGGGTGGATCGATGGCTGACATCCAGAACTTCGCTATGGCGACCGGCCAGGCTATCAGTGGCGCTTTCGCGAGCGTTCCGGGTAGTGCGGATCCGCGTGTCAACCGGCTCATCATGTCTCGCGAAGGCACGCTCCAGGATGTCCTACAGACGACCGGCTTGCGTCGGGGGTTCATGCGCGGTGAAGGTCGTATCCCTGAGGGCGGCGTTGACTTCGAAGCGCGTGATCAGCGGATCAAGGATATGGACGTTTTCCTGAATCAGCTCACGAATACCGAACTCCTCGCCTCGGGGCTCGCTAACCAGGGGATCATGGTTCTGAACCAGGCCATGAAAGACTGGGCCAACGGTGGTCTCAAGATGGTCACCGATGCGATCATCAAAGGTCGGGCCGGTGAAGGCGGTTACGAAGTCCAGGTGGGCGGAGCGCAGGTTCCTATCTCCGAGGCAGCGAACTACAAGAACCGCGCGCCTAGCGCTCGTGAGTCTCTCGACGTCTTGGCTCATCACTAATGATTCCTTACGCCAAAATCAATAGCAACTGGAAGCGCAGCTATGCGCCTGATTGTTATGCGCAATTCTTCGCCTTCAAGATTCGCGATACCATCACGGGCGCGATCACGACTTTCGACAAGGTCACCGGACAGGTATCGAATCCGGATCTGCACCTTAAGCCCGGACCTCGTGCCCAACCTGTCGCAAAGACGGTCGACATCTCGATCCCCGGGATCCTGCACGACGGTGACGTGAATGCCGCTCTCGAAACGAACGTCCTTCCGGTCGCTGGCGATATTCTTAGCTGTAGCGTTACGAAGACCAAAGAGCGAGCTTCCGGATCCTGGGAGATGACCCTAGCTCCCCGCAAGAACTACCATGCCCTCCTGCATCCAGGGGATCATGTCCTGATCTGGATGAACCGCTCACCGAATCGCACGGGCGACAACAGCGTCAAGTCTGGCTTCAAGACCTGGGGCGTCGTTACGAGCGTCAGAGTTCAGCGCCAGACTGCAGCCAACGGCGCAAAAACGACTCGCTACGTGATCAGTGGTGAGGACTTCGGCAAGTTCTTCGAAACGGACATCTACTTCAATCCTGTTATGGCCGAGAACCTGAAGGATCAGTTCGCCACACTGTATCCCACCCTGGACGCTTTAGTCGATTTTCATTCGACCCCGGGCGAGAACGCTCACAAGCTTCTGAATGCGTTCATGGGGACGCTTAATCGTGATCGCCTGACTCCCATTGCGGATGCAACGACCCCCAACAAAGTATTCCTCATGCCGGGCGCGATTACGTCTTTTTTTAAGGGGAACGCTTCAACCTCCGGATCGATCAACGGCTTCCTGCAGCGACACATCGGTCGCGCGACCTACGTCGACGGATCGACTACGCCCGAGCTATCCGATCTCCCCGGTCTGCAGTTTATCCAGGTCGACACAGGAAACAAGTTCACCACCTGGTCTATCCTGAAGACCTATTCGAACCCCACCATGAACGAGATGTTCGTGGAGCTTCGACCAGATGCCGCTGGCGATACGCTACAGCCAACGATCGTCATCCGGCAAATCCCCTACACGTCCACGAAAGCCGCGTCGGAACTGAAAGGCGTTCCCGTCACTACCTTCACCTCGATTCCTCGGTTCCAGGTGCCGGAGAGCTTCATCATCTCTGAAGATATCGGTCGTTCGGACGAGATGCGATGCAACTATCTGCAGCTTTTCGGTAACGGTATTGCCCAATCCGGTGGAGCAGACAACATCGTCTTCCAGACTCTGATGGGAAACTTCGCGGTTGACAACCTCTCCGTTGCCAGGCATGGCGTGAACGCAATGCTGCCCCAAACCAGTGCAGATATCCGTTGGTCAGGCCAGCTGGGCGCCGCTCTAGAGCAGGGCGTCACTGGTGATGATCCGAAGGCACTCCAGAAATATTTTCGTTTCAGCGGAATCGGGCCCGCAAGCGCGCACGCTAATGACATCAGCTACGTTCCGGAATGGACTCAGATCCAGGCGGACTGGTGGCTCCGCGCGCATCTTCTGGAGACTGGGACGTTCCACATGCATGGAATCGAAGAACCGATCGGGATCGGTGACAACCTGGAGATCGTTCGCGATGACGGCTCCCACGAACTGCACCATATCCAGACCTACACGCATTCTTACTCCGTGTCTCCGGAAGGACTGAAGACTTTCCGGACGACGGTCGCTACTGTCCGCGGCCAAACGGTCGACGAACAGCCGCTCTATACCAAGAACACCTCCTCCCTCTATCCTGTTTCCCGGGGGACCTAATGGGTGGTGGATTTCTTGAAGATGGCACTGTCGTAGACTCGAATCTACGGGTCTCGGTGAAAGGCAGTGCTGACGTAAGCCAGCGCACGATGACGTCACTGCAGATCGGGCAGATCGTCAAGATTCATTACGTGGATGAAACTCCCCCCGGCAATCTTTCCGGGCAGCACGTCGAATACGATGTTGTCGTGAGCGAGAGCCGGCGTGCTCTCGTCACCTACCGGAACGTGCGTGCGATCGATCCTTTTGGATCGACGAACAACTTCCAGGAAACCGTTCTGAACACCAATGCCGATCCGAAAGCGATCTTTCGGAAGAACGCAGACATCCAAGTGGGCGCTTGGGTGTTGGTGGCATGTCTGAACGGCCGCAAAGACCAGCCGGTCATCGTGGCGTGCGTTCAGCATCCTGACCTGAAATCCAAGATCGCCTCTTCGCCAGTCCCAGAATTCAAGGGCGCCGGCAACTCCGGCACTCGTGATGCGGACATGAAGAAACTCCCTACCCTCCTCCCTGGCGCGAAGCAGGAAGATGGCCAGCGACTCCTGGGCGAATTCAACGGCCTCCGCTGGAACATCAACAAGGACGGTGAATTCACGGTGATGATGCAAGGGGTTAAGGATGCCAAAGGCAACCTGACGAACCCAAAAGCCGGCTCGATCCTCAAGTTCGACAAGACTGGTCGCATAACCGTTATCGACCGCTTGGACCAGCACATCACGATCTCTCCGGACGACAGCACGATTACCCTCGCGGATGGGCAATCGGATCCCGACTCAATCATCATCGCCCGTAGCGACAAAACCATCCGGATCCGGGCTAACGGTAAGGTGATCCTCCAGGAGGCGCATTCCCCAATTCTTGTGGGCGGCCCGAACTGCAAGGAACCGCTGGTGTTGGGAAATCAGCTCTCTATCTTCTTGACTACGTTCCTCAACAGCCTCGGGGCTGCTTTCCAGGCGCTAGCTGCTGTTTCGGTAGGAGCCCCTTTGGGGGTTCTTAAGCCAGGCTTCGTGGCTGCCGCCCTGGCCTGCACAACTGCCGCTACCCAGGTGCCCACTCTCTTCTCCCAGAAAGCGTTCACTGAGAAGGGTCCGTAACCCTCGGGGTAAAATTACCGTATGTCGGTCGCTAAGTTCACGTCACCCGAGAAACTACCGCGGAAGCTGTATTCAGCTCCGACGGACACTTGGGATCTGAACGCCGGCGGGCTCTATTCGTTTAAGGTCGTCATGGCTGACCCAGAGACCGGCGAAATAGACATTACCAACGAACATCCTGATTTTTCTGAATTTGTTCTCCCGGTCAATCCGCAGTCGGTCCAGGTTTCTATTCCGTTTGCCATATCCAATACGGCCTCTTCCGACGGAATCGTGGAGGAGAATAATGGCGTAGTTTTCCGTCAAATCGCAATCAGCGGCACCTTCGGCGTATCCGCCCGGAAGGCTAAAGTCCTCTCTTCCCAAGTGGTAACGAACCAGGACCTCCGGTCTTTGTCTCCGCAGAATCAATTCAGCTACCCCGGACTCCTTTCGGCATCGAGCGCGCTCGTCAACACCCTCGGCGCCCTCGGAACTACCATTCGCGCGGGCGCACAGATCCCGGGGCTGTCGCCAGAACTACTAAGCGGTATCGCAAACGCGGACCTAGAGGAACTTGGTCACAAAAAGATCAATGATTTCCTGAACTACCTCGTTGCTTATGCGGAGATGAAGCGTAGCGTTGACGGGGATGTTGATTCACGCCTAGCTCGCCTGGTCTTTCTGGATCGCAAAAATGGCGTTAACTACGGCGTCACACCCCAGACGTTCGACACCACCAAAGACGCCAACGATCCGCACATTACCCGCTACCGCATCAGCCTGAAGGCGTGGGATCTCGCTCATTCGCAGGGTCTGAGGGGCGTATCGGCTACGGGCTTCAGCGGCTCTCCTTCGCCGAGCGAACTGACGAAAGCAATGAACGCTCTCTTGGCGGCGCGATCTACGATCGCGGCCGCGCAGGACGTTCTTCGAAGTGCGATCGCAGACTTCGACAACCTCATCGGCGCCGTCAACTCCGCCACTCTGTTGATCAAAGGCATCAATGGCGTGATCCAGTCCTGGGCGGATATCGACGGGCCCACGGGGCTAGTGGCCCTCAAGGGCAATGAGCTGAGGGATTCCCTCCTGCAGCTTGCAGAAGCTACAGGAGATCCTACGCTGATCGGAGTCTTGACTACGAGCGTCAGCGACGCTACGAACCCCACGAGACAGCCGGTAGCGGGCGACCCGAACTCCAACAACTACGCCAATCAACAGGCGCGAGACTTCTCCAATCCGCTACGCACCCTGGAACAGCGTTTGCGTATGGTCGATCTTTTGGGTCAGATTCCGATCTCCCGGATTCACTTGTCTGCGGACGAACAGGCCGTAGTTTCGAATGCTCTCACGAAAGCGTCACAACTTACTGTTGGCGACCTGGATGCGATGCGCGCTCGATTTGAAGCCGCCCGGGATGCGTTCTCGGACTTCCTGGGACTCAACGACGCCACGGTCGACGCAATCAGTGGCCGCACCCCGGGACCAAAGCTTCGTGATCCGGAGCCCGAAGACTACCTGACGCTCCAGCAGCTTTCCTCCCTGGTGGCGGTCACCGACACCCTTTCGGCCACGCGGGATCTCGCTGGCGTCAGGACGAGCGATCCATTCCTTCGGGCACAGTCCAATGCTAACAACCCTGACGTCTCCATCATTTCCTCTAGCACAGGGTTCCCGGTGCCCTTCCCGGCCGGTGGCACTCTGGAAAGTCTGGCTGCTACCTACCTCGGCAGCCCGGACCGCTGGCTGGAAATCGCGATCGCGAATGGCCTGCAGCCGCCCTACATCGACGAGACTGGCTTCGAAGTCTTCCTCTCCTCCAGTGGTTCTGGCAACAGTTTCCTGGTAGCAAATGCCGGCCAGTTTTTCGTCGGACAGGAAATTTTCATCTCGTCCCTGACGATGCCGGCTTCTCATCGATATGTTACTGGGATTCGCAAGCTCCCGTCGGGATCTTGGTCGATCCAGGTGGACGGGAATCCCGATCTCGGGAATTACACGGTCAGTAAGAATGCCAAAGCAAAGGGGTATGCGCCCAACACCGTTAACTCCTCGAAAATGATCGTGATTCCGACGCCCGGCAAACGACCAGGGGATGCCGTTCCGGATACTCGCGTCATCCCGGCGACCCAGCGGCTCAATCGTCAACAGAAAGCCATGGGGGTGGATCTTCTCTTGACACCGAATTTCGACATCGCCCTGAGCGCCTCTGGTGACTTCCAGCTCGCTACGGGAGTGACGAACGCAATTCAAGCGGTAAAACTAGGACTTACGATCGAAAAGGGGTCATTGCTGCATCACCAGGATAAGGGGCTTGGGTTGCAAGTCGGGACGGTTGAACGATCCGGGAACACGATCCGGTCGATCATCGAGAACTCGATCCTTTCGGACGATCGATTCGAATCAATCCCGAGCATGACCATCACTTTCGATGCTGATGCAGTCCGCCTGAACATGACCGTGAAGGTTGCGAGCGGTTCGGACATCATTCCCCTCTCGTTTACGCTACAATAACGGTCATGGCGGTCCAGGTCAAATCCTACAGCGAACTTCTCGGTGCAATGATCCGCAAGGTGATGGCTATCACCGGCGTGAACGACATGCACAAAGGCTCGGTCATCCTAACGATGCTCGAAGCGGCGGCCCAGAACGACTACGAGCAGATGGCTGCTCTCGTTCAGCTCCTGGACGACGCTTCCGTCGACTTCGCCACCGGGACAGACCTGGTAAAGGTCGCGCACCAGTTCGGCCTGGATGATGCCCCCCAGCCGGCCACAAATGCCAGTGGATTTATTCGGGTAAGTGACTCTTCCTTCACGAAGGTGTTCACGAATGTCTACGTCGGCTCTAACCCGCCGATCGCCGGCGATCTAGTCCTGAAAGTCAACTCCACCACTGGTTTCGCTAACGGCAACCAGATCTACATCGGCCGCGGCACCAACAATGCTGAGGGGCCGTTCACCATTGCCTCCGTGGCTCCGGGGGCAGCTTTCAGCACGATCACCTTGACCGCCCCTCTGGCGAATAACCACAACGTCAATGAGACCGTGATCAAGGCCCAGGGGGGTAACCGGACCGTTCCCCGCGGCTCCAAGGTGCAGATTCCAGCCAGCAACTCCAGTCCAGCTGTGTCGTTCACTACCCAGGTGGATGCAGTCCTCCTTGACGGTGAAGACCACCTTGACAACATCTTGGTGCAGTGCGACGTCCCCGGCACGACCGGTAACGCACCACTCGGCTACATTAGTCAGTTCTCTAGCATCCCTTTCGCTGGCGCTACCGTTACTAACGCCGCGAAGTTCAATAACGCCAAGGATGTTGAGACCGATGACGCCCTCCGGCAACGTATCAAAGACCATGTCCAGGGGCTTTCCAAAGGCACGCCTAACTCGATTCTGTCGGCAATCCTCGGACTTTTTGATCCGGATGACAACAAGCGCGTCGTTTCTGCCAGTCTGGTGCAACCTACTAAACCGGGTGACTACGGACAGCTCTTCGTTGATGACGGCACTGGTTTCGAGCCGTCCTACGCCGGCACCGGTGAAGAAAGCCTCATCGATGCGGCCGCAGGGACTGAAACCTTCTTTCAGCTCGGTAACTACCCTGTTATCCGGGCCCAGGTTACGAGCACTAAGTCCCAGCCGTTCGACTTTACGACCGGTGGCATCCTTACTGTCAAGGTAAATGGCATTGCTACGACTGTAGCGCTTGATTCGGCGGATTTTAGCGTGCCGTCTGCAGCGACCGCGATCGAGGTTGCTGAAGCGATCAACTCCAAGTCCGCAGTCATCAGTGCGCGCACTGCGAATGGCCAGAGCCAGGTGGTTATCTTCCCGGCCGGCAAAGAGGACGAGAGTATCCAGGTGGTCGTCGGTGGGGCGAATGACATCCTTAGCTTCCCGACAGACGAGGCCGACACCCTCAAACTCTACCTCAACGATGTCCTCCTGTCCAAGGACGGCGCTACAGCTCGCTCTGAAACGGGCGATATCGATACGTGGTCCGGCATTACGGATCCTTCGGTGCTTACGGTTGACGTAAACGGCAAGCCTCGTCTCTGGATCCGTGTCGGCACGAACTCCCTGGAAGTGTCTTTCAACGGCGCTTCCTACGTCACCCTCACGGACGTCGAGTCCTTCTTGGACCTGGGCGTTACAATCAATACTGCTTCGGTCGCCCAGTGGGTTACTGTCCTGAATCAAGCGATTAGCGGTGCGAAATTCGCTGCGGATGGCGATCGGCTTGTCCTGACGTCGGATATCCTAACTTCTCCCGATTCCAAGATTCACGTTATCCCCGTAGCAGATGGCGGCGGCAATTTGGCTACCGCCCAGGGATGGGATACTACCGCTCAAGTAGGCAAGGCATCCGAATACGCCCTGAACCGCTTTTCTGGTCAGATCGAACTGGCATCGCCTCTCGTCGCGAACGACAAGCTTTCGGCCGGCACGGCTCTTACCCGCGGTAGCCTCCTTGCACTCGATGTTGACAATGACGGAAACTTCAATCTAGCCGCCGGCCCTGGTGCACGACCAGCGGCCATCTACATCGTCGTCGACGGCACGGCCGTTGTGCGTTCAGTGCCTCTCAAGCCAGGCGTTACCCAGATCACAACTTCCAACACCGCTGGCGACGTCTGGCGCTATACGGATACTGCCGGCACGGCAGCGACGGACAAGGTCTTCAACAATCTCGTTGTTGGCGATTACGTAGTCGTAGCACGCCAAGCTGCCGCGAATGAAGGTATCTTCCGGGTCATTAATGTTGGTGGCGCCGGCACGTGGTTCGAAGTCGAGAACGCCAACGGTGGAGTGGCCGTCTTCAACGTTCTGGAAAATATCGACATCCAGGCGTTCAGCTCTACGGTAGTTCCGCAGAAGGTTGCTTTCGCTGATAATGCCGGCACGTTGATTTCCTCCGCCGCACAGCAAATAAACGATGCGATCACGGGCGCTACCGCTACCGCTATCACTACCGCTTCTTCGATAGGCGTAATGATTACCACCAATCGTTACGCATCTGGTGGATCCATCCAGGTGCCTGTCTCTGTAGAGTGGTCAGCCACCGATCGTCTTGATTTTTCGAACGCATCCGCTACTAACCAGGCGCCATCCATTGCCGCCGTCGAGTCTGCTTCCGAGCTTGGCTTCCCGGTGGATATCGGCAAGGGATCGATCACCACGAACGACGCGGCCGCGCCATTCCTGACGCTAACCGACTCCGCTCGTAATGTGGGCTACCCGTCGCCGTCGGATGTGTCCACGCCCAACCAGTGGGTGAAATACTTCAACCGCACCGGTTCCTCGCACCTTCCGAGCAATAACAACTCCGTCCGGATGTTTGTCCGGGGCCAAGATCCCGGCACGCCTACGGTTTTGACCCTACGTGACAACGTCTATACCGCCTTGGGCTCTAGTCGAGTAGTGGCGCCAGAAGTGCTCGCCCCCCTGGAAGTCGGAGATCTCTACGCTCAGTTCTATCCGTTCGATTTTGACCAGTCGGATAATCTCGTCCTGGTCGTGGATGGTGATGAAGTAGAGAAGACCTTCAACATCCCTCTGGTGCGAAACGGTCAAACTACGTCCGCCAGCTCCACTACGTTCTCCGGTAAAGATCTGGATGCAGCAACCGTCACCACGTTCGCCGATTCCGTGTGGAATACCCACGACTTCGCTGACTACAAGGTTTGGTTCCGAGCGCACCAAGTTCTCAACCCAACCGGCTCCAAGAACGCTATCTGCTATCACGCAACGACCTTCGGACCTAACGGTAATAGCATCGGAATCGGTTACGATTATCCAACGGCGCCCAGTCAGAGCGTCTCGACTAGCGTCAGCACGTATTCCAGCGAAGAAGTGGATGTGATTGTTCTAGTGACCTTTGGATCCGGCGCCGCTCGCACCGGCGCTTGGACAGCGCTCACGACGTTCAATATCACTTCCTTCGGCTCTTCTGTCACTTATGATTGGGGCAATACCGGTGGCGGTGACGTCACCCCCGACTTCGTAGCTTCTGGTGTAGTTGTTGGCGACATCGCTACCATCAATTCCGCTAACTTTTCGCCTGACAACAACGGAACCTTCCTCATCACGAACGTAACGCCTACGTCTATCACGATCTTGAATAACGGATCTCCAGTAAACGAAGGCCCGCTCGCGCTTGGCATCGCCAGTGCCCTGGTAATTTACCCCCTAGCTCAGAATACCGCTGCAGACGTAGTCGCTGCAGTAAACAATGGCCCTCAATCTTCTGCGATCATCGAAGCCGTTCTCACGACCCAGGATCCATTTGGCACGCTCAACGATGGTTCTGGCGTTATCGCAAAGAGTAGCCGGGACGATGCCGCCATCAACGCTGTCTACGCTTCACTGGTGGATGGTGAGAACTGGATTGACTCCTTCGCCAGTCCCGGACCGCCCAGTTTCACGCTCAAGCGTCAGCTGACCGAGCAGCAGGTCCTGGACGGGGGCGTGATCTACGATTTCGGCACAGCGCCCAACAAAGATGCTACGGTTGGTGAATATTTCAAGCTGATTCCCGTGCACGCTAAGAACGTCGTGGATCACCTGAACAAAAAGTCCATTTCGGGCCTCAGCGAAGTGGCACTGATTCAGCGTTCCAATGATGCGGAATCAGTGCAGATCGCCTCTCTCCAGGTGGGATCGGCGGGTTCGATTTTCGTCACCGGCGGTTACGGTAACGCAATTACCGCAGCCATTACGAAAGTAGCTGGCATCGATGTGCTTTCCACTCGCGTAACGCTCCCTGCGTCGACGAGCTATGGATTCCATCGGGGGCAAATTGTCAAGCTGGAAAATCGTTTTGGGGCAAAAGAAATCAACACTTACGACTACAATACGGTCGTAGCGGTCTCAACCCCGGGTGGCACGAATCCTTACAAGCGCATGACTTTGGGTGATCGTCCGACTCTGAATGTCGGCGCGAGCACTTTCTCAGTTGTTGCCAACGTTGATGGCACGGCTACCTATTCACGCACCGCCGGCGTTTCCGATTTTTCGCCAGCGGTGGTAGGTGACGAACTCAAGGTATCCGGCACTGCCTTCGCGGCCGCTAACCGCGGGACGTTCTTGGTAACGGCAGTAACGCCGACCGTGATCACGGTCATCAACCCCGAAGCGACGAACGAAGTCGGCATCACCCCTGGCGCTACGGATATGGTCGCCAAGACGCCGTTCTTCTATCATCCGAACCTCAGAGCGGATGGCACTCAGCCCATTCTAGTGGAGAAGCTCAATTCTCGATTCACGCGCTTCCGCTACCTCGGTGGTGGCACTAAGGACCCTAAATTCGCCACCCGTGGCATCAAGCCTGGCTTCTGGGTTGATGTTGCCTCCGGCTCTTCCGGTGGTTTCGATTCCCGCAACGTCGGACGTTTCCGGGTAGTGGAGGTCGACGACACCTCTTTCGTTGTTGAGAACTCGGCGGCGATCGATGATGGCCCCGCCAATCTCGTGGATGACCCTGTTGGCTCTGGTGATTTCTTGGGCGAGATTCGGACGGTCGTCAGTGGCGCCGGCGGACTCTTGCAATTTTGGGGCCCGAATTCTGCCATGTCTAGCGATCAAGTCTCGATCGAGGCACTTCCTTCGCCCACCTGGTTCCCGCAGCCCTGGCAGGGGCGATGGACCATCGAGGGCCATGGGCGGGATAGCACAAGCGGGGATCAATTCGTTTACGTCTCCAATTCGACTACAACGTTGAATCCCAGCATCACGCTTGGCTCCAATGCCGCTAGCTTCCTAGTCCTGGAGGGAACGCCCTATTCTACTTATCGCACCGTAAATATGGTTACCCCCAACTACAACGATCCGACGGAAAGCCTACTGTGGATCACCGGAACGGATGATGCTGATCGATTTGCTGCCGCTAACGGCACTCAGCTCATCGCCCGGAACAAACTGGGATTTCCAATTGCGGATCAGGTGGGTGTTGACGGCTACAAATACTGGACGGGCCTGCTTCAGCGGGTTCATCGAGTGATGGACGGCTACGATCCTGACCAGGTCAACTTCCCTGGCGTTAAGGCCGCTGGTGTCCAGATCGAAGCGCTACCGCCGGAAATTCGTCGTGTGGCAATCTCGGTCGCCGTCAAACCTGTAACCGGCCTATCCACCAATACCCTAAGCCAGACGATCAAGTCTGCGATTCTGGGCTACATCGCTAGTTTGGGCGTCGGAGACGACGTCATCATCTCGGAGATCATCTCCCGGATTCAGCAGATCGCTGGCGTTCAGTCGGTAGCGATGGTCTATCCTTCCCCCACCACGGAGCGTATCGTTATTCACGACAACGAAAAAGCGATCGCACTTGAATCCGATATCACCGTCACGTAAGGTAAAATACCCCCATGGCCGCACAAGCTTACGATAAAACCCGCGAACTTTTTCTGGACGGTCAAATCGACCTTCGGGCAGTCAACGTTAAAGCCGTCCTGGTGCTCACTGGCGGCGGTCATTACGTTGTCAATGCTGCAACTCATCAGTTCCTGAGCGACATTTCCGCCGGGGATCGCGTGGCTTTCAGCCCCAACTTGAGTGGTAAGACTACCACTGGGGGCGTCTTCGACGCTAGCGATTTCACTTTTACCTCGGTAGCCGCCGGACCGGCCTGCGGAGCAATCGTATTTTACGTTGACACTGGCGTCGCCGGCACTAGTGCACTGATCTCCTATCACGACGACTATGCCGGCCTTCCGGTTACGCCGAACGGCGGAGACATTAACGTTACGCTAGACAACGGCGCAAATCGAATCTTCAAATTTTAAAAGGATTTAGCTGGTGTTTTCGGTTGTAAAGGTGATAGCGCACTCTCGCCGACCCAACAAGGTTGTGGTGTGTTTCAGTGAGCCTGTCGTTCAACAGAATCCCGCCGACACCGACGATGCCTTGAATCCTGCCAATTATGTGATTTCTCAAGCATCTTTGCATCCGCAAGAACCGGTGGCGATTTCAGTTGAGACTGTCAATCCTTATGTGGTCCAGCTAACTGTCAATAAGGTCCATATCGATGGGTATCCCTATTCTCTGACGGTCTACAATGTCAAGTCCGTCACTGGAGAAACGATCGAGGGTAGTCCGCAATTGCTCCATGGGCGAGGACTGTCGTCTCGATTCGCCGGCGGCATCGGAAGTCTTGATTTCACCATCTATGGTCTGGGACTGCCCTCTCGGTTCAGTGCAGGCATTGGCACTATCTTCAATGCTACAACGTATTTCTATGATAACGTCAGCCGCCCGGTTGGCGGGGGCGTGGGTAATGCGGATAGTGGCCAGCCATGGGTGGCATCCGGCGGCTCATCGCTCGACTGGGATGTCCTATCAGTGAGCGGTCATAAAGGACTCGGGCAGGGTGTAGCTGCCGGAGACGTCACCTTGACAGCGGATACCGGCAACAACAACGGCAAATGGCGCGTTCGAAACGGCAATCCACAGACTCCGGGGACCGATAACTGGATGTGGATCATCCGCGGCGTAGATGATCAAAATTTCATCGGTATCTACCAATTCGCCGGCAATGTATCGGTGTGGAAGCGCGTAGCGGGCACTTTTACTAAACTAACTTCAGATTTTGCTCATACAAGCACGGCTGATACGATCTATGAAGCTTACACCGATAGCGACGACGTAATCGCGGTTTGGGTGAATGGCACGCTCGCTTTCGTTCTTCACGAAACCGCAAACAACACCGGGACCCACACGGGCATTTGGGCCGGCGGCGGCGGTATCGCTGGCGTCACTTTCGATGATTGGCTGCAAAAGAACTTCGCTAACGCGGAATTCGGCGACACGTTCACTCGCGCTGACGGTAGCATATTCGGCACACCGGCGCAATTCGGCACTGGCACTTGGGACATAAATTCTGGCTACGGCGGCACCTGGAACGTATCGTCCAATGAGCTAGTGGCTCCATCTTCCGAGACCAATAACGCTGCTATGGTGCAAGAAGATAGCGGATCCGGTAATGGTGCTTTCACCATCACGGTAGACAACCTACAAGGTGGTAGTTACTTTGGTCCCTACTTCCGCGGGAACTCTACAAATAACTTCATCAATCTACAATTTGGCCCGGGATCCGGAGCGGGCACACTCTATCTAGTAACCTACTTCAGCCTGACGCCCCTGAACGGAACGGTTGTCCAGAGCGCTCCGGCCACCGTTAACAACGGTGATAGGATCAAAGCTTTTTACGGAGGAACACGAATCGTAGGTGTTGTGAACAATACAGTAGTGATCGACTACAATGTGGCCACTGGCTACGAAGCCTTTACCTACATTGGAATCGCTGACTTCCTTGATTCCGGCGCAGCCCAGAACAAGTTCCTGAACTACTACGGATTCAATATCACCTAATGGCTACTACCTACACCCTTCTGCAAGATCCCGAGATCGCGCCGGCGGTAGTGGTTGAACCTTGCCCATACAACAACGAGTCCTACCAGAAACTTACTCGTATGGTGCCGGAGGCATACAAACCGACCACCAACACAAACATAGGCGGGCTATTGGTGGCGTTCGGGCAAGGAGATTGCCGCGTCGAAGATCTCACGGCTCAGGTGAAGAAACAGCTCTACGTAGAGACTGCCGAGCTGCAATACTTGAATCGCCTAGGTGCGAGCGTCGGTGTGCGCCGACCAGCGGGCGTAGGGATGAAGGATCCTGACTATCGCAGTCTGATCCCCGTAATGTCCTACGTTCCCAAGCAGATTCGCCAGGCGCTCCAGGCGCTGCTAGCTATCTGGTATGGCCCCCTGGCGGTCAGTGCGAACGTGGAATCTTTCTTTCCCGAACCCTACCCTCTCGTGGATGGTCAGACACTGACGATAACGACGGATGAACTCCGTGATCTTACGTTTTACGTCAAGACTGCGGATTACCTCGACGTTACGAACGCGAAGGCCCAGGAAGTCGCAGATGCCATGAACCGTCAGTTTCCGAACGGCGAGCTAGCGGCGCGCGTTCAAACGGACCCGACGTCCCTGGTTCAGTTTGTGAATGTCGCGAGTTCGGTTATCGGTGCCACTGGTTCGGTAGAAATTACCGGTGGAACTGCGGCCGCGGCTTTCACCTTCCCGACCGGCAAGCAGACCATCAATTCTTTGTCTCGCCCGGCAGTGCTCTATGAAGTCAACAACGAAGAGCTGGTAGTTCTACTCCCTTCCTCGCCGGCGGTAGTTACCCGGAAATTGAAGGGAGCGCTGCACTTCAATAAGGATTCGTCTGGCACCATCGGGGCGGGCTATGTCTTCGACCGTAACGCGAAATACTCGATCTCTAGCCTGAAGACCACTATCATCGGGAAGATCTCGAAAGGCACGGTCCTATCGAACATCCTGGTCAATCCGCTACCGGCAAGCTGGCCAGCGACCGCTGGCTATTTCGTGCTCGACTATGGGCATACCAACGAAGAAGGGCCTATTCGATACCTTACGGCGCCCAACTCCGGCAACCTCGTCATCGATCCGAGCTACGTCTTCAAATTCGACCACGCGGTAAGTGCATCGATCCACTACGTGCGAGGGCTCGGGGCGCCGAAGGTAAAACAAGACGGGACGAGCTACGCAGCATATGTGACTGGGCTCGCAACTGCTCGCCAAGCGTTGGAAGACCTGATCGTCGCCGCCACCGCTGTAGGCGTTGTCGTGCGATTCCTCGTGCAGGCGCCGGCTTACAAGTTTTCGAATCCCGCTTTGGACGTGAACTCGGCTGTATAGCGGGGCTAGAGACGTATAGGTTGTAGCTAAACTTCGCGCTAGTTCCCCTGGGTTCTGGGCTGCGCCCCTCTAGTTCATCGAGGATGTCCATGGCCACGTCCAGACCGGTGACGATTTTTTCCGCCACTATACTGATCTGGCCATCTTTTCCGTGCGCTACCCAGTGCTCATCGGGCGGAAGCTTTAGCAGTTGGTCACCGAACAGCTCCTCAATGGGGATCGAGATCATTCGTCCTTGCGTCCTACGTAGTTCGGCCGGCGCCGGCAAACGCTACAGCGCATGAACTTTTTACCCTCATCGTATTCCCATTTGTGCGGTGGACAGTGGATTTCCGGCGGTTCTAACGGCTCAGGTTCGACTGCCGCCGGCGGCCGGCCTGCATTCTCCAGACGGTGAATCGCGCTAATCTGGAGGAGCAGAACGAAGTAGAAGAACACGCATAGCGCCAAGGAGCTGAAGATTCGGAAGTCATCAGCCCGGATCATGATCAGGAATACAAAGGACATGCCCCACTGGAACATCAGGAGAGCGGAAATCACCGCCAGGAGGGCGCGGAAAAACTTAACCGTTTTCGGATTCATGGATTCTCGTGCTTTTCTTCGATGTAGGGCGCTTTCTCGGTAGGAAGCTTCCCCTTGGGAGGATTCAGTAGATTGGTTCGAACTTCGACCGCTCGACGGGCGAGTTTGCTTCGCGGACTCATGGCTATGAGCGCCACTCCGGTAAGAGTCTCCATCTCTCTATCCTTAGGATCGGTGATGTTCCACCAGGCTTGAAAAAGATTGCGACGACTAATTACCTTCGATTCGTTGTCGTGAGGATCCCACACCTGAACGCCCCCGCGAACCACTCGCATGATCAGAACGATGTGACAGGTAGCGTAATTCCCGTTGATGGTGCACAGCACGAGCTTTCCGGTGTCAGTCTGCTTACGCACCCACTTGAAAATCCTTTGAAATTCCGACTTCTTGGTAGCGGTCTTCTTGTTTGCCCTAAAGCCGAACTTCTTTAGCCCCCTAGCCAGGTCGTCGTCGGTAACGCCCTGATCAGGTCCGGGTGCCTGGCAGGCGCCGGCGCACTCCTCCGGGGTGGTTGGGATCCCATAGATCGCCAGGGCATTCGCAAGGGACGTAGGACCACACCAGCCGATTCCGGGAGGCTGACTTTTCGGCAAATAGACATGGGTGGACACGTAGTGATTCTACCGCGTCCCCGGGGACTGATCCTGGTAAAATCCGCACATGTCCGTTCTGCAACGAGTTCGACTCATTTCCGGGGAGCGTCTGGATCTCCCAGATGCCCTCAACTTCGATGCTTTTGGTAATGCGGACTGGTCGCAGTTCGTAGACCAATTTCTTACGGGAGCTTCGTCTCCCCTGATTGTCAGCGGTTTCGACATCCCATCGCCAGATACTTACGTGACCAAGAAGGTCTCGTCTGTCTTGGTAAACATCGCTAACTCCATGATGTTTCACCCAGAATCGGTAGGTGGAGCTGGTGGATTCTTCGTGGCATCAGGCTCTGAGCCACAGCAAACGGTTGCTCTGACCCCGAGTCAGACGAATTTCATCGAACTGGACCAGTCAACTTCCACCGGTGGAAGCGATACGCGCGCTATCTGGGACGAAGCCGGTGGAGCAGACGGCACTGGTGAGGAATTTAAGGAGACGATCGACACCGTCACTAACCTCACGGTGATCGCTTCCGTCAACACCGTCGGCTTCACGGCCGGCAAGGTCCCGATCGCCAAGGTCGTCGTGGACGCCAATGGCGTCGTGACTTCGATTACGGACTGTCGCAACCTGATGTTCCGTCTAGGCACCGGCGGCACCTCCCCCGATGCGACTTATCGCTACGGCTGGCCCCAAGGGCGCACGGATCACGGGATTACCCTAACGACCACGGATCCGACCGCCAACCCTTTCCGGGGATCTGACAAAGCCATCCAGAACTTCAAGACCTGGGCGAACGCTGTAATGTCCCGCCTGGCTGAGCTGCAGGGCCCTGGCGCAAAGTGGTTTGAGGGTGGTTCCACGGGGTCTGGCTCGCTGTCCGATCTCTTCTCGGACTCCGTGGGCTCGATTCTGACGTCTAAAACGGGCACGGGCGAGTTCCAATGGAACGGCGCCGGCAATACGCTCACTTGGACGGATGATCTTGAAGTGCGTTCGGTAGATGGGCCCTACTTCTTCACGATAAAGGCTAGCTCGGCCACCCTGAACGCCGGCGATGTTGCTTACGTCACTCAGATGCGCAACCTCCCCTTTCCGGGGGCAAGTGATACACTCGCTTGGTCTAATGGCGCAACCTTCGTCAACGGTAACGTCCTCGGCGGCTCGTTCGCTGGTCTGGAATCCGACACGACCTCGGCCGCTGGCCGCGGCGATTGGATCAAAAAGGACGTCGACGGCATTCACCGCTATGTCCGCATCCTGGATTTTTACGATGCCCCCGGTGGCGCGGGCGGCGGTGGCGCCCTTACAACCGCCGCGCTCGCGGTATCGGTTGAACTAGTCTCAGCCTACGCTGGCGCCACCGGTAACGCCCAGGGGGTCTATTCCAAGGGTGCCTACACCGTCACCGCTGGCCCTGCAGCGAACGTAGCGTTCAACACGAACGTCTGGTGGCTTGGTAGCCGTTGGGGCACGCCTACGGGGCAGTGCTACACACGTGATGGCTTCTTGATGAAGGACAGCGAGCATCGGATCGTAGGCTACGCCTTGACCGACAAGCTCCTGTCCGACGTCGCTACCGCGCTCGCTGGCCGGCTGTCGTCCGTAACAATTGGTGACGGCGTAAGCTCCTCCGGAGACTACAATGGAACCACCCAGGCGGTTTTCACTAGCGCTCTAGCGGCTTTGCCGTCCGGTGGCACGATCTTCGTCAAACGAGGAACTTACACCTTCGCTTCTAAAATTCAGGTCTCGACCGCCAAAATTCGTATCGTTGGTGAAGGTCCGGATTCAACGCTTATCACTGGCGCGATCGCTGGTGATGCAGTTATCGAACTGAATGCAGCTTCATGCGAGCTGTCCAATCTCGGGATCACCCAGTCCAGTGCCACCACGCAATCGGTCGCGGTATCGATTTCCAATAGCGCCTCCAAGTGCAAAGTCCTGGACAACGTCATCCAGCTCACGGACAACGCTGGTGTAGGAACTACACACGCAATTCGCCTCCACAAATCTAGCGGGAACTCCATCCGGAGAAACCGAATCCGGATCAGGGAGTCCGCGGGCCTTCCTTACGGCGTTAGCTTCGTTGAGACCTTTACTTCCACTGGGACAGTGCAAGCCAACCAGATCTGCGACAACGTCTTTGAGACAGTTGCCGGCGGCGGAGCTTCACCGTGCTACATCAAAATCGACATCACCGCAAACGCCGGCGGTATCACCGCTTCGTTCATCGAGAACGACATCTCCGGAAACCAGGAAGATACTAGCTCCTATACCGGCACTGCCGATATGATCCGTCTGAGTGCCACCAAGACTGCGGGCACTGCAGCTGTCATTCAGAACAACACCTTCTTCCGCAACTCGCTCACGCAGACTTTTGGTAACTTTTACACTCCATCCACCTCCGGCGCTGGAGCAGCCGTTACGCCCAATACCTGGGCGGGTAACGTAGACGTAGCTGCGGTCGGTAGTCCGCAGCGCGGCCTGGAATGCACCGATGGTAGCTTCAAGATTGATTCTGCCGGCACCTACTCTAATCCGGCTAATAGCACTGCACCGTCCGTAAATGAGTTGCGTGCTAAGAATATCCCCAAATCTTGGGGAACCGTAACCACCAACGGCGGCGGCGGTGTTTCAGTAGATGATGGCTTCAATTGCACCGCCACGATTAATGGCACCGCGATTCGTATCACTTTCCCGACCCCCATGACGAATGCCAATTACGCTCCGGTCGTGACCGCGCAATACAACGCCGCTGCTTACGTCGCAAACGTAAACAGTGCAAATAAGACTACGGGGTATTTTGAAATCGTCATCGTGAATATGGCAGGAGCGGTGCAGAATCCCGCCGTAGATGCGCTAGTGGTGCATTTCCACGTTCACGGGGCTCAGTAATGAAGACCTCGGCGGCTGGCATCGCTAGAATCCGAGGCTACGAAGACTGTGTCCTGACGATCTACAAGGACCAGGCTGGCCTGGACACCATCGGCGTCGGGCATCTGATCACGGCCGAGGATCGTGCTGTGCCAGCGCTCATGGCGCTTTTCGGCGCCGGCCTTACCCAGGCTCAGGCCGATGCGCTCCTGGCGCTCGATCTGGTGCCGGCGGAGAACGCTGTGAAGGACCTAGTAACTGCGGCGATCACTCAGGACCAGTTCGATTCCTTGGTGAGTTTCATCTTCAACATCGGTGTGTTTGGCTTTAGTGCTAGCTCTCTGCTCAGGGCCATCAACGCCGGCGCGAGCAACAGTGAGATCCGAACGGACTTCCTGAAGTGGGACAAAGTCCGAGTGAACGGCGTGCTCACGGAGTCCGCGGGCTTGAAGGCCCGACGCACCGACGAAGCGAAGTTCTGGCCCTAATCCGGGCCTGGCTCGTTTTCAACGACGAGCACTTCCCGAAGGCGACGGTAGAAAGTGTCGGGGTCGTTCTCGCTGAGGCCGCTCATCTGGCCATCATTCAGCTCTACGACGATCCAATCACCCTTCTCGGTCCGGGCTACATCCATGGTGAAGAAGGAAACTCTATCCTCCACGCGTGAGATCGCCTCTTCCAGGAAGTCCTTCGGCACTGTCGCTGGCGTAATCTCGGAGGTCACCAAGTGGGGGTAGCTCGACCAGTAGAAGCCAGCGCTCACGACTTGGCCATACAGAACGAAGAAGCGATACTCTTCCGAGATCGGGAGTCCGTGCGGACCGACGTCCAGTTGGCGGAGCGGGACGTAACGGCGGAGATAGATGCCCTCGCTACCAATCAGCGCATCATCCTGGAGCCGGCAGTAGACCTCCATGGCCTGCCGAAAATCGGGCGCGAACATATGCGTGTCCCAAAGGAATTTCTTAGAATACGTCTTGCCCTTGAGGACGAACGCGCAATCTCGCGGGGCTTCTGATGGATGACGCCAGGTCATTGGCGTCATCTCGTCGAGATCTAGGGCCCAAGACATCACGTCAGCGACGTATAGGTGCTCTCGGTAAGAGTTCACTAGCTTGGCGCCCTTGCGGATTACGTCCTTTTCCAGCTCCTGGTAGTAGGGATAGACCGAGTAGCGCCCGATCACCAGTTCGTTGCGATGGATATCCAAGCGCGAGTCAATGACGGCGAAATGCTTCCTCGCTGCCTCAAGCTCGCCTTCGGCTTCCAATCCTTCGGAGCGGAACAGGATGATCGGGTCCGTCACACAGTTCCCAGAACCACGAGGATGGTGTAAGTGCGGTATCGCTCGACTTCCCCGTAGTATTCGAAGTTGTCCTGAACGATTTCCTTGAGATGGTAACCCTCCTCGTAGAACTTGTTCAGGACCTCCGCGATGCATTCCGGACGGACGTCAGACTTTGACTTGTAGAGAGGCTTCTTTTCCATGAAGCTTTCTTACCGGGTTTCACCCCGAAAGTCAAGTCTTGTTTGCCGCCGGCTTCAGGAGTCGGGCAGCTTCGGCGCGCATAGCGCGAACGTCTTCCGTCGTCGCCTTCTGGACCACCGGCTTCTTCGGCTTGGTCTTGCGGTCGTAGATCACGATGACACCCTTCTCGGCGTTCGCGGTGAGGACCTTGGCCTGCTCGCAGCGGTGACAAAAGGCGCCGAGGCCGCGGTGACCGCACCGAAAGGTCGTCTTCTGCGAATTGCGAGCGACGTTACGGTTGCGAGTGCCGGGCATTACGCCCCTACGAGTCTTGGAAGTTCCGCCAGTGGGCATATCAGATCTCCGTGCTGGTGCTGCGGACCTTGGGTTCCGAAGGGACGGCACCGATCGCGCGGCGCCAGGTGTTGTAGAGCTTCATGCCTCGTTCGCACTTGTCCCCGTCGTATACGCAGGGATGGTTGACCTTGCGCTTCGCGCCCTCGCCGGCTTCCTTGTCGTTATCGAGGATGGTGGCCTTGCAGTCCTGGCGATGGTTGTCCCAGGCGGTGAACGCAGCGACGATGGGATCAGGATTGTTCTTCATTGCTCTCTCTTTCGACCTTGATCGTTAGGGTGTCGGTGATGTGCTGTGGCACGATGCCTGCCACTTCTTTGAGTTCAGCTCCAGTGTTCAGCTCCAGCCAGATCAGGCTCGGCGAAGAGTAACGCCGCAGCAGAGGCCCGATTCCCCAAATGGCCTTGAACTTTCGGACCTCTGCTGTATAGGGCTTCGCGCTCACGACTTCTGGGCGACCTTCGCGGTGGTCGGCTTGGTGATGTTCGACGCCGCGACCGTTTGGCCGCGGTTCTTGAGGACGAGCTTGGCGTAGGCGGCCTTCGCCTTCTCGGCGTTGATGCCGTCGCGATAGCCGGCGGCAGCGTCAGTGTAGGTCTCCTTGAGGACCTGGAACTTCCCGTCGTTCTCACGAGCCTCCTCGATCTCGTCGACGTTGGCACTGGCCTTGAGGATCTCGTTGCGGAGTTCCTCCGTGGTCATGGTGTTCGTGGCATCGATGAACGTCTGGGGGACTTCGCTCTTCTTGGGACGGCCCATGGCTTTTCTCCTGGTTCGTTGTTGTCTAGATGATACCGCAGCGTGAGAGTTTTAGGTCTTCGGGATGATGTCTTCGCCGTTCGTCTCGGGGGTTTCCTGAGGGATCCCCAAGTAGGTCTTGTAGTCGACCCACCCTTCCTCGGTCTGGAAGCCCCAAATGCGGCGAGCGGGTCCGGCCTTGACGATCGTCCAGGCGCGCATCGGACTTCCATCGGGATTGCGCCAAAGTTCGACTTTGTGAAGGTGTTCGGCGGGGTTATGCAGTTCCATGCCGGGGTAGACTTTGCGCCCGGGCTTACTAACGTTACCCGCCAGGTCTACGACTTCAGCCCCCGGGAGCTGCTCATAGTAGCCGCCAGCGAGAACGTAGCTCGTGAAATCCCAGGGGTGATCGTGCATATGGCGATCGTTGTCAGACCGTCGGATGTTGTGAAGGAAGATCGCTCCTTTGTAGCCGTCTTCCTTGTTCCCCTTGGACCAGAGGTAGAAACGGCGCAGGTAGAGCGTAGGCCCCGAATGATACAAGGCAACTCCATTGCCAATACTCTCTTCGCTCTCTTCGGTCTTGACGATATCGCGATACTTGAAGAGCCGGCACAGGATCGAGTTAAAGAGCCAGTCCCAGCCGGTCATTTCGTCATTGAACGGATGCTTCATTTCTTCCCCCTATGAATCGCTTCCCCGGGGATCATCTTCCGGGCCTGCATCCAACCAGTGAAATTACCCACCTGGATTGGATTGGCCAGGGCCTGGGCGGGGTGCTCCAGAGGGGAGAGGTGCGGGCCAGCGAGGAGGCGATCGTAGAGCTTCACGTCTTCGGTCGGATCTCGCCTGCCGTCGTGGGTGAGATAGGACACTCTCGCGCATCGAGCGGCGGAAATCTTGATCAACTTCTCTTGAGAGACCCCGTCCCACAACATAGAGTCCTTGTCGACGCCTTCCACGTAAGGAAGGTGCCATTCACCTACGTCTAACCACTTGGGGCTACTCGCATCATAGGCTTCGAAGAGCATCCGGGCAGCGATCTCGAAATCCGGCTGTGCCTCGGGCGATACCCGAAGGCCACGCATGTTCTCCCATTCCGTAGCCGTGACGATGATGGTCTGCCACATCCAGGGCTCCAGGAGGCGATTCGCGAGCTGCTTGTGGATGTTGATACCGTTCTCGTCCACGAGCATTTCGACGTATTTGATCGCTTCATCACGAGCCATGAGCCAGATATCCGTCGCCAGCTTGATCTCTTCCGGCGTCTTCAGCTCCTGATTGGCCTGCATGCCCTTCTCGTTGCGGCCCCAGCGCTGGGGGATGAAAGGATCAGCCTTGACGCGCTCGATCATCTTCTTGACCGGGATCGCTCGACTGGACGCCGAATTCCGGGATAGCATCCGGTGGGTGTTGAACTCCGGCAGGACGATGCGAGGGATGGTCACCTCCATCGTGGTGAGGCGGACGCCGGCTTCCGAGATCGAATCGAGGATGACTTTCGCGCCGTAGGCCATTCTTAGTCCTTGGTCGTGAGGAGAGCGAGAAGGTTTCTAGCGTTCAGAGCGCTGACAATAAGCCAGAGCCCCGCGAGGAAGAAGTTGCCGGCGAAGAGGTCAGCTACGGTGAAAATAACGCTAACTCCAGCGATGAAAACCGTAGCGCCAATCAAAAATCGTCTGTTCATCTCACTTCTCCTGCTTGAAGATACTTGTAGATTTGTCCGCTACCCACATCCCCGGGTTCACTTCGTGCGCTCCCGGAATTCCGGCCTTCTTGCCGAGGATTGCCTCCGGCAACTTCGGCATACCTTCCGAATCAGCGATCGACCAGTGGCGCGGATTCTTGTCGGCGTTTTTCGCCTTGATGGCGGCGATCGCTGGTTCCAGGGCCTTCATTAGCTCCGGCAGAGGCGACATCGGCGGCCGATCATCGGTGATCTTGTTCAGCATCGAGGCGTCGATCAAGACCGCCACGCACGCCAGAAGCTTCCAGAGGTGCGGAAGGCCCGAGTCCGGATCGATGTCCTCGCCGTTCCACCAGGAGATCATATGTCGCTCCATGGCGGATTTGTAAGTGGAAGCCATGATTCCCGCGGCTCGCCAGTTGTGCGCGCCATACTTCGTGGCGCCTTCCAGGAAGGCCATCGCGCCGGCGATCTTGACGGTATCGGGGCAAAGGTGCAGTGGGACCTTGACCCCGCCGGCAGCTTCCTTGGGATTCTGCTTCGGTGTGTCGGACATATCTCTCCTCAGCGGCAGCCGAAATATAGAGCGACGATCATCGCAGAGAAGATCCCAACCCACACTAGGAGTGGTAGGAACTCCGCGAATTTTTCGTAGGTCGGTATCTTCACGACTTTTCGACGGCGTCCAGAAACTCGCTGAAGGTCATGATGCGATTCACCTTGGTGCCGACGACGGTCTGGTCAAATCGGTTGTAGGGGCGATCGATCAGAAAGACCTCCGTTGACGGCGAATGATACTTCGCGTAGACGGCATTGCCGGCCTTGTCATCGATGAGGTGCGTGGCGCCGATCGCGGCTGCGAACTCGCCCTTCTTGGCGGTAATCACGACGTTCGGATGGATCATGCCGATCCGATCGAGGAATCTCTTCGTCCCGCGAAGAGCTTCCATCCCGCCGGGGCGATTCGTGGCGAAGTAGACCTCGTGGTCCAGTGACAGACGGGTGAGCCGGCGCGCTTCCTCTTCGGTGATTAGGGATTCGAGGTCCGCATTGAAGCTGTATGCGTTGTCCACCGCAGCTTCGGCGAATGCCTCCTTGAGGAGCCCGGGCGGCAGCTCTCGGAAGTCCCACGACTTCTGCTCAGACGTCGGGAACGGCTTGACGTTGGAGTTCATCTCGGACATCTTCTTGGTGATCCCAAGCACAAAATCGGCGAGAACACCGTCGACATCAATGACTAGCTTCATCTTCATCCCCGTGGTGGTGATGGTGGTGATCGTTATCGTCATCGGACGAACACGTCGGAGACGGGCTCGGTGAAGGAGTAGGTTCCTCGGTTTCGGTGGGGCTCGGACTCGGCGATACTGACGGGGTAGCGCTCGGAGCAAAGTCGATCACCGGGATCGGTCCGAGAGGCTGATCATCGTCATCGACGCTGCCGCAAGCGAAAGCAGTTACCGCGAGCAAAAAAGAGGCTAGGAGGAACTTCTTCATTCCTTTTTCTCCAGGGCTTCGCCAACAGTGTTAAGCCCTTCCAGGGGGCCGTTTTCGACTTCTGCGTTCATGCCCTGATAATACCGCAAGGCATGAAGTTTTAGGGGTGGCGCGGCGTAGGACTTGAACCTACTGGTCTCCTCGGAAACGGGCTGTCGACGGTGCGCAATCCCGGTGAGGGCCGGGCCGTCGACGACACCTATTTATCGTCCCCTATGACTCCACGCCATATTAGATTTCACAAGCTCCTGATACGCAAGCAAATTCCTTCGATCCCGTAGTCTGATCGTCTCGCTCAAAGAGCGCCAAAGAGCCGAAATCGATCTGCGGGAATTCCCCAGTGGCGATTTCGTATGCGTCCTTCGTGATCTCTTCGTAGGGCATCTGCTCGTAAACGCCACCATCTTCGGGCAGGAAGCTGATTCCGTTCACGATATCCCAATTCTCGTAGACCCAGGTGCCAGCCTTCAGCCACTCTTCTGGCTTCACGTAGACGGTAATCGATTGGTTGTGCTCACACCAATTCGTCTGCATCTTCTTGTAATGCTCCAGCTGGTCGATCACCGAAACGTCCTTGCGAGTGATCGCTCCCTCAGGCGCCTTGACCGGAAAGGCTACAACCCAGGTGAGGACCTTATCCTCGGACCACTCTTCCCCGCGGCGGTAAATCTTGCAGTACTTGAGAACGTCGTCCGCACGACCTTCAGCATCAGCTTTCGCGGCCTTCGCCCAGTCGGACTTCCGCTGGTTATTCTCCGGCGAAACCTCTACGCCGGCCGTCCGGAGCAGCTTGAGCAGTGGATCGGAAGCGTCCAGGCGATAACGGCGCAAGAAATAGGGCGCATACCAGGGATGGGCGCCGGACGGGCAGCTCAGGACCTGGGAGGCAGTCCCAGAAGGCTTCCCGCACGTGCCGGCGGCAGACACCGGGACCCCCATGATCTTGCATGCCTTGCGCATTACTTTAAGGTAACGCGACTTCATGGCCTGTAGCACCTGAGGCGTGAGGAGATTCCAGGCGTCCATCTGGCCCGTGATCGAGACGCCCAGGAGGCGCTCCTCTTCGCAGTTCTTCCGCCATTCTTCCGAGAGATAGGGGAAGTGCGTGAACGTAGACTGAATCACTCCGATCCACGTGGCCGTCTCGACCTTGTCGAGGAGCGAGTCAACATCATCATCGGGGCGTGCCACGATCTCCGAAAGGTTACAAAACTGACGCGAACGAAGCTGGATCTCTCCACAGGGGTTACTTCCGATGATCAGATCGGTATTGCGTCGGCGCGGAGCGCACTTCTCAACTGCCGTGAGGTTGAAGATACCGCGCTCGCCGGTGCCGGAAGCGGCGAGAGCAGTCCATTCCCGCATGAACTGAATCATGTCAGGCTTCTCATGGTAAACTGCCGAATTGTTGGCCATTCCACGGTAGTAGGGGTAGCTACCGGTCTTCGCATCCCGCATCGCCTGGTCATCCAGGTCAGACAAGGAGATCTGGCTAGAGCGGCGCACACCACCGACGACCACGACCTCAGCGATCATGTTCATCACGTCGTGGACTTCCAGAGAGGTGAGCTTGCGCCCTTGAGCCTTGGAGAAGACCGTCCGCATGAACTCGTGGAGCTTAATCAGCGGCGCCGGCCCTGAGGCACGTCCTCCCATGGTCTTCAGGCGAGCGCCCAGGGGGCGAATTTTCGAGTAGTCCATCGCCTGGTCAGCGCCGGCGTAGAGCGCGTTGACGAGAGCTTTGACCGAGTCCGCCCATCCGCGGCGAGAGTCCTCGATCACGAACGTCCCCATGGACGCGGAGGTCATCACTGGGACTACCGGGAGCTTCTCGACATAACGTTTCTCCACCGAAAAGCCATAGCCAGTGCCGCACATCAAGATGTAGAGCGCTTCCGCGAACGCATCCTGGTGGTCAACCGCAGAGAAAGAGCAGTTGAAAATCGTGGTGTTGTCGATGCGAGCTGCTTCACCGGCGGCATGGAGGGCACGCATGCTGGGGACCACCTCGAAAGCTAGCATCTTCTCGCGGATCTTCCGAAGGACTTTCTCCGGAATCTTCTCGCCACGCTCTTCCTTGATGAAGGTCACGTAACGATCGACGGTCTCTTCCCAGGTTTCTCGCCGGCCCTTCTCTTCCATCCAGCGGGCGTAGGTGCGAACATAGACAAATTCAGCGGCTTGATTACCGAAGGCGGCTTTCACGATGAGCGGGACCTCAACAATTTAGGACTTGGGCTCGACCTGAAACAGGTCGGGATGAATCTGAAAATCGATAGCACGAGCATCCAGTTCGGCCACGAGGATGCCGAGCGCATCGGAAATATCGAACTTCCATTTCACCATGTTCCCCTTGGCTGAGCGCACCTTCTCCGGGAACTTGAAGCCGCGGGCTTCCAGGGCCTTGACTGTGACCATCTTCTTGGCGTTCGCTTTCCCGTAGAGCTTCTTCTCAGCCTTCGTCGGCGTGGTGCGGCCGCAAAGCTTCCTCTTCCACTCCGATGGGCCGGTAACGACGTATTGCTTTTCCAAGCAAGCTGCGGTCATCTTGAAGATACCGCGGATCTCGTGGTTCACGTTGGATCCGTTTGTGAAGCGCCCTGAAGCAAAAAAACCTTCAGCGACAATCAGATCCGGCTTCCATTTTACAATCATCTTGTCGAGCCAGCGATGAGCTTCCAGGAGGCGTAGTCCTTCGGAGGTGCCAGAGTAGCCAGCGGCCACGGGGGAGAAAGTGATGAATCCTACTTCAGAGATCGAGGAGCCGTCGAACAGAGCCCATCCTGTGGTGGTGGCTGGGTCCAGAGCGAGGATGCGCATAACTAGATCATACCCCACGGGACATCGACGTTTGCCCTTTTTTCAGTTCAAGCCAAATGCTTCGAGAAAACCGAGACTTGAACTCCGATTCGTGATCGGCCACAAAAATAGCATCTCGACTTCGCTCTAGCTCGCTCAAGATCGCCATTAGACCTTCACGCCCGATGGAATCCATGCCGTCCGTAACCTCGTCCAGGAACATCACATTCGTCTTCACGGCCAGACGGTTGGCTACGACGTCGGAGAGTGCCAGATCGACCGCAAGTCGCACACGCTGCCGCTGACCACCGGAGAGCGTAGCTAGGGACGATCGCTCACGGCCGGCGAAGAAAAGCTTGCCGATCAGCTTCCCGGATTCGTCCAGGTCGTAGTGGAATCGCATCTGGCCCGAAAACAGTTCGCTCAGGTAGTGCTCAATCCGTTCGTTCAGCTCGGAAACGACGCCATCGACGACGTGCGCCCGGAGTCCAATTGGGGAGAAGATTCGTTTGGTTTCCTGCAGATAGGCAATCTCGTCCTTGGCCTTGTTCAGCTGCGTCGAAGCTTCATCGAGCTTGTTTTGAGTCGTTGCCGCCATCGCGCCAGCGGCCGAAGACTGATCGATCAGGGATTCTTCGCGATCGTTCAGGCTAGCCAGCTCGTTCTTCATGGCCTGTTCGCGCTGCGCCTTCAGCTGCTCCACGCCGGCGAGAGCTGCTTTTGCTGCGTTCACTTCCTGAATCTTCAGCTGAACCTGGAAACTCTTGTTCTGAATCACGGCGATCTGGGCATTCAGATCGGTGATTTGCTGGCGAGCGCCATCGCACTTCCGCGCAAGCGTTTCAGCCTTGGCTAGCTTCCCCTGGTTCTCGACGATCTTGGCGGTAACGGTCTCGATTTCCGCTTTCTTAGCCTCGATCTCCTTGTGGATACGTTCGTGCGCGGACGGATCCTGCGGCAGGGCTTGTCCACAGGCATAGCAATTCGCCGGCGCCGCGGAAGTGCCGCCGAGTTTCTCCTGGTCCCTGCGCAAAGTTCGCAGCTCACGCTCTGACGACTCGATCTCTGCCCGTAGGCGCGCGACCATCTGGCCGGCCTTAATGCCAAGCTCCTGCTGCTCAACGAGCTTGGCTCGATCGGGGAGGACAATCTTCAATGCTTCCTCAGCTTCGCCTTCGGCGACCTTCTTGGCCGCTTCGGCGGCTTCCAGACGCTTCTGGAGCTGCGTTTCCTTGTCATCCGAAGCGTAGCGCCCGCGTATCTCAGCTTCCTTCGCCGGCCGAGCCTCTATGAATGCATCCAGGGTTCGTAGAGCGTTCTCGTGAGCAGCCTGCTGCCCCTGGAGCACGCTCTTGAGCGTCGAAACCTTACCATCGAGGGTCGCTTTTGCGGACTCAGCGGTCTTCAGCTTCTCGTGAGCCTTGGTGTAGGCGATTTCACATTTGTCGAGTCCCAGGACGGAAGCCAGGAACGACTTCTTGGCCGTGTCGTTGACGTCGACGAACCGATCCCGAGCCCCCTGGTAGAAGTAGGCCACCTGGAGAAACTGTTCGAAGGTGAGCCCTACCAGTTCCAGGATGCGTTTCTCGACGGATTCTGCGGTGCCTTTGAACTCGACGTTGTTGACGAAGAGCTTGACTGCATTCGGCTTGCGCGTGCGCTCGATGATGAGCATTCCGGCAGCCGTCTCTACCATCACGACGGTCTTGAGGGTGCCACCCCATTCCGGGACCAGATCCGCGAGGTTCACGTCCGTAGCAGTCTTCCCGTAGACCGCGAACGCGATCGAGTTGAAGAGCACTGACTTGCCGGCGCCGTTAGCCTGCCCCTGGTCGTGGTTCCAGCCGTCGACGAGCGTCAGCCCGCGATCACTGGAATCAAACTCCAGCTCGATGACCGGGAAGGTGATGAAATTCTCAGCGTAGAAGGACTTGAATTTCAAGTTTCTTTCCTCAGGTCGATCGTCTTCAGGAGCTTACGGTCTTCATCGAAGATGAGCATCATCACGCCTGAGCAATCCGGGCAAATGAACGTAGTCGAGGTGCACCCTTCAGGGACTTCATCCCTAGCCAAGGCCGCTCTACGCTCGCGTTTCTTTCGCTGTCTTTCTAGATCGTTCACTTCAGGTCGCCGACCTTAACCATCTTACCGTCTTTTTTAACCCAGCCGGCGCGTTTTGCCTGTTCCAAGCCATGCTCCCCTACGAGGTTGGGCATTTCGTTCTCGATGAAGAACTTCTTGGCGCGCTTCCGAACGCGTTCAGCGTTGTTCTGGCGCTGCTTTACGTTGCGGTGCTGGTCTACCCGCTCCAAGACGGTAGGGGGTGCTACCGTAGCCAGGGAGCGCTCCATCGGTTTCTTGCAGAGCGGACACTTCGCCGGCAGATCGCGCTCGGCCACCTTGCGGTTCAGCTCGATTACGTGATCCGGATCGTCGTGTCGGTAGGTATAGCGGGGCATGTTACAGCGTGCCCTCTACAGTAAGTCCGAAAGCCTTGCCGCCGACGTCCAGGCCGATCGTAGGGGAGACCCACAGATTGGAGATCAGCGGGATGAACGGAACGCGATACGAGACTGGCACAAAGGATACATCGCCATAGTTCTTGTTGAAGTCGGTTCCCAGACCGACGAACTTGAAGTCTAGGTCGTTCTTGGTGCGACCATAGCCGAGCCAGGTGACGTCTACGTGAGCACCCTCCTCGACTCCCTGGTCCGTTGTGAGCGCTGCGAAAACGCCAGCGTTAAGATGCGGAGCCACCAGGAAACGACTGGGGTAGCTGGCAGCGGCCGGCGGAGCACCAGGGGAGTAGACAAGAGACCCGCCGGTGATGTTCAGGGGGTAGCGCACGTCTTTCCAGCTCGTCTTCCCGCTGGAGGGGTCGGTATCGGCCAGGGAGGGCTCCCGAAGCACGTAATAGCCCTTGGAGAAGACTTCCACCTTGCCCGACTTGGGGTCGACGGCGATCGCAGTCTCGATCTGGATGTCGTGGTCAAAGAGCTTCGACGTCACCACGCCAGTCTGGTTGGCGACCTTCACGAAGCCTGTCGGCGGGCCCTGCTTGCCCTTGGCGTCCTGGTAGGTGATCTCCTGGTAGAGGTAGCCGTCTGGCCCGGGGACGAGCTTGTCGGGAGCGCCAACGACCGGGGTCTGCGACACTGAGAACGTAGCGCTTGCGAGCCCGCGGAGCTGATCCTTCAGCTTCTTGTTCTCGGCCAGCTCGTTCTGCCAATTCTTCTTCGCCTGCTCTGCCAGGGACTTCTCGGAGACGTAGTCGGTCTCCAGCTTGGCGTAGGTCGACGAGAGCTGCTGGTAGGCATCCTTCTGCCCCACCAGGTCGTTCTTAGCTTTCGTAAGCGCTTGGTGCTGCTTGAACATCGAGTAGCCGAGAGCAGCGATGATCAGGAGTAGGACCCCCAGAACGACGTGGACGAAGTTTTTGAAGACAAGGCCGAGGACTTTGAGGAATAGGTCTTTCACGTTAGCCCCTCTTGATCACGGCAAGCTCTTCCCAGTCCAGACGAGCTACTACTTCGCCCCCGATCACCTGGACCACACCATTTCCATCCTTGCGCAGGCGGAGAGTGTGCGAAGGGATACGGAAGAGGAATGCTGCTTTCCCCGGGCGCTTGACGATTTCATAGACTTCTCTCGTTTCAGAATCACGAGTCTTTGGCTTTGACTTCATGCCTTAGATTTTACCGCGTCAGCCGAAAGCGAGTTCAGGGCGACTGTGATTCCATCCGGAACAGCAATTTCCGACTCGTGATCTACGCAAATCGTCCAAGTGTCCACATTCGCGTAAATATATCGCGCGTTTCTGATCCGGATGATAGGCTCCTCATCCGGAGCCGTCCGATCTTCCAGGCGGCGCCAGATGTTAGCCCATTTCTCCGGGATAGAAACCTTGGAATTATCCTCATCCAATCGGAACTTAGCTTCGAATTTGTCGTTATCGACCTGGACCGAGAATTCTCGAATCAGATGCTCTACCGGAATGCCGGCGATCGAAGCGGTGCCGTCTTCGGCGACCGCCATCGAGAACGGCACCCAGATGATCATGCGCCCTGCATCTGGGCTGCCACTGCCTGGGCCTGCAGCTCCGCCTGGCGTTCCTCTTCCAGATCGCGCGGGAGAATGACCGCACCGCCCAGGGTGAAAAGCATCTGAGCGATCGACATCGCATTCTGAAGCGTTGCGACTGTTACTTTCACGGGATCCACGATGCCGGCCTTGAAGGGCTTGGCATAGGTGTGATGAAGCGCGTCGTAGACGAGCTTCGGGACTCCCATTCTATTCCTGGAATCAATGATTTTCTGGGTCGCTTCTTCGATTTTCTGCCGGGATTCCCCTACGTTGAGAAGAATCCGCTGGAAAGGAATCTGAAGCGCCTGAACGAGAATGTCACTCGATTCCACTTCGGTAACGAAGGATTCGTCCAGGAGGCTATCGGCGAGTGCCAGAAACATGGCGCCGCCGCCGGGGACGATCCCCTGCTCGACCGCGGAACGAGTGGCGCAAATAGCGTCCTCGATACGGTGCTTCTTTTCTTTGATCTCTAGATCAGAAGAGCCGCCTACGTAAATCGTAGCGATACCACCCAGGAGATGGCCGATGCGCTCCTTGATGATCTCGGCGTCGTATTCTGACTCTGCGTTCTCCAGCTGGCCCTTCAGCTCGGTAATGCGCTTTTCCACTAGGGGCTCGGTGCCATCCAGGGGGTCGAAAAGCACCGACTGGTAGCGTCCGATGCGAGCGCGGCCGCAACCACCGAGCGCTTCGGGCGTAGAGACATCGAGCTGATGGGCGATCGGATCCAGAACGTCGGCGCCGAGATAGGCCGCCATGTCGTGCAGGAAGTGATGTCGCGACATCGGCTGCGCCGAAGCCATGGTCTCCATGGGGATGATCTGCGCGCGGTTGACCGCGAAGTTCTCGGCCATCAGGCGAAGCACCTGGGGAGAAAACTTGTGAGCTACGACGATGATCGGACTAGCGGACTGCTTCTCCTCCATCATCTTCGTGTAACACTTCTGCAGGTAATTCGCGAGGTTGATGGGATCCGTCAGATCACCGTCGTAAAGCAGGACCATCGGGTTCTGCAGGACGCATTCCTGCGCCTGGGGATCGTTGATGAAAATCTCCTGGACAGCGCCGAAAGTGCTTAGGCCCTTGCGAACCGGGAAGCCTTCCTGCATCTCGACTGTCGTGTGCCGGCTAGAACCTTCTTCGGTGATGATCGTGCCGTCGTTACCAACCTGATCGAGCGCCTCGATGACGGCGCCGGCGATCGACTCATCGAAGTTCGCCGAGACCAGTGCAACCTTGTGCAGATCTTGCTTGGTGGTGACCTTCTTCGCCGCCTTCTGTAGTCGAGCCACGCACTTCTCAACAACTGCATCCAGTTCGCGGCAGATTTCCTGCGGCGATTTGTTGGGATGCTTGGAAAGATACTCTAGGCCGTAGCGGGTCAGGGCTTCCGCCAGGACGATGACGGTCGTCGTGCCGTCGCCAGCCTCGACGTTCGTGCGGAGCGAAGCTTCCTTCGCTGCCTCGCCGAGGACGTATTGCGTTGCGTCCTTGAAGGCGACGTTCGACGCTACCGTGACGCCGTCCTTAGTGATCAGAGGCGGCAGTCCAATGCGCTCCAGGAGCACGACGTTACCGCCCGGCCCGAGCGTCGAACCGACGATCTGGGATAGGGTGTGCATCGTCTGAAGAATGGCATCGTTAAGGGCAGGGCCCTTGAGACGAATTTCCTTGCCTTTTGCCTTGATCGAGAATCCGTTCACGCTGTCTCTCCGTTGAGAATCGATTCGGGGTCTTTGCCGGCCAAGAGAGCAGTGCGGTAGTCACGCACTACTTTCTGGCACCTCTTGAACTTGAGGGGACTAGACTCGCATCCCCAGAACGAGTGTTGAGTGTGAAGTGCTGCTCGTAGCACCGCGCCGGTGTCCATGAACGGATCTACGATCGTGGAATTCGGCAGCAGATTCGATAGCTTGATCGCCACTTCTGCGAGTTCCTGAGGAACCGAATCTTTTTCGTCGACCTTGATGCGCCATACGTTGCCGGCGCACAGGTATTCTCCGTGCCCATCACGACGGAGGTATGCAATCGCCTCACGATCCAGGTGATAGTTGTCACCCTTGGCGAAGAGGAAGACGAAATCGTAGACGTTGTTAAGGCGCTTACCGCCTTGGGTGGGAGTGTATTTGTTTTTCTCCCAGATAATCGTGTCGATGAACTGGAAGCCCGCGGACTTGAAGATCTCCACGATCAGGTAGGGGCGTTCCTTCTGTTCCTTGTAGCTCGATACGATCACAAAGGCGAGGGAGTTCGGGTTCATCTGCTTGAACGTCTGGCCGGCGATGAAAGCTACCAACCCTTGGGTGTAGCCTTCCTTCTCGGTGGCGGGGAGCTTGGTGATCAAGAGATCAACGTTCTGGGGCCAGCGGGCTTCAGTCGCTGATTTGTGGACGATAGCGTATTCAGGCTCAAGAATGTAAGCACCCGTCTGGACTTCTGTAGCAGCCGTGATCGGACAAACACCTTTCTTTTCGCCCGTTTTTGCTGCGAATCTTTCAACTAAATCGAGGTCATGCTCAATTTTGTGAAACTCGCACCAGACTTTCTTACCCATTACTCGCCTTCATCGCTTCATCGAGCCCATTCCAGAGGACCATTTCTGTTTCATCCAGGAGAAGACCGACCCGACCGTTCTTGGGGTCTTTAACTTCGACCTCATAAACGGTCCCGCTTTTGGCTTCGCTGTATGACGGCCGGCTGACCTCTCCCTTCTGGCCGTAGTAAGGCCACAAGGTAGCGTTCTGGGTCGTAATTCTGACGATATCGCCTTTCTTAAACACAAGGCGTATTCTACCAGAAGTCGATTTTCCAGCTCCGGACGGGGTTTACTCGCCGTCCTGCTCGGCCTGTTTGCGAAGAGCGCCCCGGATGGCACGGGAGATCTCAACATCGGACTGGGAGATGAAATTTTCTCGAAGGGCCTCGAACATCTCTTCCTCGTTCCAGCCCTTGCTCGCCATCCCCATGGCTACACGCGCCATGCGGTTGTTGGACTCGCCGGACACTGAACCTTCATTCAAAAGCTGTTGGATCTTTCCGGATAGCGGGAGCTTGAGGTGAAAACCGTCTGGATCATCTAGGAGGCGCCGAGCTGCGTCCTTCTTGGAGTGGTGATGCACCTTGGGCTTCGGCGGAACCCAGGGGAACCCCTTAGAGGTCAACCAATCATTCAAGTCCGAGAACTTAACGCGCCCCCGAAGACCCGTAAGCCGCTGCAATTGCTCGTGATACTTTCCGTCGTTACGAACGTGAAACGGAACGCGAGCCACCTGGCACTTCAGGCGCACTCCAAAATCGCAAATCGGGATAGGTCCACGATTGTGGATGTCTGTGCCAAAAATTCGGTCTCGTAGCGCATCCGATTGCTCCGCAGTTAGATCCTCCGACAGGGTGATAAGGTGGTGGAGAGACTTACCCCCAGTCCACACACGAGCAGACCAGGGGAGTCCGAGGTCTTCGATGTAGCGCTCCTGGTCCGCCTCGCTCATCAAGTTACCGTCAGCATCTTTGTCGATCTCGATCAAGAACGACCGATGGGCAGTCAGGTTGGCGTCACTCCTGGTGGGCGCTCCCTTACGCAAAGGATTGATGCAGAACTTCGCCGGCTGAATCTTCAGAAGGCTCTCTACGGGGATGATGCCACTGCCGGGCTTGCGACACCAGGGGCCCATATCCTCCTCGCGGTCGCCGGCGGCCGTAAACTCTCCTTTGTTGAATAGGGTGTATACCCAGTTTTCGATGTTTAGGTCAGTCATCGTTTAGGGACTTAGAGAGGTCAGAGAGATTGCCGGCTTCTTCATCAGCTTTTCGTTGAACCATGTCTGCAATCCGCTGGTTCGCTTCTGTTTCGGGAATGTCCTGATGCCGACCATTAACAAGTTGCGTCCAGCAAATTGACAAACGATTATCTTCCCACCGGGTATTGCAACGTTTCCAACGAGTAACACCTGCTTTCTTATAGGCTCGCATCTCGATCGTATTGTCTGCCAGAAGATGCAGCGATCGGTTTCCGCGGAAACGCTCACCTACACCTTCCGACTTCACTTTCGGATCGAACTTGCGCAACTGACCGAAGACTACCATGGGGATGCCACATTTAACAAATTTTTCACACGCGATCATGATTTTTTCCTGCTCCGCTCGGTTTTGCCCTTCCGAGTTGGACGTGATCGCTTTGGAGATGTAGTCGAAAGTGATGATCGTATAGCCACCGTCCTTGAAGGATTCCAGCGCCTGAGCAAAGATGTCCGGCCGGCCGAAGCTAGGGCCGGCGATCACTCGTAGAAAGGGCCTCTGCTGCGCTACGCGGACCTTGATGCGGTCCACGGCGTCTTGAGGTAGTTTCCCCGCACCGACGTGCGTTACGTCGATCCCTTCGGTCAGGCACGCCACGCGGAGGCGGAAGGTATCCTCAGCCTCCTCGATCGTGATATGTGCAGTCTTAAGCCCTTGGTTAACCAGGGGTTCGTGAATGCCGGCGCAATTTGTCGTTTTGCCGTGCTTCGTTTCAGCGCCCCAAAGATGAAGCTCCCCCGGAACCAAGCGCGCCAAAGCGGCGACTCCAGGAGTTACCAGAAGGGGAAGGGGAGCTAGCTTGGCTCGCAAGTCGAGGGACTGTTCGAAAGCTTTCTGGGCCTCGACGAGCGCTTCTTCCGATGGCTGCTCCAGCGTCTTCTCCAGCTCCTTGAACTCCAGGGCCTTAAGCCTAGGCTCCATGTAGTTCTTCTGGAAGCGCAACTCAATCGCTCCCTGCTCTCCCAGGGCGCCCAGCGAGCCGCCGCGGATTTTCTCCCAGAGGGTTTTGGCTTCTTCGTTTCCCCCAGAGAGAAGCTTCAGCTCATGCGCAAAGCTAACGCCTTGACGTTTCTGGAGATCTACGCGATAATCCAGAATAGCCACGATCTCCGCCTTCGGCTGGCCGGTCAGGGCCGAGAGACCGTTAGCGACATGATCGATGAGCTTCTGGGTATTAGTGAGTCCGGTCATTTCGTGAACTTTTCCCGTAGCTCAGTCAACCAGCGGCGCTGATCGTCACTGATGATACCGCTGGCCTCCAGCGCTTCCAGGCGGCGCAACCGCTCCCGTTCCGATTGCTCGTGTTCCTTTCGAAACTGCTCCAGTTCGATCAAGTCGACATCTTCCTCTTCTTCTTCCGCCTCTTCCGTCACAGATGGCGTAACAGGACGAGATTCGACATCAGCGGTCTTGAAAGTGCCCCAGACATAGGCGATGGCGCTAGTCCATTCCATCTCCACGCGTTGGAGATATCGCTTAGCCTTATTGCTGGTTTTACCACCGATCCAGTTTACATAGAAGACCCCGACCACCTCCCTCTTTTTCCCTGCAGCTGATACCTCCTCCAGTTCCCATGAGCCCTCCTTGAGGGTCTGAAAGAAAGCTACCAGGTGGTTGAAAAGATGCTCCCGCTTCCGATCCTCACGGAAAGTCTTCCGTAGATCGATAATAGCCTGGTTCCAGATTTTCTCTTTTTCTTCCATGACTGCCTTTTCCGCTTCCAGGGATTCCCTCTCTGCCTTCTTCCGCAGCCTCCACACCCTGGTTCTTTCGGTTGAATTATTATCTAATCTATATATACGGACATGGGGCTTGTAAATACTTGATTTCATTAGAGCGACCCCGGGAACATTGATGTGACACAGTGGTGACAACGTGTGACGCAAATTTCTTTCATACCAGAATTACCAGCTTCTCCTGGGCACGAGAGATGGCCGTATAGGACCAACTCAGGGTCTCGGGAGTAGACTTGAAGCGCCCTGGTTCAGCGAGCGTCACCACTGTTTCGAACTGATCCCCCTGGGCTTTGTGACAAGTTGAAGCGTAAGCGTAGTCGGCCAAGCTAGCCTGCCCCTGGTCCCACGGGATCTTCTTCGGATTGTTGAACTGGGAGCGTTCTACCCGCGTGCGTAGCACCCCCTGGGAGTCGTAGTCTGGTTGGACTTCGATCAGGAGCTGGTCGCCGTAAACTTTGTTTACGGAAATCACGGTTCCACGCATGCCGTTGTAGATTCGGGTTCTTCGCTCGTTCTTGAGGAAGACAATACGATCGCCAGGGACGGGATCGTTCGTCGTGTCACCGAACAGGACCTGGCGAACGAGCTTGTTGACCATCACCCTTAGTTCATTGGTGTCGGCGATAAAGATCCGAGATTCCAGCTGTTCTGGCGCTAGGTCCTTCCACATCAGCTTAACGACGGATTTTAGGCGATCACGATCGATGAAAATGATCTTTCCGGGTTCGGCAAAATTCTTCAACTCGGACAGGAACTTCGACCGAGCGGCTTCGCCGAGTTTGCGTAGCGGATGGGTTTCCATCACCCGGTGGAGCTTACTGAGGTGCCAGGTGGGATTCTTCAGTTCCGCCGGCATCTCTTCGCGATTAATAGGGCCAAGCTGTGCCGGATCGCCAACGAATAGAACCTTACGGCGGGTATCGCGGAGTTCTTGGCAGATGTCCGTGGACAGCATGCTCGCTTCATCTGCGACGATCAGGTCCAGGCTCGTGAACTCAGAGTAATGCTTTACCCGATATTCCCATTTCTGTTCCTCGAAAGGATCGGCTAGGGTATTCTCCTTAGAGATGGCCGGCGGCTTCTTGTATTCCCGGAGGAAACGATGGGCAGTAGTAGCTCCGCCGTTGGGGAGCATCCGATTGAGGACCGAAGCCGCTTGGGCGGTAGGGGTGCAGTAATGGACGTTTCCTGAAGTAGCCAAGCTAGCGACGACGAAGGTTTTGCCGCAGCCGGCAAAACCAGTAAGCGCCGCGGTCTGGGATGAATTTGGATCCTTCGCCCACTGTAGAATGCCGTCGTAGGCGATCTGCTGATCGGGAGAGAAATTACTCATCAGTCTTTTTCTCCGTCTTCGGCTTCATGGCTTCGCACCCCTGGCACTTCGGGTGTCCGGCGCTGATGGCTTCCAGAATGGCGGCGTCTGCAATTCGCAAGCCGCAATACGTCAGGCAGACGTTGCACGCGGTATCGTGGCTCTTTACTTCGTGCTGATTGAAGGCGTAGGCGTGGAAATCGACGGGCATCACTCGAATTATACCGATTGAACGGTTTTCGGTTTGGGTAGAATATCCCCGTGGCCATCATCCGTGTCGGATATTCCAAGTCTACCGTGAGCGGGATCTCGCCTGAAGAAGCCGCGAAGGTCATCAAGGAACTCACCTACACCGACAAGTCAGTATCTTATCAGATCCGACAGGCGCAGCGTGCCGCCAGGCGAGCTTATGGCGGTGGTGCGGACTACTTCGCGATGCGCATCGCGCAACTCCAGGCGCAGCAGCACGTAGCGCTTGCGTCCATGGACGGGGATTCGTTGGTGTTTCCAACGGGATTGCTCGATCGTGTCCGTGAAAAGCTTCAGGCTCCGATGGTTGAGGACATTCGGGTGCGGCCGCGGCAAGGTCCTGGGTTCCGGATGGAGCAGGCCCCGCCGGAGATGCGTTACTACCAGACGCGTCAGTTTGAGCGCTGCCTGGCTGCCGGCCAGGGAACCATCGAGTCTGCCACCGGCACTGGTAAGACCGTCGTCATCATGAAGCTTCTTCAGCGATTGGGGCTAAAGTCTCTCCTCGTGGTGCCCAACACGTCGATCTTGAAGCAGACCGTTCGTCGTTTCGAGATGTTTTTCGGTCCGGCGCGGGTATCTCAGTATGGGGACGGTAAGAAGAAGATCCGTGATATCACCATCGCTTGTGCGCCGAGTATCCTGAATTCCACCCCGAAAGATTGGGATGACCGTCAGGTGCTCATCTTCGATGAGTGTCATCATTTGCCCTGCGCTACCGTTTCTCAGATCTGCTATGATTTCGTTCCCAACGCCTTCTACCGATTCGGCTTTACCGCTACTCCCTTCCGGGCCGATGGAGCTGACTTGGCGATCGAAGCTGCGACGTTCCCGGTCATCGATACCTACACCGTCCAGGAGGGCATCAGGGATGGCTTCCTGGCTACTCCTCGGTTCATGCTTTATCGGATCACCACCTCCTCGACCGCCGCGCCGGCGAACCTGATTAAGTCCTTCCAGGAGCACGTGATCAGAAATGACTACCTCAACAAGCTCGTGGTTGCTCAGGCGAAGGCCGTGCTGAAAGCCGGTAAGCAGGTGTTAATCCTGGTTAAGGAACGTGAGCACGGTCACGAACTTCAATCGCGGATCGAGGGCTCGGTCTTCGTGCGCGCGAAGGAGAAGGCCCAGGAAGAAGGTGCTCCTTGGGTGGATCCTTCCGAAGCCGTGCGAGACTTTAACGCTGGTAAAATTCGATGTCTGATCGGAACTTCTGTGATCGGAGAGGGAACCGATATCCTCCCGGTCGATGTCTTGATGCTGCTCGCCGGCGGTGCTTCCAAGGGGTTGGTGATGCAGAACCTTGGCCGTGGCCTTCGGCGAGTGGAAGGCCGTAAGAACGAAGTCCTGGTTATTGACTATCAGATCGATGTGCCCCAGGCTCAGCACTTGAAGCGCCATGGCGATGCGCGCAAGGAATGGTTCGAAGAGATCGCGCCAGTAGCTGTGGTCGAAAAGTGACTTGACATCGATCCGATACTCTGGTATCATGTGCCCCACATGGAAGAGAACGTCCCCATTCGTCGCAAAAAGCTGACGGAAGAGCAAGCGCTGGAGATCCTCCGTTCCACAGACCCGCAGCGGGTCATCGCTAAGCGTTACAACATCCAGCAACCCATGGTATCGGACATCAAGTCCGGGCGACGGTGGGGGCATCTCCAGCCGGGTAAAACCTACACTCCGAAGTCGAGAGTGAAAGGGAATCCGGAGCTAGTAACGGATGATCAGATTCGTAAATACGATCCGATGATCAAGAAGATGATCAACGATCACGTCCTTCGCTACTGGGCCGGAGGAAACAGTTGCTCCACCTTGGATCCTCGTGCTTCGATCGGCCGTCTCGGCAAGTCCGTTGAGGACCTGATTCAGGACGGTCGTATTTTCGTCCTTCAGCAGCTCCGTTGGATCCAGAAGAATCTTCGCCACGGGGAGGGGTGCGCGAAAGAGTCTACTCTCGTATACATCCATCTTCGCCGGAAGTTCATCTCGCTATCCCGAAGTTACACAGCCGCCCGTCACGGCGGGCACGTGGTCGATATCGATGGATACCGGAATACGATCCAGAATCTGATCGATTCGATCTCCCCCGGGATGCCTATCGATGAAGCGATCGGGAAGTTTCATGAAGCCTTGGGTGGTATGAACAAGGATCTGAAGAGAACGCTTCAGTCCAAGGTGCTTGATCCCAGTGGCGCCGTGAAGGTCCGAAGCAGCGAGGAGCTGTCTTCTCTCCTCCGCAACCGTCTGACGGACATCAATCTTACCACTCACGTAAGTTTCGATGACGTTGCTGATACCGCCATCGATCTGATGAATCCGGAAATATACGCCATCGTCTCTGAAGAGTTGGCAAATTCCGGATTGGTTTTTACGTCGAAATCATCTCGGTCCGTTCCCCGTGTTCGCGCCCGCGGCCGGGCGTCAAAGTTCCGGATTTTCCAGCTTGCCAGGGAGAAAGGATTGCCGTCTACCCATGGCACGCTCGCCGCATATCTAGGGCGTTCGGTGTCTGCTTTTTCGAATATCCTCCACAACAATTCGAATGGAACGCCAGAATTCCGGCGCCTCCTTCTCGACCTCTTCGGCGAGCCCCTGGAAGAGCTGCGCCGTAAAATTGCTTGACCGGGCGCTTCCCCCTTGGTAGGATGCCCGCGATAGGAGATTTCAAGTGCCCGAGAAGACGAAAAAAGATGCCCGCTCCTCCATGATCCACCTGTCCGCCAGTCAGATCATCGATCTGATTGTCGAGCGCCACCTGGCGCAGATGGGGTGGAATCCCAAGACCAAGGCATTTGATCGCGAACCCATCATCTGCCGTCCGATTGTCATGGTTGGACCCGCCGGTATCGGCAAGTCTGAAGTTCCGGCTCAGGCCGCGAAGAAGATTGCTGAGATCATCGAAGCTTCGGTAGCGACTCGGGATTGCAATCTCCAGTTCCTGGAAGCTCCCGATCTTGCGGGCCTGGGCGAGAACGTCACCGTCGACGGCGAGCGCGTTACCGTCCACGGGCGCCCGGGGCTTCTGCCTACCACTGGTCGAGGCATCTGGTTCCTCGACGAACCGAACCGCGTGAACCGCGACATTCGTTCCGCAATGCTCACCCTGATCCAGGCCCGTCGCGTCAACGATTACCAGGTCGGTAAGGACTGGATGATCGTCATGGCCATGAACCCGTCGGAATACGCCGGCGTGTCCTACGAGGTCAGCGAATGGGACCGCGCTCTCCGGGATCGTGTGACGTTCGTGTGGTTCGATCCGTCGATCAAGGAACTGATGGATTACCTCCGTGAGAAATACGGTAATCACATCGTCCTGCGCTGGGTTGAGTCCGCTGGTCTGAACTCCGCCACGAACCACCTTCTTGCATTTCATGGGGAGGAGGATCGTATCACCCCCCGCGGCTTGGAGTTTCTGATTCGAGCCATCAACGCCGCCGGCGGCATCAGCTCTCCCAACTGGTTCCGGGCGGCAGTGGCCGAGGTTGGTAAGGATCTTGCCGCTCTCCTCAGTGCGTTCGTTTCGACGATCAAGTCCGTTACGGCCGAGGAGATCCTGGACTCCTGGAACGAGGAAGTGTCCCAGAAGCTCAAGGATCTGGAGGCGGATGGTCGGTTTGATGCGTTGTCGACTGTCGCGAAGTCCGTTTCCTCTCTGCTCTACACTCGCTACGATGAAGGTCTTGCCCTCGATGCTCCCGAAAGTAAGAAGATGATCGCGAATGTCCGTGCGTTCATGGAGCAGTCGCCGGCCGATCTGATCAATACCTTTTTCCTCAACGCTGGCGAGCGCCTTCAGACTCTTCCGAACAAGATTCTTTTCCCGACGTTCGTGAAAGAGCTGATGCGTGATTCGAATTTTCTGCAGCGTCACTTCGCTACCCTGAAGGAAGTGCACAAGGCTGCCGAGAAGCTTGCCCGCGGGGAATGACGTGGACTCCGATCGCAAAGAATATCTGACGAAGCGTGCGGTGCAGATGGAGCGGCTCGCGATGGCTACCGCGATGCTCTACTATACCCATCCGCTTTACTACGCGATCGCAACGCAGCTCGGTCAGATGGACGCGACCGATGAAATCAGCACGATGGCCGTGGGTTTCATGCCCGACGATCCGACGTGCTATTTGTTCTACAACGTTGATTTCATTGCGAGTATTTCAGACGAGAAGCTTCGGTTTGCGGTGATGCACGAACTGCTGCACGTCGGTTTGCATCATCTCGTCCGAGGGGAGGGGATGAACCGGAAGATCGCCAACCTCGCGATGGATATTATCGTAAACGAGAGTCATATCGGCGAATACAACAAGCTCAAGCCGGAAGAGCAGGATTTGATTGTCCTGCACGAAAACCCTTTCAAGTGGACGAAGGGCGAGAATGGGGATCTGGTTCGTGTTGCCAATCCTGACGTCGGCAAGATGATGTTTCCCTGTCTGGAGGGTCTCGTTATTCACGAGACTACTATGGACGAGATCTACGTCCGTTTGATGCAGAACAAGAAACAGGCCGAGGCATTTGAGTCTAAGGGCGGAGTTCGGCCGGCGACGCACGGACGTTTCACTCCCGGAGGCAAGAGCGGCAAGATCATCGATCACGGAGATCTGACCGAAGAGCAGAGGGCGATCTCGGACAAAATTCTGAAGGAAGCTTTTCGCAGCCTCGGTAATCGTCCTCCGGGTAATATCCCCGGCGAGCTGGCCCGCACTTTGGAGGACTTCCGCGATCCGGTGGTCAGATTTCCTTGGGAACGGGAGATCACTATGTTCGCTCAGACTGTCCTTAAGGATGATCGCGAGCGTTCCTGGCGACGTTACAATCGACGTTACGGCGCCGCCTCGCCCGGTCACGTGAAGCAGTATCGCGCCAAGCTCATGATCATCGTGGACAATTCGGGATCCACTGCGAATGAATATCGGAAATTCATGGAGCATGGCGTTACTCTTTCCAAGATCGTCGAAGAGGTTCGTGTTGTTGGGTGCGATACCCGGATCAACTTCGATACTGTCATCAAAGACGGAACCGTCCCGAATATCAAATTCGGCTCCTCTGGCGGTGGCACGGACATGCAGGATGCGTTTGATTACGCTAAGAAATTGGGCGTTGATGGCGTGATTTGCTTGACCGATGGATTCATGCCTCTTCCTGACAATCACAGGATTCCTACGCTTTTCGCCCTTTGTGCGAAAGGGACGGAAGTGCCCGGTTTTCGTAATATCCCCCTGGAGTAGAGTATGAGCGATGAACTTGACGAAGAAATCTTAATGGCGGCGGCGGCTCCTCCTGAGCCCAAGAGGCCCAAGCGATCGCGCGACTGGATGCTGGTTGCGTTCGATCATGCCGGCGATGGTCATATCCTGGACTTCAGCGGCCGCGGCTTTGAAGTGATCCAAGAGATGGAGACCATCGCTGCGCTTGCTGATCTCCCGGGGGAGCTTGATGTGCCGGAAAAGGTCTTCTGGGGCCTTTGGGTGTGGACGGGGCATATCGATATCCAGTGCCACGAAGTCCATACTCCCAACATGCATGAATACGAAACCGACTTCTACTTCGCGGGTCGTTGGCGTTTCCCGACGGATCGCGAGATGGCCACCCTTCGCCCGGTCACGAAGTAAAACTAGCTCAGATGGTAAAATACTAGCGTGCCATTGAAGCCTTTCGTCGATACACACGTCCACTCGCATTTTTCACTGTTGGATGGTGTGACGTCTCCGGCCGACAACGTCAAGCGCGCTAAGGCCCTTGGCATGCCGGCGATCGCCGTCAGCGATCACGGCACGGTTGCCGGCATCTACGAGCACTACAACGCCTGCAAGAAGGAAGGACTCGTCCCGCTCCTGGGGAATGAACTCTACTTCAAGCTCACCCTCAAGGACGGCGACAAGGACCGAAAGTATTTTCACGGTGTGTTCTTGGCCATGAATGAGGTCGGTTACAAGAACCTATTGAAGCTCAGCTCCATCGGTTACCGCCCGGATCACTACGAGTTCGGTCGTCCTGTCGTCTCGGTCGACGAAATCCTGGCCAACAGCGATGGTCTCGTTTACTCCACCGGATGCATGATCGGCATCGTCGGTGTTGCTCAGCGCCGGCAGTTGTCGTTTGAGGAGTCCGATGCACTCTTCGCTCGTTTCGCGGACGTTTTCCGTGGCCGTATGTTCGTGGAGATGGGGCCGGCTCAGGTCTGCACCGATTGGAAGAAGCTCGGGGAAGACACCAAGGAATATGGCTTCATCGAGCGCCCCTACAAAAACGTCGAGGGGGAGGGCGTCGAGATCTGGACGAACTGCCTTCAGGTCGAGCACAACCTTCGCGCCCAGCGCCTGGCGCTGAAGCACAATCTCCCGACGATCATCGCTTCCGATGCCCACATGGCGGACCCGGCGCTCAAGCCCGTCCAGGACATGCTCATCTCGGGGGCATCGAACAACCGATTCCATTTCCATCAGGTTCACGCCATGCTCTCGTCCGACGAGACTTGGGCGATGATCCAACAGAACCATCCCTACATCGTCCTGCCTCAGTTCGAAGGCATGATCGAAAACACCCATCAGATCGTAGATTTGTGTAAAGATTTCAAGCTGAAGTTTGCCTCCATGATCCCTACATATATAGGATCTCAGGCAAACATGATGGATGCGGCTTGGGGCGGACAGCACGGTCAAGTAGATGCTAATCTTGTTCCGTCTCTTTCGGTCGGCTCAAATCATCCGCTTTACCAGCCGGGGATGTCCAGCCGGGACCTGATGCTCAAGATCATCGAAGCGAATGGTCGAATGCGCTACGGCGATCCGGTCTACGAATCCAGACTTGAGGAAGAGATCCGAGTCATCTGCGACAACGGCGTCACGAACTACACCGACTACTTCCTGATCCTGGCTGATATAGTTCGTGCCGCGAAAGATCGGGGTGTTGGCACTGGTCCAGCCCGTGGTTCGGCCGGTGGCTGTCTACTTTCTTATCTCTTGGGTATTACGGCGATCGACCCGATCAAGTGGAACCTCAACTTTACGCGGTTCCTGAATGAAGGACGTCTCAAGGCTGGCTCTCCGCCCGATATTGATCTGGATTTCTCCGATCGTGAGAAGATGGTCGATTACGTTTTCGAGCGATACGGGGAGGAACACGCTGCGATGGTGGGTTCGTTCCTGACGATCAAAACCAAAAACGCTCTGAAGGATATTGCCCGCTGGAAGGCCGGCGGTCATCTTCCGGAGAACGATCCCGTTCACAGGATTACCGCCACCATTAAAAGTGCCCCGCAGTTTTATCCGGGGGAAAACGCGTTCCTTCACGGTTTTACCGATGCCGATGGAATTGCTTGGCCGGGACATCTTGAAGAAAATAAGGTTCTTCGGGAATATCTGGATGAAAATCAGGATGTTAAGGATCTTCTCTATAAAATCCTAGAGAAGCCGCGCTCGATGGGAAAACACGCCGGCGGCGTTGTGATCACCCCCGGCCCCATCGATGAGACGATTCCTACGCGATACTACGACAATCGGAAGTGCACGCAGATCTCCTACAAGCAACTAGAGAAGATTGGCGGCATGAAGATTGACCTTCTTGGGGTCAACACCCTTAACTGGATTTGGGATGCCGTCAAGCTGATCAAAGAGCGCCACGGGGTCGACATCGACCCTTGGAATTTGGAAGAGGAGCAGGCGGTCTTCGAACCCACCTGGATCGGCCAATCCGATACCATCTTCCAGTTCGATACTCACCTGGTGTCCCCCTTCCTTCGCCGCATCAAACCGCGGCGAATTCATGACCTGATCCTGATCACTTCGATCTGCCGCCCGGGCGGCCTGGATTCCACCCTGGAAGATGGTAAGACTGTCGCTGAGCACTTTGTTTTGCGCTACAGTGGCAAGGAACCGGTCTCCTACCTTGATCCGATCCTGGAGCCCATCCTGGGCGATACCTACGGCCTGGTTGTCTTCCAGGAGCAGATTCAGAAGATTTTCGAAGTCGTCGGTGGTCTGGATCCGGTGGCTTCCGACAATGCCCGGCGAGCTGTCGGCAAGAAGGACCTGGCCCTGATCAATTCGATTAAGGGCAGTCTCATCGAGGGCGCGGCCAGGCTGCACGGCTGGGATGCCGAGAAGGCCCAGAAGCTCTGGGAGTCCTTCATCGGTGCCGCGAACTACTCGTTCAACCGGGCCCACGCTTGCGCTTACGCGATCATCGCTTATGCGTGCGCCTGGTTGAAGTTCCACTACCCGGCGGAATGGTGGGTTTCGGTGCTTACCAGTTCTAGCACTGACGACATCAAGCGATATCTGAACGTTGTGCACGACCAGGTCCAGCTGCCTCATGTGAACTCGCCAGCAGCTCGCTGGACGATCCGGGACAGCGATCATAAGCTCCTGGCGCCACTCTCCTTGGTGAAGGGCATGGGTCCGAAAGCCGTAGCTCACCTGGAGGCGAAGGTTGCCGTCGGCGGACCCTTCCAATCGTTCGATGATTTCTACCGTCGGGCCCAGGGGCGTGTCCTTCACAAAGGCATCATCATGAGCATGTGCTTTGCGGATTGCTTCAAGGGGCTCCCCGCGGCCGATGGCGGCGCTCCCCAGACGGAGACCGCGCCCTTCATCGCTAGGCTGCACGAGCTGCGGAAGGAGTCGTTGCCGGCCGCTTTTGTGGACATGTCGAAGACCTCTCTGATTCGGAAAAAGATGACGGTAATGTCAATCTATTCTGTTGATCTTACGAAGGAATTCGAGTCAGTTCTCATGGAGCGCACCGACTATGAACAGCGTTCCGGTCTCACTATGATCGCGAAACGTCCGTTGATTGCTAACTTTTCCAAGTTCCCGATCGTGGCCGGGAAATTTCAGGGGGAGATTGCGATCTTGGGTATGGTCCTTGAAAAGGATTCTTTCACCTTTTTGGCGAAGTCCGGTCGAGATGAAGGAAAGCGGGTTACTGCCTATCGGGTCACGATTGTAAATGACGGTCGGATCTGTGAAATCGTGATTTGGCCGTCCATGGCTCGGAGGCTAGATCTTAAGGCGATTCAGAAGGGCTCGATCATCCTCGGGTTCGGTCCCCTGAAATTTGACACCTTCAAGGGCGCTATCGGCTTCAGCTTGAACAATCTCGAAATCCTCGACGTATAATCCTCGCGCATGGACATCATCATCCCGATCACAGGACGTCGCGCCTCCGGCAAGGACACCATCGCTCAGATGGGCATCGAGCACTACGGGTGCACCGCATCTGTGGCTCTCTCCGACTGGTTCAAGAAGGTCTTGTCGGATCACTTCAAGATCCCGCTCGCTGACTTCTACAGTCCCAAGAAGGATGCCGAACTGGAGACCCCAATCATCATCCGCCGCGGCGATATCGCCCGCATGCTCAGCAAGACCAGTCAGCTGGCCTCCAAGCACGTCGACGTTCGCTACCAGAAGCTCTCGGTAGCGAAGTGGGAAGGGCGTGAGTGCAGGTCTCTTCGGGAGCTGATGATCTGGTGGGCCGACGAAGTGATCACCAAGAACTTCGGCGAGACCGTGCACAACGCGATCACCGCGGAAGCGATTAGCAAGATCGAGCGCAAGCACGCCGGCGAGGAGAACGCTTTCGACGTCATCTTCGTTACCGATGCTCGTCAGTTTGGCCAGTCCTCCTGGTTCAAGGCGAACTTCAAGCACGTCTATCCCATCAAGATCACTCGCCCCCTCGGGACGCTGGATCAGACCTTCCCGGAGAAAGCTACGGAGGAATTCCCTCCCGAATACTTCTTCGCCACCATCGTCAACGAAGAAAACCCCGGAGCTTCCAAGGAAGAGAATCTTGCCGTCTTGAAGGAAAAAGTCGGTGAGGTAATTGGTAAAATCAGGGTGGACCTCAAGCGCTCTTTGCCGCCGAGAGTCCGACGCCAACAGCAGTTCATTCAACCACCGGCTGTTCAGACTGAACAGCCTCAGGAAAAGAAGGAAACCAACGCATGAATACCGCGAGCACTACGAACATCGACGATGACGATTCGATCAACGTCAATGGCATGAAGGAGCAGGCCAACGGCTCCAACCGCCTCAACACTCTCCCCTTTAAGGACGGCCAGAACGTCTATCGCATCCTTCCTCCCTTCGGGAAGATCGCGAAGGAGAAGGGCTTTCCCTTCTCTGAAGTTTTCCTCCACTGGTGGCGCCAGGAGGGTTCGACCAAGGCCGGTTTCCCCGTGCTCTGCACGAAGAAGTCCGATCCCGCTGGCTGCCCGATCTGCGACGAAGTCGATCGCCAGAACGTCGAGTTGGAGAAGGCCCTGGCGAAGTTCACCACGGCTTCCGGAGACAAGCAGAAGATCAATTGGAACGCCGTTCCCGATGACCTGAAGGCCAAGGCCAAGCGCGTCCGCGACATCAGCTGGCAGCGTCACTACTACTACAATGCCGTCTCGCCGGCCGGGGATATCGGCATCCTCAAGCTTCCGAAGACTCTCGGCGACAAGCTGAACGCGAAGATCCGTGCGTGTGTCGAGGAGGATGGCTACAATCCCGTCTCCCGCAAGGAAGGCGTTTTCTTCGTCCTCACCCGCACGAAGACGAATACCGGTAAATACGACTTCGACGTTGCCATCAAGAAGCAGAAGGTGAAGCTCCCCGATGGCGACATCGCCGAGAAGACTCTCAAGGGTCCTCTCTCCGAAGAGGTCCTGGCGAAGCTTCCCACCGCGATGCGTGACCTCTACGATCTCTTCAAGCCGCAGACGGCCGAGAGCCTCAAGAAGATCATGGCGTCGAAGGGCAAGGGAGACAGCGACATCGGTTTCACCCCGGCTGATTACAACGACGACGAGAGCGTCGACGCGGAGTCCAAGACTCCTTCCGCCATGGCGAATGATGTCGAGGAGCCGTCCGAAGAGGATGTCGATGCCCTCGTGAGTGAGCTGGGTCTCAACAAGTAAGTCCACGTGGTTTCCGAAGAAGAAACGCTAGTTGAGCAGGTCGTCGCGTCGTTCTCCCCGAAGATCGACGCGACGCCTCTCGCTAAGTTCGATGGCTATAAGGACGAAATCGAGCAGATCGACCTCGCCTCCGGACCTCAGCTTATGCGCAAGTTCATTCATGCATACGAATGGACTTCTAGAGCGGCGATTAACGTTCGCAAACGCCTTGACGATGCTGACGAGGAGATGAAGCACGAGGAGGCGAAAGCCTTGCTTGAGCGCTTCAATGACTACTACGAGGCACACAAAGACAAGCTAGGGGAGATGAAAGACTCCGCTTCCCTCCGCAAAATTTATCTCTCCTTGGACGAGCCCTATCGGAAGGCTGTAGCGAAGGTGAATATGCTCAAGGCTATGTCTAAGTTCCTGGAGAACAAGGCCGAATCCTACCGGATGGCGCACGACGATTCGAAGAAGATCTACGACAAGCTCCTAGGGCGCGTGGAGCCCGGTAGCGGCTCCTACGGCACCCCTGGTCGAGCTAAGTTTGGCGACGTAAGCGATTGACTCTTTCGATTCTAGGCGGTAGTATTCAGGCATGCACTACACCGCCAAGGACCTCCGCCAGTTCGCTGTCTACGTCACCAAGCACGGCTCGCATGCCTACGGCCTGAACACCCCTTCGTCCGATCTGGACATCAAGGGAGTTTTCGTGGCTCCTCGGCAATACTACCTCGGCTTCCTATCCCGAGTGGAGCAGATCGAGGAGCGCGATCCCAATGACCTGGTGGTCTACGAGCTGCGTAAGTTCTTCGCGCTCGCCGCAGATTGCAACCCGAACATCATCGAAGTCCTGCACACCGACGAATCGGACATCCTGGAGCAAACCAGGGTCGGTGAAGAGCTTCGGGCGCATGCCAACGACTTTCTGTCGACGAAGGCGAAGCACACCTTTTCGGGCTACGCGATGTCGCAGCTCAAGCGCATCCGGGCACACTATCGCTGGCTGAAGGATCCGCCGAAGGCGCCTCCGACGCGTGCCGAGTTCGGACTGCCGGAATTCACGGCAATCTCGCGCGATCAGCTGCAGGCCGCTGAGTCCCTGGTCAGAAAGAAGATCGACTCCTGGATGCCTCTCATGGACGACCTCTCGGATGCCACGAAGATCGCTCTCACCGGCCAGCTGGACGATTTCCTGGTGGAACTGGCAGAGAACGCCGGCGCCCTGGACAAGCATCACTTCCTGGAGCAGGCTGCCAGTCGGGCGATCGGCTACGATGAGAACTTCCTCCTGCTCCTAGATAAGGAACGCCGTTACGCCGGCGCCAAGCATGAGTGGGACCAGTTTCACCGCTGGAAGAGAGAGCGTAACGAGAAGCGCGCCGCCCTGGAAGCCGCTCACGGCTATGACACAAAGCACGCCATGCACTTGGTGCGTTTGATGCGCATGGGTGAAGAGATCCTCACCACCGGCAAGGTCATCGTGAAGCGCCCGGATCGTGAGGAACTCCTGGCTGTCCGCAACGGCGCCTGGAAATACGACGATCTGATCGCTTGGGCCGATGCCCAGGACAAGAAGCTGACGGAGATCTACACTTCCGGGAAGTCACCCCTGCCGAAGCAGCCTGATCGGGAAAAGCTGGACCAGCTCTGCCAGTCCCTGGTTGAGTCTGCCTGGACGTTGTTTGGGTAAAACTTTGGTCCCTGCGGTATCATTGGGACATGAACAACTCAGTCCGTCGCCGCCAGGCGAAGCAGGAAGCGAAGCTCGTGTCTCAGGCCGAGCGCGAGGCCCGCGGGTGGGTTCATCCCGCTGATCGTCCCCCTAAGCTCAAGCCCACCGCCATGAATCTAGTGCGGGACATGATCCAGATGAACAACATGGGTGTCAGCCTTTTCTCTAAGGCTAAGGGGATCAAGTAATGCCCAAGACCGACTGGTATTCCAGGATTCAGAAGGAACTCGCCGGCGCCGGCGACGAAAACAACGTCCTGCGAATGGGTGATGCCATGCCCGATCCCAGGGCAGTGATCTACAAGCCGACGTCCCCCAGTCTCCAGTGGGCCATGGATGGCGGTCTGCCCGGGGGCAAGGTGCTGATGTTTGCCGGCCCTGAGTCGAGCGGAAAGTCCGCTGGCGCTTACGATCTGATCAAGCAGATGCAGGCCGCGGATTCTGACGGTTTCGCAATCTTTTACGACGCGGAATACAACTACGACAAGAACTACGCCGCCAAGCTCGGGGTCGACACCAGGCGCCTGATCGTGAAGCAAGGTAATCGAGCGAAGGATGTCTTCGACCATTTTCACAACGAAGTCATGCCCCTGGTTCAGGACGGCCTGCCTCTTCGAATGATGGTGATCGATTCGATTAAGGGACTCCGGGGGCCGCGCGAGGCCGCGATGGAGTCGACGGAAGACAACATCATGGCGGACCTGGCGCGTATCCTGGGGCCGGCTACCAAGATGATCGTCGGCGATATTCGTCAGCATTCGATCGCGACGGTTCTGATCCAACAGGTCAACGAGGAGATGGATCCTAAAGTCGCGAAATACCAGTCGAAATGGAAGATTCCGAACGGTCAGAGCCTCAAGCACTTCGTGGATATTCTCGTTCTCGTCGAGCGTGTAAACGCCAAGGATTCCAAGATCTTCGACGGACACGAGGTGCAGCTCGGCCACACCGTTCGGGCGACCGTTCGCAAGAACCGAGTCGGAGCACCCTTCCGGATTGCTGAATACCAGCTCGGTTACGGCCAGGGGACGGTAAACGTGCACAAGGAAGTCGCCGGCCTAGCAGTGAAGCTGGAGGTTGTCGAGCGTCCGAACCAGCAGACCTATAAATTCCAGGATCGCTCCTGGCGCGGCCGCGAGGCTTTCGAGAACGCGCTCGCCGATGACCCCACTCTCCAAGCGGCCATCATGGATAGCGTGATGAAGGTCTACGCCGAACCTGACCTTTCGTCCGTAATCGACGACATGATCGATGCCGCTGCCAAGGAGCCGCCCACCGCCGGGGATGAGTAATTCCCGTGGTATAATCGAGGCATAGATGAAGATTCTTGTTTCTGGAGACCCTCACGTTAAGATCTCGACAATCGAGACGGGTAAGCGTTTCCTTGCCTTCCTCGCGGATTCGATCAAGAAGGTGAAGCCGGACAGGGTAGTGATCCTCGGCGATCTCTTTGACACTCACGCTGTGATGCGTGTCGAGGTTTTGAACGCTTGGGTTCGCTTTCTAACCGAAATTACCTTCCAATGTCCTGCCAATTTTCAGTGCTACCTGATGGTGGGAAATCACGACAAGGCTGGCCCTTCTAGTTCGGAGCATGCGCTCGTTGGACTCGCTCGCTTCCCCAACGTGACGATCGTTGAAGGTCCTGTGCATGATCAGAGGATGGTTTTCCTGCCTTATTACCATACCTTTGAAGAGTTCGAAGCTGCACTGCCGCCTTCGGGCGAGATCCTCTTCTGCCACAACACTTTCAACGGTGCGCAATACGAGAACGGCTTCTATGATCCTAACGGATTCCCGGTGGAATCCGTGGCTGGATTCAAGACCGTAATCTGCGGACACGTTCACAAGAGCCAGAAGATCGAGAACATCGTTTATGTCGGATCGCCCTACGCCTTCGGATTCCAGGACGCCGGCGAGACGAAAGGGCTCCACGTATTCGATACTGAGACAGGCATTTTCCAGCGGATCAAGACGCCCTTGCCGGAATACCGCGTTATCGAATACGCGAGTCCCGATGAGTTCCTCGACAATTTCGAAACTTCCACTCGGTCCCCCGACGACTATTACAAGATCGTGGTCAAGGGCGATCGTGCCGCGATCTCCATGATGGCAACGGACGAACGCTATCTGAGCCTGAAGAGCCGCTATAAGATCTCTCTAGCTCCTGAGTTTGTCGCTGAAGCCCCGCGTCAGGGAGCTGTCATCCAGAAGGCCGCCACGCTGGACGGCATGGTCGAGACTTACATCTCCGACGTGATGGAGACCAGCCTGGATAAGAAGCGCCTGGCTGACTACGCGAGAGGGATGCTCAATGGCTGATGAGCCGAAACCGGAGCTAAAGCCAAAAAAGCCATACAAGTCTCGTTTCGAGCCGCTCTCGACGAAGGAGATGCTTGCGTTGCAGTCGAGCATCGATCCTCGTGCTGCTTACGATGGCGCCTTGAAGTCAGTCGCAGGAGGCATTCCGGAAGCGGGCACCGATCGTTGGCTCTGGTCAAACGGCGTCGTCTCCAAGGGGATGGAGATTAACCTGACTAACTTCGGCTACATGGCGCACACGAAGATTTCTCATGTAGAGGTAATTTTCCCTGAAGCGCCGGCTGAAGGTGAAGAACGTTACATCCTGTATCGGGTGACCATGCCCAAGAAGGAAGTGAAGCGCTATCTCCGTAATCGCGCCAGGATGAAATGGCTCCAAGACAGGACGGGCTTGTTCTGGCGCTGGCTGCTCGTCAAATTCTTGGAACGTAATGCCTCTATGGATGTCGATCGCATCATCCGCCGCGGGGTGAGGGAATACCTTGGCCCCAATGTTCCGGTAGCGGTTGATGTTTTGATCGAGGGGCGGGAATGACAGAAGCTCTCGTTCGTCCTGCAGTTGAATTCCTGACGCCCAAAGAACGCCAGGCGATGGAAGAATATCATCGCAAAAACTCTGCTCCGATGTCTCCAGTGACAGCCGCTAACTTCTTTCAGCTCTACGTCGAGGGATTCTCCTTGGAGCAGATGCTAGAAGGAAATCGCGCCTGGGGCTTGGGTGCGCTCGCCGATGCTTGTGTGCGCTACGACTGGCCGGCAAAGCGAGCTGCTTACATCGACGAAGTGCACATCCAGGCCGTCGCTCGCCTCCAGAAACTCAAGGCCGAAGCGATCAATCACCTGGCTAACCTATTGACGGTAGAACACACTCGATTCCGCCAGGAGATGATTCGCTATCTTCAGAATCCCACCGAAGAGAATCTTCCCGAAGGGCGCCTAGCTTCCGCGCGTGATTACAAGGCGCTGTGTGAAGCGATCGAATCTGTATCCAAAATCGGCCAGCCACCGGTCCCGGATCAGCCGCCGGCGCCTATCACCGTGAATGCCGCCCCAGGTAGCCAGGTGGCGGTTGTATCTGCTCCGCAGGGTGACAAAGCTAGTGACGTCCTTAGCTCTCTTGCGGAGCAGTGGCGGGCTAAAAACAAGAAGCAATGAGTCTCCTAGAGCCTACCGATATCGTAGACCCAAGCACGGGCCTGACCGCCTGGGATCTGATGTTGCGCCCTTGCCGCACGCGAGAGGAGCTACGCAACTGGCTGATCACTTTCTTGGGTATCGACCTACCGGACTCGATTGTCGATCCAGCATCGACTTGCACCCCGCTGGACATGGCCTGGATGGTCTATTCGAACTGTCTTTGGTGGAACCAGCTACCACCCGAACAACGCCATCGGAAGATGCTGTTCTACGCTTCCCGCTTCGGTTTCAAGACCCTGGCGATGGCGGCTATCGAGTTCATGGTGGCGATCCACGATCACCGCGGCATCGTGCACACCGCCTCAGTGCTGGAGCAGGCGCAGAAGTGCTACCAGGACTACTTCCAGTCGTTCTTGAATCTCCCGTTCTTTAGTCAGATCCGCCAGGGACTCAAGGAATCGACCATGCGGCGGTGCAAGCTTGCCGATGGCACGAAGATTATTTGTATCCCCGTTACGAAACGCGCCGTTCAGGGCCAGCATGAATCCCTACTTTGTCGAGACGAAGTCGACGTCGTCCAGGACGTTCGCGCCTATGACGACCTGGACGGTATCCCGATCGGCATGCCAGACAAGCGGCCGGCGATAGACGTAGCGATCTCCGTTCGCAAGACTGCCTTCGGTCTCGTGCAGCGAGAGATTGAGGCTGCTGAGCGGGACGAGAAGCAGATTCATATCGGCCACTGGAACGTCATTGATGTGACCGAGCGATGTCCCGACGAACGGTCCGGGACTACCCCTGTGGATCTCTACATCCGTGAAGGGACCATGCACTACGTCGACCAGGCCGGCTACGACAAACTTGACCCGGGTGAGAAATTCCGTTACCAGGCCACCCCCGGCCTGGAGGGGTGTTTCACGAGGTGCAAGCTCTTCGCGGCTTGTCAGACCAATCTCAAGAGACAGGCTTCCACGAGCACGTGGCTCAAGCCGATCGATGACATCGAGGCTCAGCTCCTGAAGACCGAGGACACGATGTTCATCGCGTCCTTTCTGTCTCGAAAGCCGCCGTCCGAAGGGCTAGTTTATACCCGCTTCGACCAGAAAAATATCAAGACTTACAAGGAGATGTATAAGGTCTTCTCTGGTGAAGACTGGCCGAAAGAAACGATGTCCCTGGATGATTTCATCGGGGTGATGAAGAAGCACAAGGTCCCGGCGGTCGCCGGAGTTGACTGGGGTTTCACGAACCCATCAGTGTGCGTCGTTGCCTACATCGATCGGAACGACAACATCTACATTGTCTACTGCCTTTCTCGCCGGGGGGTGGATGATGGTGAATTCGTCCGGATGATCGCAGAGGAAATTCATCCGCGCTTCGACATTCAGCGATATTTTCCGGACACCGAGAATCCGTCCAACATCAAGCTCATGATCTCGACGTATGATCTGCCGGTATCAAAATCGGTAGATAAAACGAAGGGTTCGGTGTATAACGGCGTCCAGGTGGTGAAGCGATTCATCACTGCCCCCGGCACCAACAAGGCCAAGCTATTCGTAACTACCGAGAATGGTTGCTCTTTTGTCATCTATGAGTTCGGTAAGTATCACCACGAAACGGATGCCCAGGGGCGGATTGATGACACCAAGTTTGCTGCCCTCGACAACCACTCGATGGACTGCATTCGTTACATAGCCTACACGGTTTACGGGCGCTCAACAGTCACCATGACCGTAGCGACTGCCGAGGACGGGCGCCCCAAGGATCAGGCCGGCAGGCCCATCGAAGAGCTGCCGGCCAAGGATCTCAACGGCAACTTTACACGAGTGCCGTCTGCAGCTGACCTCGCAGCCCACCTGGGGATTTCTGGGTTTCATGACAACCGTGAGGAAATCGCCAAGCGGAATAACCCCGACGCTGACGATGACAAGGCCGGCGGCCCCGGTGGCGGGTTCTCTTGGTCCTTCTGACCACGTGGTAGAATGCCGGTCGGAGCAAAAAACTCGATGGCCGGCCAATTCCTGAACCTTTTCCTGAAGCTCGCAGTTTACAGCGATTCCGCGAAGACGCTATCCCCAAAGCTCCGTGACGCGGACTGGGACCGTCAGTTTGAGGGGGTGGTTACTGGTAACGACCTGGACCGTAGGGTTTTGGTCCCCGCCGGTGGCAGTCTGCTGGTGGCTTCCACTGCCCGGGTTCTGTCCCAGGATGCTACGACCCAATACACGGTCACTCAGCCGGATCCGAACGCGAATACATTCCGTTTTGCTTTCGCCGGCGGCACCAATCCAGTCCTCCGCACTGCTCGATCGATCGGCGGAGACGCTACGACTCAATACACGGTCACCAAGACCGGTAACGTGATTCGCTTCACGGCGACTGGCGGAACGGCCCCGAACTTTGTCACCGGTGGTGTGGTGGTTGGTGACCAGCTCAACGTGGAAAGCACTACTCCCGCGGTCCTGAGCCCTTTCAATCCCCTGAACCAGGGGGTCCGAACGATCGTGACGGTCGCCACTAGTTACGTAGAGGTCCTTTCCGTTGACGGCGACGGCGTGGCGGAAGGCCCGATTACTGTCGGCTCCCGTGGCGATAGCCTGCCTCCGTTTGCAGTTTTCTCTGCCGCTGGCGTGCAGGTAGAAGACGAAGCTTTGGTTCAGTCGACCGCTTTCAACATCGAGAACCGCGGTGCCTTCGAAGTTACTAAAGTTACCGCGAACTACTTCGATGTGTCTAACGGGAATCCCGGGATCCCCGAGGGGCCAATCACCATCGGTGCGTCGGATGGTGTCGTTTTCTATCCGTCCGTCTGGAAGTGGCTCTATCTGGAATCTGATCAGAAGGTATCCCTGCGGCTGAATGGAGATACTTCTGATCACGTCCAGGTCGAACCAATCGCTTCATCGGATCGCAGTCAGGTAGGCATCTACCTGCAGCGCGGACAAGTCTTCAGTCTAACGATCGCGAATAACGGTATCACGCCGGCTGACTGCAAAGTCATCCTCGCCGAGTAAGGAACCCAGTGGGTATTCTTGACAAGTTCAGCGGCAACATTGATCGCCGCCTTCATGAGCTAGCTGAGGATGCGCGTGCGCAGGCTATGGCAGACGCTGCCGCTCAGCGTGCGGAGTTCGATCTAGCTAAAGCTGAAGCCGAGGGATCGATCACCGATGCCCTCAATCGCCAGCGTTACCGTTATCGTCGCGCCTCTCTGGTCGATCCGTCGATCATGCCTTCGATCGGCGAAGGCGGCTACGGCGTTTATCGTCCGCGTTACTCGCACCTGTCGAACAAGGTGCTTAAGGAAATGTCCCTCCGCGACCCGATCGTGGCGGCCATTTTCCAGACTCGTATCAATCAGATCGCTCGCTTCTCCAAGCCCCAGGAGAATCGCTACGATCCAGGCTTCCGATTCACGCCGCGCGATCCTTCTGTTGAGGTGAAACCGGGTTCTGAGGAAGAGGCCGAGATTGCTTGGCTGACTGACTACATTCGGAACTGCGGTTCCAACGAAGATCGCGACCCGAAGTCGAAGATGGACTTCGATACCTTCCTCCGGCTCATGATTCGTGACCGCCTGACGTTTGGCGCGGCCGCGATCGAAACCATTCGCAATCATCTCGGTGGTATCCATTCGTTCCTGCCGGCGCCTACCGAGTCGATCTACTTCGCTAACAAGCGTCTCCCGAAGGAGATCATTGCTCAGGCTGAAGCGTCCCAGAATGCTCTGATGTCCCAAGGAAGCGCCTCCACGAAGGAGATGGCTGACCTGATGGATGCTCAGGAAGATCGTGAGCGCCAGCGTGATGACAACGAAGACATCGAGTTCGTCCAGGTCGTTAACGGTCGTGTTCACCAGACCTTCACGGGCAAAGAGCTGATCTACAAGCTCGGCAATCCCCAGAACTTCATCGAAAACAACGGCTATTGCATCGGTGAGCTGGAGATGGCCACGCTGGTCATCACAGGTCACCTTCAGGCCGAGAACTACAACAAGCTTTTCTTCACTCACGGTTTTGCCTCTCGCGGTTTGATCCACATCGCCGGCGATGTTTCGCCTTCTCAGCTTCAGGCGTTCCGGGCCCAGTGGTATGCTCAGGTCTCTGGTAACGAGAATTCCTGGCGCACGCCTATCATTGCCGGCGTCGACGGTGTGGAGTGGATTCCCCTCTCGGCCACCAACCGAGACATGGAGTATTCGGTCTACATCGATCACATCATCCGGACGCTAAGCGCGATCTTCGCCATCAGCCCCGTCGAGATTGGATTTGAGCACCTCGGCCGCGGTCAGGGGCAGGGCGGCCTAGGCTCTGAAGACAATGACACTAAGATCCAGCACTCCCAGGTCCGTGGCCTCAAGCCGCTCCTCACCTGGATCGAGACGATCATCAACGAAGACATCATTCCGAATGTCTCCGAAGAGTTCGCCGCCAAATATCGCTTCTCGTTTGTCGGTTTGGAGATCGAGTCCAAGGCCGAGGAGATTAACCGCCAGACGGCTGAGATTGGGGTTCGATCCAGTGTCAATGACATCCGCCGCGAGTCCGGGCAGGATCCCGTTCTCAGTGGCGATATCATTTGTAATCCCTCGTATTACCAGGGACTTATCCAGCTTCACAAAGTCGGCGAAATTCGAGAATTTCTCCTAGGATACGTCGGGGATAGCGAGAATCCGGAGTTCAATTACATCGCGGATCCTCTCTATCTGGAGAATTTGCAGCTGATCATGCAGGCAGAGCAGCAGGCGATGATGGCAGAAGCCCAGGCTGGTTTGGGCGGCGGCGGGGAATTCGGTGACGAAGAAGCGGACGGCGAAGACGGAGCTGAAGCGTCTGAGGAAGGCGATGAAGGCTTTGGGGGAGAGCCCGGAGATGAGTCGTCGGGCGGAGAAGCTCCTGACCAGGGTGCTGGAGCTGGAGCGGAAGGAGAAAGCGGGGAAAGCGCTCCGGTCCGCAAAACGGCGCGCTCGCCGCGCCAAACGCTTCGGAAAGCTCAAGAGCTAGCGAAGTCGAACTACTATCGTCAGCGGCGCATTGACCCGCGGGTAGTTCGTTCCAGCCTAGGTATTATGCGCAAGGCCGCCTCGATGGGCTGGGCGCCTAAAGAGTCCCTGGCTAAAGCTGATTCCGTTATCCGGCATCAGCACGATAAGGTAAAGTCTTTGGACGGTGAGCTGGAACGTGCCCGTAAGGCGCACCTCCAGGCATTCAACCGGGTCAAGGAGCCGATGGTGCGCGATATCCTGAACGCCCTCAAGCCGGGTGGGGTTACCGATGGCGACGAGTCGGATTCGGAATAAAATCCGCGTAATCATCGAGGGCTACAGTCTCTACCTGAAGTTTAGGGTCCTCGGGGTGAGCGCGCTTACTGCGAGCGAGCGCAAACGCCTCGTGGCCACTGGTCTGGTGCGCAAGTCTGACCTGAGTGCGCCCACGGTAACGGACATCTATCTCAAGAGCCACCTGGATCTTCTCCGTCAGCCTCAGTCTCGTAAACAGATCCGGGACTATGCCCTCAAACATATTCATTCTACGGCTGGCGACCTGATCGACAAGTTCACGGAAAAAGCTGTGACCGATCTCACGCAATCCGTGGCTGTGAAGCTCATAGATCATCGAAACCAGATGATCGCCTACACTCGGGAGGATCTAGCCGCTGGCGCCGGCAAGAAGACGAATCGAGAAATCGCGCGTCTCCTCCGGGAGAAGACCGGTGACCTGTTCAAGGACTGGGATCGTGTAGTAACTACCGAATTGGCGCAGGCCACGAACCTGGGAGCTTTCGACGCGATCGTCGAGAACAATCGCTCCAAGTCTCCGAGTGACATTTACGTATACAAGTCTGGCCCCCACGATGACAAGACGTGTAAGCACTGTCTGCGCTTCTGGTTTTTGTCGGATGGCATCACACCTAAGGTCTACCGTTTGTCGGATCTCTTGGCGAACGGAGCGAACTACGGTCGCAAGGCCGCCGACTGGAAGCCTACGATCGGCGTGACGCACCCTAACGAACGGCACTTCCTTCTAGAGCTTCCGAAGGGGTGGGGCTTCAAGGGCGGAGCTATCTCGTTCGTTTCCAGGGATCACAACGAATGGAAGTCACAGCAAGGTTCTTGAACTAAACTTGTCCAGCGGCGGTAGAATACCTCCGTGGACATCATCAAGATCTACGCTGACGCTCTAGCTCGAAAGCACGTTATCCTCGATAGAGAGGAGCGTGACGAGCTACTGACTCGCGTAAAAACCGATCCCGAAGCTCGTAAGCGCGTGGTGGAATCAGTGCTTCCTCTTGTTCTGAAGCTCGCGGGGAAGTTCTCCCGGACGCCGTCGGGGAAGCTTTTTGAGCTGTCCGATTTGATTCAGGAAGGCGCTATCGCTGCGATGTATGCAGTGGATTCCTTCAAGATTGGCGCTGGCTCCAATATCGTCACCTGGACCAATCTCGCGGTTCTTTGTCGCTATCAGAATTTGGCTAAGAGTGCGACCCGCGACAAGCGATCGACTTCTCTGGTGCCGATCCATCTTCCCAAGCACGACGAGGATGAGCTAGCGCTCGGGGATACCATCGGATCTGAGGAACCCACTCCCGAAGAGCAATTCCAGGGAGAAGAGCTTCGTCATCGAGTGAATCAGCGCTTGCAGGCAATTCCTTTTACCCCTGTGGAGAAGCATTTCCTGCAAGCTCGGATCATGTCTGATGATCCGGTCTCCCTGGCCCGTATGGCTGTAACCCACGGGAAAAGCGAGGAAACTATGCGCAAGGGCGAAATCAAGTTCTTGTGCCATCTAAGGTCTCTTTTCGAGGAACTTCGTCGTGCCGCCTGACGTCATCGAGGTCTTCAATACCGGCGTCGCCGGCGCACGCTATTTCAAGAACATGCTGGCTTGCGTCCACTGCGGAAGGCTTATGGATGCTAGTTCGGTCTGGACCCCGAAAAATCCCCTCAGAGGAATTCCCCGTGGCGAGCGTCGGGCGGTGCACACGCTCTGCCGAGGCACTTCGTATCTGGAGCATTGAAATGATTCTCTTTGTCGACGATCTAGAGCAGCGCTATATCAACTTCAACCGTGCTTTTCCCGAGAAGGAAGCCGCTGGCACGATTTGGACTGGTGATTCGGAGACTGCTTGCTCGGCCTTGCTCCAGTTCGATATCACCGAGGTCTGGCTGGATCACGATGCTGGTGATGGCGGTCCTGTCCGACTGATGTGGAATCAGGGCTCCGGCAGCAATGTCCCGACTTTCTTTGTGGTCGCTCAGATGCTGGCCGGCATGAAGTTCCACGGCAAGGTCTACGTTCACACCGGCAATCCCGCCGGCGCCGATCGCATGCTAAATCTCCTGAAGGCTCACGGAATCAGGGTAGAACGTCCCGATAGTCAGGTGCTTACCAAAATCTGGGGAGGGGTTCGTCCGTGATTTCGACTCGTCACATCGCCAAGCTCAATGAAGCGCTTCAACTTATGGTGAAGGCGGAAACTCTCCTCAAGGAAGCTTACAAAGGAGACGGATTCGAGAATTCGATACTACGCGATTTACGTAGTGCTAAGGGTGCGCTTTCGGATGATCTCGGCATCAAGCGGCAAAACAATTCTTACGAACGGCACGAGAAGGCTATGCGACGTATCGAGGGGATCGACGAATCCGGCACGATTCTCCAGCCTGTCCGCACTCGGAGACGTAAGTGATCGCTTCGTTCCAGGGGGATTATCGCTGGCTGTCGAACTTCTGGCCGGCTGAAGTGAAGCTCGACGGTATCGTCTACCCGACGGTCGAGCACGCTTACCAGGCGGCGAAGACTCTGAGCTACGTCGCGCGCCAGGCGATCTTGAAGCAGCCGACGCCAGGCATGGCCAAGCGAGCTGCCAAACTTCTGTCAGTGCGCGAGGACTGGCACGATATTTCCATGTCGGTGATGGAAGATCTCCTCCGGCAGAAGTTCCAGAACCCCGAACTGAAGGCGAAGCTCCTGGCCACGGGCGATGAAGAGCTGGTCGAAGGCAACACCTGGGGCGATCGCTTCTGGGGCGTCTATCAGGGGCAGGGGGAGAACCGCCTGGGCAAGCTCCTCATGAAAATTCGTTCGGACCTAAAACTAGCCTCGTCGCCTGGCGTATAATCGAGTTAGAGGTTTAGATGCCAATCTTCGCATTGGGAGTGGTAGCCGGCACGATCGGTCGGGCGTTGGAAGCCATCACGAAGTTCTTCAGATTCAGGAAGTAAGACCTCCCCGCGTTTCGGAGTTGGGTATAGAGCTATGTGGCGTCGCGAACCACGCAGGCTCACCCGGCAAGGATGATAGCGGGGGTAACATCGGCGGCCTAAAACCCGCCAGTAGGACGACAGACGGTGGGCCGCTGGAGGCCGGGCCGGTGAGTCCGAGCGCCCTCCAGGGGGGCGCTTTTTTTTTGTTGACGGTGCCCTCTCGGGGTGGCATCATGTAGTCATGAAGCTCACGAGCAAGACGTTCGAGTCGATCACGGTCTTCGTGGCGGAATCCTCGTTCGCCGAGAAGCATATCCCCAAGGCCGCGGGTTTCCGTTGGCACGGCGGAAATTGCTACAAGGGCTGCAATGCCTGCGCGACCCAGCTCGGCAAGGTCTGGTGGACCGATCGCAAGGAAATCGCTGCTCGCCTTGCCGAGTTCGCCGATGACGCTGCTAAGGTGGCGATCGCTGCTACCGTGGAAACCGTCAAGGCTTCCCACGCTCAGGATTCCGCGTTTGAGGTCCCGGCGCCCGAGGGCCTCGCCTATCGCCCCTTCCAGAAGGCTGGCGTCGCCTACATGGTCAACGCCCTCAAGACCTTCAAGGGCGTGGTCAACGGCGACGACATGGGCCTTGGCAAGACGATCCAGACCGCCGGGCTCGTCAACGCCGATCCCTCGATCCAGACCGTCCTCATGATCTGCCCGAACACGCTCCGGATCAACTGGAAGCGTGAGGCCCAGAAGTGGCTCACGCGTGACTTCAAGATCCAGGTCATCAACGAGACCGAAGCGCCCGACTACGACTCCAACTTCGTCATCGTCAATTACGACAAGCTCGTCGGCAAGCCGGCGAAGGTCGTTCACACCGCCCTCATGGCGCGCAACTGGGACCTTCTCGTTGCGGACGAAGCTCAATACCTCAAGAACCCCAAGGCCCAGCGCTCCGTTGCCGTCCTTGGCCGCGAGGACGACCCCCAGGCCCCCGGTCTCGTGTCCAGGGCCAAGAAGGTCCTTTTCCTCACCGGCACGCCGATCGAGAATCGTCCGATCGAGTTTCATCCCCTCCTCCGGGCCTGCGCTCCTGAGAAGTTCCCCTTCTGGTTCTACGCGAAGCGCTTCTGCAACGCCCATACGGAATTCGTCCCCGGCAAGTCCAAGCCCGTGTGGGACTTCTCCGGCGCCTCCAACCTTGAGGAGCTTCAGGCTACCCTCCGGTCGACGGTGATGGTGCGCCGCCTCAAGACCGAGGTCCTCAAGGAACTCCCCAAGAAGGTCCGCCAGGTCGTCCACCTCCCGTCCGAAGGGGTCGCTCACCTCATCGACGAGGAGAGTGAGGAATTCGCCGGCTACAACGACGAGATCGAGACTGCTCGCGCCGAAGTGGAACTTGCCAAGGCCGTTGGGGACGAGGACGCTTACAAGGCCGCGGTTTCTCGGCTCACGAACAAGATGGCACTCGCGTTCGCCGCGATGTCTTCGCTCCGGCACGAAGTCGCGATCGCCAAGATCCCTTACGTCGTGTCCTATGTCAATGATATGATCGAAGCGGGCGTCAAGAAGGTCATCGTCTTCGCCCATCATCTCGACGTGATCGACGGAATCGCGGCTGAGTTCGGTGATGCAGCGGTGGTGCTCACCGGTCGGAACAACGCGAATGAGAAACAGACCGCGGTCGATCGCTTCCAGACCGATGCCTCGGTCCAGGTTTTCGTTGGTCAGATCCAGGCCGCTGGCGTCGGAATCACCCTCACGGCCGCCTCCAAGGTGGTCTTCGCGGAACTTGACTGGGTCCCCGGTCGGGTGTCCCAGGCCGAAGATCGTGCCAATCGTATCGGTCAGACCGAGTCTGTCCAGGTCGTCCACTTGGTGTTCGATGGCTCGCTCGACGCCCGTATGGCCCAGATCCTTGTGTCCAAGCAGGAGATCGCTGATCGCGCGCTCGACAACGCGGACCTCGACTTCGCCACCATGGCTAAGGACGCGGCCGCGCAGGCGAAGAAGCCCCGCACCCGCAAAATCGTTCACGACGACGGCACCATCGAAACGATCGAAGTGGTCTACCCTGTGGCGACCGCCGAAGAGCGTGCTGTGGCCAAGAAGGCGATGCAGATCCTGGCCGGCAGGTGCGACGGTGCGGTGATCGAAGATGGCGCTGGTTTCAACAAGATGGACACCCGGATCGGCAAGGCACTTGCTGAGCGCCCCCGGGACTACACCGACGGGGAAGTCCACCTGGCCAAGAAGCTCGCCCGCACCTATCGCCGTCAGCTCCCTACCGAGATCGTTAATTTTCTCGGGGTGGCTGCAAAAGTCTAGTTCAAGACGGTAATATCCTCTCGTATGGCTATCCAGAAGATCAGGAAGCCCAAGGTTACCGCTGGCCAGCTCTGGTCGGAATGCGAGAAAAAGCACCGCTACCCCAACGAGTTGGAAGCTCAGCACGTAATCAAGGCACGCATCGCTAACGGCGGTCATGACCGCCTCCGTTACTATGAGTGTCGTTTTTGCAACGGTTTTCACCTCACTAAGCAGGTTGGACGAGGACGCAGACGATGAAGATTGCGGATTGGATCAAAGGAAAGAAGGGGGAAGCTGCCGAAGGCGTGCTCACCTCCGAAGACAACGGAATCCTGGCTGTCGATAACGCCACGACACGTAACATCGTGGATGATCTGAAGAAAATCCTTCGGAAGCGGAAGGTCAATGACGCGGATCGCAAGCGAGCGGACGATCTCCTCTGGATGCTCAAGCAGATGGCTGATGCCCACCTCAATCACAAGTGTCAGGATTACGGCGAGGAATACATGAAGCGTGCCCTCCGCACGGAGCACACGCGCGCTTTCGTGATCGACGCCGAAGGCAAGCCAAATCTGGAGTGGTCTCAGCTCCTCCACGCCGCCATGGGCATGGTAACGGAGTCCGCGGAAGCGCTCGATGCCCTGAAGAAGACGCTCGTCTATGGGAAGCCCATCGATTACATCAATCTTCTTGAGGAGGCCGGCGACGAGAAGTGGTATCTCGCCCTGCTGCTACGCACCCTCAAGAAGACCGATCGCGAGGCCGGCGATCTGAACATTAAGAAGCTGCTCGTGCGATATCCCGAGAACTTTTCGGGAGAAAAGGCTTTGAATCGAGATCTCTCGGCAGAGCGATCTGTTTTCGAGGAGGAGGACTGAATGCGTATCGACGTCACTTCACCTCCTCCGGAAGCCAAAGACGGCACTTGGCGTCTCACTGAGACTTTTCTCTTTCTGCCCGAATTTATCGTCGATCGTTCGAACGGAAGGGAGCTTCTGGTATGGCTGGAAAAGGTGCTCGTCCTTGAGGAGTTTTATTCCAACCGTTGGCATTCTAGCTGCTGGTCCCCCATCGATTCCGTCTACTTTCTGCCCGAGGATTCTGCCGTAGGAAATCGATTCGTGAAGGATCACAATTCCCGTCTGGAGAAGACGTCATGAGCGAATTCAAGGTCGAAGTTGTTAAGCTGGGTAAGATCGAGAAGCACCCGAACGCCGATCGTCTGGAGATGACTACTGTCAATAATGGCTACCCCGTGATCTCCCAGACCGGTCTCTGGAAGGAAGGCGACCTGGCGGTTTATGTGCCGGTCGACGCGATCGTTCCTACGGACCAGGAACGTTGGTCTTTCCTGGACGGTCACGGTCGCATCAAGGCCAAGAAGCTCCGCGGCATCTTCTCCATGGGCCTGATCACCAAGCCGGAGCCCGACTGGAAGGAGGGCCAGGATGTCCAGGCTGAGCTGGGAATCACGAAGTGGGAGCCTGATGCGCAGCTTAGCACTGCCGGCGATACCGAGCCCGATCCCTTTCCTCTGCCGGTCTACGACATCGAAGGACTCCGGAAGTATCCGAACATCCTTCAGGCCGGCGAAGAGGTTGTTATCACCGAAAAGATCCACGGGACCAACGCTCGCTATGTTTTTCACCAGGGGCGATTCTGGGCGGCAAGCCGCACGCAGTTCAAGACCCGGAGTGAGACTTCTGTCTGGTGGATGGCCGCGAAGACTCACGAGTTGGAAAAGAAGTTGTCTCAGGTCCCCGGGCTTGCGGTTTACGGCGAAGTATACGGCAAGGTTCAGGATTTGAAGTATTCCGTGGATCCTAAGGACGGTGTGCTTTTCCGGGCATTCGATGTCTATGATATCCAGAAGGGCCGCTGGCTCGACTATGATGTCGCGTTCAAGCTTCTTCGGGCTCTCGACATCCCGATGGTCCCCGAACTGTTCCGCGGTCATTGGAACATCGACAGTGCCAAGGTTTTGGCGGAAGGCAACACCAAGCTCGGCGCCCAGGACCACGTGCGTGAAGGCATCGTGATCAAGCCTACTGTCGAGCGCTGGGATCCTACCATCGGGCGAGTGATCCTCAAGCTTCACGGGGAAGGCTTCCTTCTTCGGAAGTAAAACTTCAAGCAACTCGGTATAATCACGGCGTGAACACTGAACTAGCTCAGGCTCGACTCGAACGGAAGCGCGGAGCGGCAACGCTACGTCGCGAGATTCGTGTGGCGATGAAGGTCCTCCGAGCCCTGATAGCTGAGCTAGGTAAGCCAAAGGCAGACGTATGGTCTCTCGCTTCTCGCATTGAGGCGAAAGCGATGGAACTGAAGGTGCTTCAGAAGAGCCTGAATTCAATTGTGAATCACGGCGATGAAGTTTCGATTTTGAAGCGCGCCGCGAAGCACGTTCCATCGTTCCCGTCGGCTGTCGTGCAGTGCGGCCACTGCCCTCACGGGGCGCACGTAGGCACCTGCGATCAGGAAGTGTCGTATTCCACTGGCAAGGGGCTCTTCGTTGAGCCATGCGGATGTAATCAATGAGTCTACCCGAGGAAGTCGCTAGCCAGCTCAACAGCAGAGTGCAGCGTATCAACGTGCTGCAGAAGTTGGTTCTCCAGGAGAAGGTGAATCTCGGTGCGAAGGCGCTGGGCACCATCTCAAAGCCTGAAATCGACGCGATCAACGAAGAGATCCGCGAATTCCTCCTAGGACTTCTGGCTGAAGAACTCGGCAACGGTGCCTCCGAAACGAATCCCTTCGAAGCGCTCGGGATTGACATGACGCCAGAGAAGGCCCAGGCGCTTGACAGTCTCCTGGAGCGCATGGTTTCGAAGGCAGCATCTATTGCACCCATCCCCCGTGGGGATGAGTCCCCTGTCACCCAGCCACTTCCTCCGCCGTCACCTCGCGCTGTTGCCCCGAATGGCCAGCGTATTCTTTCTCCTGTTCTTGCCGCCCTGAAAGCTTCCGTTGGCGGCGAAGACGAATGGGAAAAATTGCCGCCCGAAGAACGTAACCGCCGCGTGAAGGACCTGGAACGTCAGGCGGCTATCACCTACCAACCTAACACCAAGTAATAGGAGAACGCAACATGGGAATCGGATTTCGTAAGGGGGCGCGGCAGGCGCCCAAGAAGACCGCCAAGGCACTAGAGGCGGATATTCAGCAGCTTTCCGCGCGAGCGCAAAACGCGATGATGCTTCTGCAGATGCAGCTGCAGCAGGTTATGCAGCGCGTCGTGACGCTGGAGCAGCAGTCGGAGCTACTCGACTTCCGCTCCCTCGCTACGCTCAAGGTCCTCGTGAACAATGGTTCGTTCACGAACGAGGAGCACGACGCGATGGCCGAAACGCTTCGTATCGAGGCATTCAACACCCAGTCGGAAGCCGAGAGCGCTCGTCTTCAGCTGCAGGTCGCTGATCCCGACACCACGCTCGACAAGGGTATCGTCTACGTCGCCCGCGTTGATGCGTTTGAGCCGGCGATGTTGAGCACCCCCGCGATCGAGGCGACGGATACGGCTCCGGCGGTCGAAGCAACTGTCGCTCCGAACCCGAACGCCGGCAAGAAGATCAGCGAACTCTCCATGCTGCGCATCAAGGTGACTTTCGGCTCCGAGGAGTTCCCTTCGGACATCGAGAAGCACTACGCCGGCGCCAAGGCAGGCGACACCGTCAGCTTCACGGCCGAAATTCCGAAGGGAATCGGGACTTTCGCCGGCAAGAACGTCGACTTCAAGGTCTCGGTGCTGCAGCTCCTGAAGACGCCCGAGCCCGAGGCCGAGACCAACGAGACGGCGGACGAGGAGGCTACGCCGTCTGACGCGCCGAAGCTCTCGGTCGTCGAGGAAACGAACTGACCGCTGGTAGAATTCCATCACCGGGGCCGCTGCGAGTGCCTTCTAAGTATCGCTCTCCTTCTCACTCGCAGCGGCCCTGTTTTTCTACGAGCGCTCACCCATGAAAAACACACTGACTGATCTAGCTATCAAAGCCATCAAAGGCGCCGCCGATGAGGCGGGCAAGGACGTTTACCAGCTCACCCGCGGTGATCTCCTCTCCCATCTGGAGTCTTCCGGATCGCAGCTCACGGAATGGGATTTTCGCAAGCTAGGCGGTTTTGCTGCAATCCGTAAGGCTCACTTTCCGGAGCCTTTCGATACAGCCGCGAAGCGCGGTGTTCAGATCCAGCGCTCCTACGTCAACAAGCTGGAACGCAATCTCGGTGAGTGGCACTACTTCCTGGATGCCGTCACGAAGAAAATTGGCGAGATCCTGGAGGAGCACCCGATCCAGGTAGCGAAAGTCAAACCTCCGGAGTTCAAGGAAACACAGAAAGACAAGCTGCGTGAGGTAGTTGCCTTTATCTCTGATACGCATTTCGGCCTCACGATCGATTCCGAAGAAGTCCCTACGAATGCTTACTCGTGGGAGATCGCCGCTCGTCGCATGGGCAAATTCGCCGAACAGGTCGCTAGCTACAAGATCGAACATCGCGCTTCCACGCCGCGCCTGCGCCTTTGCCTTGGCGGTGATCTAGCTCAGGGCATCATCCATCTGGACGATGCCGGCACGGATCTGATCACCAACCAGGTTCTTGGCACGGTCGACATCCTCACCAAGATGATCGACTACCTCCGCGGCTACTACAAAGAGATCGTGGTCGAGGCCGTCCCTTGCAACCACCTCCGTCTGCCCCATAAGTCTGCCGGACGCGCAACTGCCCAGAAATGGGACGCTTTCTCTACCATGATTCATGGGATGCTCCAGGCGGCCTACCGTAACACCTCCCAGGTCGTATTCGACGTCCCGAAAACTCCCTACGCCGACTTCTCGGTCCTGGGACATCGCTTCTACATGACCCATGGTGATACCACCTTTGAGATCGGAAATCCAGGAAGCGATATTTCGGTCAAGAACATTACGAATAAGGTGAATACCCTAAATGCTGCCGTGAAGGGGAAACACTACTCTGTCCTCATGATCGGACATGTTCACACGCCGCTGTGCATCACACTCACGCGCGCTAACGGCGTGGAGCTGGTGGTGAATGGCACGGGCTCTGGTGCCGATCCCTATTCCCAGTCGATCGGCTACGAAGCCAGTATCGCTGTCCAGACCATTTTCGAAGTCACCGAGTCCTATCCGATCGGGGATTATCGTAAGATCCACCTGGACGATGCATCTTTCGATAAACGTTACGAAAAGATCATTCCTCCTTGGAATTATGGTCTTGTTCTGGATAAGAAGTTGAAGTAATCCCCCATGGCTTCCTTGACGGTAGAATCGAGCCCGATGGCACATCGCCCTGTCTACTGGTCGGAAACTGTGCACCCCTCTAGTATCTGTATGGGTTGCGGCGAAAAGATCAACTACGACGAAGAGATGGCGCTCGTTGCTGTCCAGGAACCGCTGTCTTCCAGGCCCTCTGAAGAGGATCTAGAAGGCGTGCAGCGATTCCTGCTCTGCCCGGAGTGCGGCACGAACGTAGACAAGCTCGTCGAGTTGGGGATTAAGCGTATCATCGATCTTGAGATCGAGGACCCTAACAGTCCCGACGATGAAGATCTTGAGCTGTTGCCGCAACCTTTTGCAGATGAGAAGAAGAATTAGTGTCTAAGACTCGCCCAACCCTACGAGTCATGGATGATCGCTGTCCCCGCGGTCTTGATGTGTTTCCTGACTCGACGTGCGCTCTCGCGGTCCAGCGGCTGAGGGCGATCCAGAACGATCAGGGGAACGCTAAAAATATCAAAGTTGGGTGTGATTGGTATATTAAGAACGAAGCGGCTAGCTACTGCTTCTTCAAATACATGGCTGAAAACGAAGGCAAGAGCCATGATACGATCAACGTCGCATCTTTGCTGAACATCACTCAGGCAGCTGTTTCTGATACTCTGAAGTCGGCTACCGTGAAAGTGAGAGAGGCAGGGATCGGCGAGATGATTCTGGGAGAAGACCGTGATCAGGATTAAGGAACTGTTCCTCAAGTTGAAGCTTTTCTTCGGCTTCGCGCCCGAAAAGGTCCCTGCCAAGCGTGAGCCAGCCGCTTTGCCCGGATCGTTTTCTGAGCAGTCTCGCGCGCTCGCTGACGCACTCGCGCTACCTAACGCCCCCGCGGCTGAAGACATTGGCAGCAAGATCAACTCCTGCCTGCCGTCGGATGTCGCGGAAGCACTTCGTGTGCAGTTTCCCTACTCCATTACGACCGTGATGGAAGATGAGACCGGTGCGGTCGTCGCAGTCCCTGAAGTGTATCCAGTGGATATCGGCGAGGATTTTCTGGACCTCCTGGACCTCCAGGTGAAGTCGGAATTCGATATCCTGGCGGCGAGCACCAGCAGGGGCTCTCGCGAGGCGCTTCATCTCTCTGTGGAGGACTTCTCCGAAGATCAGTGTGCGATTCGCATCGCCCGTTCCCTGGTAGATGTTCATGAACGTTTCGGCCTCGTCGGTTCCTACGGTAAACCGACGGCTGAAGCAACTCCCGGTGGTCGCGTGCGCGTAACCGTATCCTTTTTCACCTCTCAGGTCGCTAATTCCGACGAGCTTCCATAATCATGAATTTCAAGAACATCTTGGCCGAAGTCAAGTCTTTGTTTGCTTTGCGCCAGCATCCCGCTCCACAGGATCCTTCTAAGCCCCCCTTCCAGCCGGAAGACGTTTCGGACAAGGTTTACAGCTATCTGTCCCCTGACGTCTTCAATGTAAGGACGCATATCGCAACTGGCTCGCTTCTCACCTCACGCATCCGGTGGATCCCAAGATCCTGAACTTGATGAACAGTATGCCTATTCCGAGACCGGATGAGCCCGTGGATGCGTTTTTTGTTTGTCTCTCTACTTGGCGCCGCGGAGCGCTGCGCCTGTGAGCGAAAAGACCAATCCATTCGATTCGTCGAACGCGCCGGCGGAGAAGATCGGGCCCTACAACAAGCCCGCTACGGATCTCCAGGAGCTGGCGGATGATTTCCGAGCGATGCAGCCGAAGCTTGATGCTGCCGGCGGCAAGCCCGGCCGTCTCCCCTGGGATTATTACTTCTTGAAGCTCGCCGAACTGGTGTCGACGCGCGCTACGTGCGATCGAGCCCACATGGGATGCGTCCTGGTGAAGGACAACATCATCGTCGCTACGGGCTACAACGGTTCGATTAAGGGACTGCCGCACTGTAACGACTGGACGCACGATCTGTCCAGGGATCCTGATCATTGGACCAGTAAGTTGTCGACGGCCGCCAAGGCTGCTATTAGATCTAGCGAATTTGGATACGTGTGCCCTTGTGGCGCCAAGGGCACCTGGAAGAAGATCGCCAAGCTTCCCTGCACGAGCCCTGTTGACAAGGGCGCTGGCCATCTGATGGAGGATGGTCATTGCGTTCGCACGGTGCACGCTGAGCAGAACGCTCTAGCACAGTGCGCCAAGCTTGGCAAGGCCGCCGATGGCGCTACGGCTTACATCAACGGTTTCCCCTGTTGGCGATGCTTCATGCTCCTGGCGAACGCCGGTATCGTTCGCATCGTCTACTCCAAAGCGTATCGTAACGATCCCAAGGTCATTGACTCTGCTGCTGCCGCGGGCATCAACCTAATCAACGTAGAGGTTTGAATGAATTTGTTTCCTACCGGCAAAGGCGATCGATACCTCACCTGGGATGCTAAGTCGAATGGCTACGTCATCACTGTTGCGCCTCCCAAGATGGTTTTGGTGACCGCCGAAGAATGGGTCGATCGAAAGAATTCCGGTAATCACAACGAGGAAGCTCTTTTGTCGTCGGTTAACCCTGGGCGCTTCCTTGTTACCGAAGGTCATCAAGAAATCAAGCCTACTCCGCTCCCGATGGGGATCTATGAGATCACCCGCAACAGTAACTACGAGCCCTTGCTGAGAAAGCATCCCATTCAACCCGACGGCTACGTCGAGATGCACGGCGTGCTGCCGGGGATCATCGAGGAAATCAGGTGGTTTCTCGATGCCAAGGAATCTTACACTTCTCTTGGACTCGCTTGGCGCCGTGGTCTTCTGATTTACGGCCCCCCTGGTAACGGCAAGACGCGAGCCATCATGGAAGCGGCTACGCAGTTCCAGGAGCAGGCTCGTATCTTCATCGTTTCCGAGTTGGAAGAAGCGAAGGCGTTTCGTAACATGGTCTCCGACAAGCCGGCGATCTGCATCATCGAGGAGATCACGGAAGCGATCAATGAAAACCGGGATCCGATGGACTTCCTGAACTTCCTGGACGGCGTCGACTCCTGGCCGAACTGCATCACGATCGCGACTACGAACTATCCGGAGGAGCTGGACGCGAATATCGTGGATCGTCCTTCTCGCTTCGACCAGATCTACCTGGTAGACAATCCCGACGCTCTCGCTCGCCGGATCTACCTGTCCAAGATGCTACCCAACGAAACCATCGGGGCCGATATCCTCGACAAGACTGAGGGCATGTCCGTCGCTTATCTGAAGGAACTCGTCGTTCAGCACAAGCTCCGCGGCAAGCCCTTGACGGAAATCCTTTCCGAATACCGGACGCGCAAGCAGGCGATCAGGAAGAGCTTCAAGAAGGGCGACGACAAGCTAGGGTTCTGATGAAGACGATCGTCGTCAATCTATTCGGTGGTCCTGGTTCGGGCAAGTCTACGACCGCAGCCGCGGTGTTTGCGGAGCTGAAACTCCGCGGCCGTAACGTCGAACTCGTGACGGAATACGTCAAGAAATGGGCCTGGATGGGACAACAGATCGGTCCCTTCGACCAGGTCTACCTCTTCGGCAAGCAGGCACGAGCGGAAGCGATGCTCTATGGCAAGGTCGAGGTGATCGTGACCGACTCGCCGATCCTTCTGTCGGCTTACTACGAGGATCATTTCCAGCCGGATTGGCAGATCGTGAAGCCGGCTGCGCTCCGTTTTCTGGAGAAGACCGCTGAGCATGGTGTGGTCCGTAAGAATTACTGGTTGCGTCGAGAGAAGCCCTACAATCCAGCCGGTAGATACCAGACTGAAGACGAAGCCAAGGCGATCGATAAAGAGATGCGAAAATGGATGGCGGCTAACGGCGTAGAGTGTGAAACCATCGTGGTTCAGGATCGTGATAGGGCCGCCCTGATCGCTGATCTGGTAGTGGAGGAAATCTTGTGATGAAGCTAGCAATCTACGCATCGGTTGTTGCAATCGCTTGCTCGGTCTACCTCGGCTTGGCGTGCCAGGGGACATCTGACGACCTCCCTGTTCCGACAGTCAAACCTTCTGGCACTTCAAGGCCCTACACTATCTCGGATCTACTGGGGACTCCAGATACGCCATCTCCTACTCCAGTCTATAGTGCGCCGGCGCTCCCTACAGCTCCCCCGCCCAAGCCGACTGCGACCTATGACTATACGCCCATCCCTTACGAACTGGACGATTGCACGCTAGAAAATGGCTGCAAAAGCTGGATATGTCACTATGATGCTGACGATCCTTGGGGTTATCACATACCCGCCGGACCTCGTAAATCCGCGGCCCATCTGACTCAGCATCCTAAAGACTATCGTGATGCTCAGTGGGAAGCCGGCCGAGGAGCGCCTTGCCGAAAAAATGAGTAAAACGACCCGACGCTGGTATAATCAGTGCAGGAGGCAACAAATCATGAAGTTCCCCAACGATACGATCTAGGTCCATCCCGCCCTTCGCTCCGCCTGGAGCCGAACGGTAAACTCTGAGAAGAAGCACCACCTTACGGCGAGGCATTTCGCCCTCTACGCCATACTTAGGGGGCTTCCTTGGGACCGCGGGCTCACCGCGCCCACCAACCACAACAAGCTCGAAAATGGCTTTCGGCCTGCCCGCCTGGAAGTTTGGGGATCGATTTGTGCCTACCTCCGTCGCAAAAATAGCTTCGACCAAGTCGCAACGGAACATCTCCGGGAAGATCTCACCTTTCTCTTCGGGGAAATCATTGATCCAGCGCAAATCGTTCCCCTCCTGTGTGAGGTCATCAATGGACGGTAAGCCTTACGTCTACGTGATCGTCCGGACGGATATCCGGCTACGGAATCAGCTAGTGCAGCTCGGCCATGCTTGTCTGGAAGCTGGTGCTGCGTTCTATCGGCCTAGCATCGGCACTACCGTGCAGGCCGATGGCCAAATCCGACACGAGCGTGAGGTGGCCAGCCTGATCGCTTTGCAGGTTCCGGACCAGGCCGCTCTTCTGGTAGCTGCTGAAGAATTGACCAAAGCCGGCATTAGACATGAGATCTTCTTCGAACCTGATCATGGCATGGGTTGGACGGCCTTGACTACGGAACCCATTTCTGGTAAGATGCGGGAGACGTTCAAGAAATACAAGCTTTGGAAGTAAGTTAGGGCTCGTAGCTCAATGCAAAGAGCAGTCCCGCTGAGGGACAAGATCCTGGTTCAAATCCAGGCGGGCCCACCAGTTTTGGCTCCGTAGCTCAGTGAGCGCCCCTAGAGGGCGATAGAGCGCCCGGCGTTAACCGGGAGGTCGGTGGTGCGAATCCATCCGGAGCCACCAGTTTAGCGGGGTAGAGAAGAGGCCATCTCGTCTGGCTCATACCCAGAAAATCGCTGGTTCAAATCCAGCCCCCGCTATCGCCGGTCTCGTGCACGGAACTCAAGGTTGGTCTCCGGAGCGACGTTGGTCAAACCACCGGATCGGCTTTTGGACTGGGCGGTAAGGCGTGGCTTGTTAAGCCACAACCCTGCCGGCACTGAGTCCGCCGGAACCCTGTGCAGGGGAAAAACCGGTGCTCAGTTCATTCTGCACCCGTAGCTCATCGGTCAGAGCGGGGAACTCTAAATTCCTGCGTATGGGGTTCGACTCCCCACGGGTGCGCCCAACGCGAACCGCACTCTGATAGACTTTCAGGGTGGAACCACTCGTCAAGGCTACTGTAATCGATGGGATTGCTGCTACCGAAGGTAGGGATTCTCAAGGGGAAATCCTTAAACTGTCGGGCTGTGACATCTCCCAGATGACCACAAAAGGCTACTTGAACGATAACCACGGCACCGGTTTCCTGAATACCCTCGGGCGTATCACGCACGCCAAAAAGATCTTCAAGGAAGAGGACTGCGAAGACGATCGCCAGAAGATGTTCTGGAAGCAGGCCGGTAAGCCCTATCTTTACGTCAAGGGCTATTTGTTCGACGATGCGGACCACCCGAATGCCAAAGCGGTCGCCGCGATCATGAAGGAATTCCAGAAGATGGGCACGCCTCTCGACGTGAAGTATTCCGTTGAAGGCAAAGTCCTGGATCGCGCGCACTATGATCGCTCTGTTCTAGCGCAGTCCATGGTCCGTAATGTCGCTTTGACCCTGGTGCCGGCTAACGGCGAGACCGCTGCTGCAGTAGCCGGCCGGATCAACAAGTCCATGGACCTCATTAAGTCTGAAGGCGGCAAGGCGGTAGCGGCTTGCGTCGAGCGCATGGTCAAGTCCATCGCCGCCGGCGCCCAGCCTCAGAACCGCTGGGATCTACCTACGGATGAAGAGCGAGCTGAAGCGCTCCTTAAAAAGATCAAGGAATTGACGGACTTGCTGAAGATGGCGAAAGGTGACATCATCCCGATGGGTGATCGCCGCGGCAAAGCCCAAGGACCGGCCGAAGGCGGCAAGGCAGAGATCATTCAGGCGCCCATGCCCCCAAAGGGCCCAGCTGTTGATCCTGGTGAGGCTTTCGTGCGTCGGGCCGTGAAGGGTAACCTTACCTCAAAAGACATGCATCATTCCAGGGCTTGGCAGCATCACATGGAGCACGGCGGAGATCGCGCCGGCGAGGGAAATGATCATGCCGATGCACACTATCGCATGGCTCATTATCACGCGAAAGCGCTAGGCATGGATTCTGTCGGGATGGAGAGCTACGTAGGCTACACCCCGAGGAAGAAGAAACTACCTCGTAAGTTCACGCCGCATCCGGCCGATCATCTGGTTGGTAAGGTCGATCCCTACCGGACCCTCAACAAGATGATGTCCCCGGGCTACGGCGGCGCTGGCGTCCCCGGCACTCGCGTTGATGGTGCTGCGCTCGCGGCCAAGGTTGACACTAAGCGCAAGGCCCTGAAAGAAGTCATCAAATCCACCCTGGCGATGAACCCAGGGGTGTCGCTTTCGAAGGCACTAGAGATGGTGCTTTCCGAATTTCGGAAGCGCTTCGGCGACTAAACCAGCCAGAAGACCACCAGCTCCAGGACCGTCAAGCTGGCGAGGAAACCCTTGGCGAGATCGGGGCGATCCGCGATCGTGGCTTTGAGAGTCTTGACGTCTTCGACCATGGCCTTCACCCGTTGGGAAAAGGTCGGTTCGGCTGAGACGACAGTGCCTTCGCGGGTCATTTCGCTCGTGAGGTCGTGGAAGTGGTCCATTTCTGTGTTGTAGCACCCTAGAAACGAGAAGTCAATCCCTAAAAGGCAAAAGGCCCCTGGTTTGGACCCAGGGGCCTCCTCATTCTTCGTTGGGTGATCGTTAGTAGGTGGTGGCTCCCGCCGTCTTCTTGCCGGCGTTTTTGGTGTTGGTGTTGGTGTTGGTGTTGGTGTTGGTGTTGGTGCTGCTCTTCGTCTTGACCGCGGTTGACTTGTTCTTCAGGTAGTTGAAGAAATGCGTCGGCTTGTAGGTGTGGTTGCCGTTGGACCAGGTGGTCTTCGTCAGGAAGTGCTTGGCGCGAAGTGCCTGCACGCCCTTCTGCACCTGGTCGTAGTTGAGCCCGATCTGGAAGGCGATCTCGCTGATGGAGCGCGAGCCGGAGACAGTGGTGAAGAAGTCCATGATCTTCTGCTGAGTGGTTCCGAGGGTCTTCATTATTCGTTTTTCTCCTGAAAAAACCTGTGGTTAGCTAACGAACCACTCTTGATTGAGCGGTCTAGACGATATGTTTATACCGCGGGGGATTTGTTTTCGTTTTACTTGGAGCTTTTTTCTTGATGCGCCGCGATAGCGGCTGCTTGTTGCAAGAAGATATCCGTCGGTAGATTTTGTTTCATTATGTTGCACGCAGAACAACAAGGAACTGAATTCTCGATCGTGTAGCCGATCGAGTTGTTCGCTCGATCGATCCCGCTGACGTTATTGAATGAGAAGCGCCCGCAATACGTGCAGGGTTTGGAGGTAAGATCGCAGAATTGCTCAAATGTTAGCTCCTGGGCAATACGACGCACAGTCGCACTATTGCGGAATCGGCTCCAACGGCCTTTAGGGGTCCGCGAGTATTTACGTCTAGACAGATTACGACCCACTCGCGCTTTCGGATTTGCGTCCATGTAATGCTCTCGGCACATCCCTCCAGTGGCGCTTCTTTTGGGACATCCCTTGATGGAGCACTGTGGTTGTTTGGCAAGCCAATCGGAGTGATGATGATTAACGCATAAGCCCTTGGCATACGAGGGTTTGGGGCATAGAGCACAAGCCGGTTTCTCCGCGCTTATGGCTGCCTGATAGTGATATGGACATAGTCCGCGAGCGCGAGCGATTTTGGCACAACCTGAAATTGAACAGTTTGTCATGATCTGATTTTATCACATGACATAATTTGACTCTTCGTGAAAAAATCCGAATCCGACTGTGGCAGGATTCCCTACGTAAGGCGACCATTTGAGGTTAGCCAAAGATTCCGACGGAGATTCTATCACATGGCCAGGGTTGACGATATCATGAAGCTTCTGACGGCCCAGCTCAAGCTGGTGCTGCCTTCCACCTACACCTTCACCCCGGGCAACAACGCCGGTAACCCGACGCTGTCGATTTGGCAGTCGGCGACTGAGACGGTGGACGAGGAGAACGTCTTCATCCAGCTGACCCAGAAGTCCTACTCGGGCTTCCCGACGATCTCGCTCGCTTCCAGCGTCGACGGCCGCCCCGACGTCCTGCAGCTCGCTTTCGAGGCTGCTGACGCGGCCGCGCCGGCGAACACGATCGGCTGGACCGGCATCAACCTCGCCAAGCTCCTGTCGGTCTGCGCCTCGATGAACGTCGAGATGGAGATCTACGTGGTCCCGGACGACACCGTCCCGGTGCTCGCCTCGATCGATCCTGCGAACCTCATGGGTCGCGTCCTGGCCGATCCCCGTCACCCGAACGTGGGGATGTAAGGGGCGGCTTAAGCCACTCCCTACGAGGAAACGCCAATGGGCATGACCGCAAAGATGAAAAACTCGCTGAACCAGCTCTGGAAGAATGTTCCTGGGCTGCGCGGCGGGACCGAGTCCACCAACATGCGCCTGGGCGACCTGCTCGCCCCTATGGATTTCGCCGTGATCGCCTGCAAGTCGGTGACTCTCGCCGCAGCTGCGACCACTGCCGTTACCGTGGCTGATGCGAAGACCGGCGATATCGCTGTCTTCGTGCTCACGCTCCAGAACACCGGCATGACCACGGCCTCCCGTGCTCAGGCGTCTGTCTCTGGCACTACGGTGACCATCACCCCTGATGCTACTCCGACTAACGCCGATGGCGTCGGAATCCTGATCGTCATGCGTGCGGTTTCCAGCACGGCCGCCGGTCACTCCGAGAACCCGGGCGCGTAAGGAACTAACGTGGCTAAGCATTCCGACATGGACATGTTCAAGACTGCGATCGACGAGCTTCTCGACGAATACGAAGCCGTGGTCAAGAACGACCTCGGCCCGGTCGACGCGAAGCTGTCCGAGGATGAGCAGGGCGATCCCCTCGCGTCCCAGGACAACAAAGGTGGGCTCCAGCCCGCTGGCGTTGGCCAGGGTGCGCCGAAGGACGGCATGGGTGGTGAGCCCACGTCTCTCGGTATCGAGGTGAAGCTCCCCCTGAAGTCCGCGCCCGCTAAGGGCGATGGCATGGGCAATGATCCGGTCTCCAACGGAGACGGAGCGGTCGCCAAGGCCGACGGCGATGGTAAGGGTTCTGTCCCTCCCGGTTTCAAGGCGAAGGAAGACGAGAAGTCTGCCGGCGCTGAGGACGAGAGTGACGAGTCCGAAGCTGGCGAGTCCGAAGCTGGCGAGTCCGAAGCTGGCGAGTCCGAGGAAGCTCCCGAAGGCGATGAGTCCGAGGGAGAAGAGGGTGGCGAGGAAGGCGAAGAGGGCGGTTTTGGTGGCCAGGAAGGCGCCGAAGGCGAAGATGGCGATCCCGCGATGGATGCTGCTGTCGAGAAGGCTCTCTACAAGTTCATGGCCAAGATCGGGATGACCGGCGAGATGGGCAAGGGCGAAGATTTCGCCAAGTCCGACGACCTGGGCGACCTGGATCCGATGACCCTGGAGCCCCGCATCAAGGCGGCCGAGGATCTCGCCAAGTCGGAGACGGAAGCGCTCCGCAAGACGTTTACCGAGGAGATCTCCAAGCGTGACGCTCAGATCGAGCAGCTCACGAACTTGGTGAAGGGCCTCAGCGATCAGATCGGTCGTCTGGCCAAAGCTCCCGCGGGCCGGCCGAAGGCAGTGCAGGGCTACGCTCCGCTCCAAAAGAGCGAAGGTGATGTCGAGCAGGCTCGTCTTTCGAAGTCTCAGCTGGCCGCTAAGGCGCAGGAGCTTCAGAAGTCGGGTGTGATCAAGGACAGATTCGTGGTTGCGCGCATCGAAGGCGCTCCCTCGGATGCAGACGCTTACGCATTCGCGAAGCGAGCTGGTGTGATTTAAGGATTTCGGTTCAAGAAGGAACGACGAGGAAAGAAGACAATGGACAGCGTGTTCTACGGTAATACCGACGGAGTCTCGGGAATTGCTTCCCGCGAAGAGGTCGAAGCCCTTAACAAGGCCCTGACCCCTGGCTACGGCTATTCTGGAGCCCCCGGGCAGTTCGCCGGCGGGGCGCCGCTCATGGTGGAGTCGCTTGAGGCATCCCTCAAGTCCACCACGTGGCAGATGAAGAACCTCGTGCTCTGGCCGAGCATCCCGGTCGACAAGGCGTTCAACACGGTCGAGGAATACTCGCGCGTGACTGCCTACGGCGGCAACGGTTCGCCCTACTTCAACGACGGTGGTTCGCCGCGTGAAGAGGACAGCAACTACAACCGTGAAACGCAGGCCGTTCGCTACTTCGGCACGCGGCGTCGGGTTTCCCACGCCATGATGCTGGTGCGTGTGGCCTTCGGCGACGCGGTTGCCCGTGAGATCAACAACGGCAACATGTGGCTGCTCCAGAACATCGAGCGCGAACTCTACCTCGGGAACAGCGCGTTCTCGAATTCGGGTGCGTTCGACGGCAACCCCGGTGCGATCCCCAGCAAGACCCTGGCCATCAACGGCCTCGATCAGCAGATCCGCCAGGGCGATACCGACGTGAAGGTCCAGGCGGTGGCGTTCGACGGCTACGGCGGCTCGCTCTCCGTGATCCGTGACCAGGCCGACTCGATCCTCTCCGAAGAGGACATGGAAGAGGGTGCGGTCTCGATCCTCAACAACTTCGGTATCCCGGTGACCCTGAACCTGGATCCCAAGTCTCTGTCCGACTTCAGCCGCACCTTCTTCCCGAAGGAGCGCATCAACCAGATGGGCGTCCAGGACGGCCGCGCGGGCTTCGTGCTTCGCCAGTGGGTGTCCAGCGCCGGTGACTTCGCCCTCCAGCCGAACGTGTTCCTGCGTCCGAAGGACTTCTCCAAGGCCCAGGCTGACAACAGCTCGGTCCCGACGACTCCTGCGGCCCCGTCGACCGCGCACTCCGGCACCGATGGCAACATCCCGGCCGGCACCTACCGCTACAAGGTCGCGGCGTGCAACGAGCACGGCGAGTCCCTGGCTGGTCCTTCGGCTACCGACGCGATCGCGGCTGGTGAGCACGGCACCCTGACCATCACGAACGTAGCTGGTGCGACGCACTACGCCGTCTATCGTTCCGAGGCCGGTGGCGCTGCGGGCACGGAGAAGTTCATCGGTTACGTGGCGGCCGCGGCCGGCACCAACACGACCTTCACCGATCTCGGCAACAAGCTCCCGGGTCGCGCGCAGAGCTTCCTGCTCTACCTCGATCCCGAGGCGATCACCTTCAAGCAGCTGGCTCCGCTTTCGAAGATCAACCTCGCGACCGTCGCGGCGTCCTTCGAGTGGCTCCAGGTGCTCTACGGAACCCTGATCGTCTACACCCCGCGCAAGCACTTCATCTACCAGAACATCGGTCGCGCGGCCTAAGCGACTGTCTGATCTAGACAATCCGTCAAAGCCCCTAGGTAAAACTAGGGGCTTTTGATTTGTGGCTTCAGGTATAATTCCCCCGTGGATCGTATCTGTTGTAGGTGTAAGCGCACCCTCCCCCTGGAGAGCTTTCGCTTCAAGAATAAGTCCAAAGGGACGAGACATCCTAATTGCTCTGAGTGCAACAAGGCTGAGTGTAAGCGCAGTTACTGGTCCGCTCCCGAGGATGCGCGCCTTCGGGTAAGGAAATGGATAGCCGAGAATCGCGAAGCGAAGAATCAACGAAACGCTGCTTACATGCGGTCCTATCGGCAGGCAAATGGAGAGAAGGCCCGGGAAGCTATTCACCAGCACTACCAGAAGAACAAGGAATCCTACATCCAGCGTGCTCGGCTTCGGCGAGAACGCGAAAGAGGCTGGCTGGACTCTTCTTTCTTGGATAGAGTGAGATTCCAGTTTGGTCAAGTCTGTTTCAAGTGCGGTAGCCCGGATGACCTGGATATCGATCATCACCTGGCCCTAAAAGACGGTGGCTACTTGGTGCCCGGTAATCTAACGCTGCTGTGCGGTAAGTGCAACAACCAGAAGCGTTTTGTTGATTTGTATTCCGAAGAGGAAAAGGAACGCCTTCGCTTCAAGCACGCTGAACAGCTCACCTGGCTGTTGGCTACGGATTTCGAGATCCGAGATGGCTGCGATCGTGATTTAATTCGTGATCTACACTATTCTGGCAGTTGTCCAGGGGTAAAGTTTGGATGGTCTCTCTTCTACAAGAATCGAATTGTAGGGACTTGTGCTTTCTCGAAACCGTCACGACAAAACATCAAGGCTGACCTGGAGTTGTCGCGCTTTTTCCTGATCGACGGAACCCCTAAGAATACCGCGAGTCGTTTTCTTGGGGAATGTCTTCGTCGACTTCGAAAGGCCGGCTTTCGAGGCAAGGTGATAAGCTTTGCTGACCCCACCGAAGGACACGCTGGAACGATCTATAAGGCCACGAACTGGGTGGAAACTGGATTTACCAGCCCTAATTACCATTACGAGACCCCGGAGGGTCAGCGAATTCATAAGCGCCAGGTATGGAATCGAGCGAAAGCCGCCGGTAGGAAAGAACAAGAGCAGTTTTCTTTAGAAAACCTGAAACGCGTAGAGGAATTGCCAAAAATCCGCTTCGAATATTCAATTCAGTAAACAAAAGCCCCTGTAGTTCAACGGACAGAACTCGATCCTTCTAAGGTTGAGATGTAGGTTCGACTCCTACCAGGGGTATACGAGGACGCATGAAAGACTATCCCACCCAGACCTTCTACTACGAGCTGATCAAGCGCGTATGGTTCCTGGACATCGAGTTCCATGTAGGCAAAGGGCTCTACGAGCCACCCTTCGGCCTAGCCGCCGGCGGGCTGACGAGCGCTACCGAGTGGAACCTAGCCGCCAAGGGCGCTTACGTCAAGCTGCAGCGGTGGATCGGTGGCCTGGGCGTCGAAGCGTTCTTGCGCCTGACCTGGAAGCGTTGATCGGCCCGGTGGGATTCGAACCCACGACCAAGCGCTTATGAGGCGCCAGCTCTAGACCAACTGAGCTACAGGCCGCTATGCTCTGGGAGAGATTCGAACTCTCACGCTTTTTGGGCGGGGCATTTTGAGTGCCCTCCGTTTGCCAGTTCCGGCACCAGAGCTAATCGCCGCGCTTCTTTCCTTTTTCCGAAGCCAGCCAGGCTTTGTTGTCGACCTTAACAAGTCGAGGGTAGAGGACTTTCCGCTCGATCCAGACGCTGAACGAGGTAAGTAGTGAGCATGGTCGTATCCTACAGGTTTGCGTCCATGAACTCAAGGGAATTCAGGATGGACGTGCAGACCGCAGCCTCCCCGCGGACGGGATCCGGGAACTGCCCCTGGAGCGTCGTCAGGATCATCGCTTCCTCGAACTTCGGCTTCCGGCCCAAGAGGAGCGCGTAAGCGTAGGTGTAGTCGTGGTTACCGTTCGGGAACAGGCGCTCCGGGGTGTTCGTCATCGCGATCCCGCAGGCACTGGATGAAGCCAGCAGCCACGCCTTGAAACCCCCTGACGTCATCGGGCCTGCCGGGATGCCGGCTTCGTAGTCCGGCTCGCCCAGGGCCGAAGCGTTGGCCTGGAGGTAGGCATCCGGGTAGTGGAGCGGATCGTCCACGGGATCGTCGCTGGTCATCGCCGGCACGCCGAGGGTATCCGTCAGCGTGAAGTGCATCACCGAGAGCGAGATCGTCTGGTAGGTCGGCTTCTCGGGGGTGAATGCGCAGCTCGGATCGGGGTTGATGACCGCGTCGGCGCACGTCGGGCCGTCGTAATGCTGGGCGCAGCCATGGCTTCCGACGATCAGGAAGACTGCGAGGAGCATGAAGAGGACGGCGAAGATCGTTTCGATGAGAGGCTTGTTTTTCACGTTCAGTTCTCCTTGGAAGTGATGGGTTCGGCGATCGGACCTTCTACCGTGAAATGCACTGCCGGGCATCCTTCGGCGCAGACTGCGAATCCGCCCAAGAAGGAGTCGCGACCGTAATCGAACACGTTTACCGGCTGTTCGCGCTCCTCCGGCGTCATCTTGAGCAGAGAGCGCAGGAGATCTTCGAAAGTCATGCCGGCTTCCTTTTCTCGGGGTCTCTTGGGAAAATCTTCCTCGGCCGGGCCCGCATCGGCCAGGGCCTGGGCGGCTACCTGTGCTGACCAAGCGGGTCCGCCGGCAGGGGCTTCAGTTTTCTTGGAGCCGAAAGCTTTCTTGTAGTCGTAGATCTCTTCGTCGAGGAGTTCCATGTTTTTCCTTCCCTTTTAGGCAGTGTCAGGATCGAACTGACGACCTTTTGGATGTAAGCCAAACGCTCTAACCAACTGAGCTAACCGCCTGATCCTGAGTGGGGGACTCGAACCCCCACGATGTTTCCACCACCGGATTCTAAGCCCGGCACGTCTGCCTATTCCGTCAACCCAGGGTTTTGATGATGTCCGCCAGGACAGACAGTGTCGGATGGAAAGACATGCCAACCGCATCCTTCTGCCTTGCACGGCACAGTGGCTTTTTGTTCTGAAACAACTTCTACGACTCGCCCGGGCACGGTAACGACGCTGTTTTGGACCTCGCGCAGTGCCCAGTAGAGCCCGGCGACTTCATCCGTGCGCTCTGCTTCCGCTAGCGCGTTGAATTCTTCCACGGATAGAGTGTGCGCTAGGATGTAGGCGACCTGATCGTAGATCCCCTTACGTCGACTGGACATTCTTCTTTTCCTCCCCCATGGCGCCGCACTGGCACCCCTGGGTCATAAGGGCGTCTAGCTTGCAACGGCAATCCGACTCATCGAGATCGACGATGTCCTTCACGATGAGTCCGGAAACCATCAGTTCGATGAAAAAATCCCACTCGTCCCCTTGGAGAACGATGTTGCCGTCGGGAGTCTTCTGGAAGAGGAGCTTCATCTGATCGCACAAATTGAAGGCGATCGTCAGCTCCTCCTTGAGGGCTTCCTTGACCTTTTGCTTGCGTGCCTTCCTCTTCTCCCAGTTCATCGTCGCTTCGACCCCTTGATCGCTTCGATCCTTGACTCCTCCACGAAGTGCGGGTCTTTCAGCACGTGGTATTTGTGCTGGACTTCGTAGATAGGCTCGTGATCCTCGTATTCCAGGACCGTAAGGATGACGAGCGTGGCGTCGCAGTGCTCATGGCACTTGCAGCGCACGTCTTCCTGGGCTTTGAACTTCGCCTTTTTGATGAAGTTCAGCACTTCAGGCCCCGGGGAACATCGCGGCGTGCCAGGGGGTGAACTTCTCGCGCGGGTAGTATTTCCACGCCTTCGCTTTGCCGTCCCAGGTGCCGGCGAAAAAGACGTGGTAGGCCGCTTCCAGATGGATGGCCTTGAAGAGCGCTTCCAGACCGTTATCGTTGTCCATACCTTGATACTACCGCGAAAGCTTGGTTCGTTCAAGGGTAAAATTGGTCCGGCATGTCCTTCACCCGCTTTCATGATCCTTTCTCGCAGCCCGAAACGGTAGAAAATTATCGTAACTCCGCGATAGATCTAGCAGAACGGGTCGCGAATCGCTCCGTTTGCTACGTCAGCGTAACGGAATCAAATGGGGCGCCAGTCAGCGATACTAATCCGCTCCCGGTGGATATCCTGGGTGCGACGATCACCGCTGGCAATCTGAATGTTCAGCTATCGGATCAAGGAGTTAGCCCTGACGTAACTCGTATCGGTGACGGCACCAACCAGCTCGTCATGGACGCCACTGGTGCGATCGGCGTTAACCTGAAGGTCGCTGGCAACCCCGTTACACTCGGCAACCCAGTGCCAGTATCGGCCGCTCAGTCCGGCGCCTGGGCTACCAAGATCACCGATGGTGTAGATACCGTAGGCATTTCTACCGTCGGTGGCCAGAAAGCCCTCAAGGTTGATGTCGTCCAGACCGTAGGCGGCGGCGGTGGCGGAGGCGGCACGGGTATCGCCTACACCGACGAGAATGCTTTTACCGAAGGCACCAGCCAGTATACGCCTATCGGCGGTGAGTTCAAAGACACCGGCACCGACCTGACTGACGGTCAGGGCGGCGTGGCCAAAGTCACGGCCAAGCGAGCGCTGCACATCAACCTTCGCTCTACGGCCGGCACGGAACTCGCTACCGCCGGTGCCCCCCTTCGCGTCGATCCGACGGGGACGACGCCTCAGCCCGCTTCCCAGTCCGGCGCCTGGTCGGTCACCGCGAACATCGGCACCACTGGCGGTCTCGCTCTGGATGCTACCCTTACCGGCGGCACTGCTAAGACTCAGGTCACCGATGGTGTAGACACCGTAGGTATTTCTACCATCGGCGGTCAGAAAGCCCTCAAGGTTGATGTCCTCCAGATGGTTGCCGGCGCTCACGGGACTGCAGCTATGGATGAAGCTGCTTTCACTGAAGGCGTCAGCCAGTATACGCCCATTGGTGGTGAGTTCAAAGACACTGGCACGGATCTAACGGATGGTCAGGCCGGCGTTGCCAAGGTTACCGCCAAGCGAGCGCTGCACACCAATCTTCGGTCCGCCACTGGCACCGAACTCGCTACCGCCGGCGCCCCGCTTCGCGTCGACCCGACGGGCACTACCCCGCAGCCGGCCACCCAATCTGGCACCTGGAATATCGGGACCGTTACTTCGATCACGAACCCCGTTACGGTCACGGGCACCGTCACCGCGGACATCGGCACGACCGGTGGTCTGGCGCTCGATGCTACGCTCACGGGCGGCACGGCCAAAACCATCATCCGGGGTGGCTCCAAAGGCGCTACGACGCCCGCGGACATCACGTCTACCGCTGAAGGTGCGGACCATCAGGGCGTCGACGTCCAGCTCTACCACGGGGGTGCTGCGATCGATCCGCGCTCCATTCGGGCGCTCACGAACGCTGATGTAGTGTCTGCAGAAGTCACGAAATGGCTAGGTTCCACCGCCCCCACCGTCGGTCAGAAGACGATGGCCAACTCGATCCCGGTGACGATCGCTAGCGATCAATCCATCGCGATCGTCGCGCGCGATCGCGATATCTTCGGTGCTTCAGTCGGAACGACCCGACTCAACCAGGTTGAGGTCAAGCTCGATACTGGCACGCTTAGCTCGCTCGTCACGCTGACCAACACCGGCACGGGTTCGGCGGCGATTGCTAACGGACACGCTGTTTTCCAGACGGGCGTTGGCGTCACTTCTTCGTCCAAGGGCGTCAGTCTCGCAAACACGAGTTATCGTCCGGGCAACGAAACTTACGTCGAATTTACGGCAGCTTTCACGACCCCGACGTCTGCGTCTTCGTATCAGCGCATTGGCCTCTACGATGCCAGCAACGGCTTCTTTGTAGGCTACGAGGGACTGTCTTTCGGTATTACGAAGCGCTCCGCTGGTGTCGATGTAAACGTCCCTCAGGCGAGCTTCAACGGCGATCCGCTCGACGGCTCCGCTGGCAGTGCCTTTACCCGCGGCGGTGTTCTGGAAGCGGTAGATAAGACGCTGTCCAACCTCTTCCGCATCCGCTTTGGTTGGTTTGGTTCGGCTCCTATCATCTTTGAAATTCTCTCGCCCGATGGCGCTTGGATCGTTTTCCATACGATTCGGCAGCCTAATACGAGCACGTTGCCTTCGGTTCAGAATCCTGACCTCCCGATCACTTTGGACGTCAGTAAGACGGCATCGGATGCGACGAACCTCCAGATCACGACTGCGTGTTGGTCTGCCGGCACGACTGGCGAGGTCATCACTCTTACGTCTACACTGACAGATCAATCGCTTGCGCGGCTGAGCCGATCTGCGCTCGTAGGTCGTTCGACCGCCGGCGGTGGCACTTGGATCGATGTTCTCGTCGATCCAGCGGGTTCTCTGACTTCGGATATCACTTCCTGGGGTGGAACGGCCACTTCCCTTGGTCAGAAGACCATGGCTAGCTCGGTGCCCGTCACTCTCGCGAGCAACCAGTCTGCACTACCAGTATCTCAGTCCGGCACCTGGGACATTGGGACGGTTTCTACCGTCACGACCGTCACCTCGATCACGAACGTCGTCCATGTCGATGACAACGCTGGTTCGTTGACGATTGATACATCTCAGCTACCGTCGTCGCTCGTGGGTGGTCGTCTCGACGCCAATGTTGGCGCTTGGCTAGGTTCCACCGCCCCCACCGTCGGTCAGAAGACGATGGCCAACTCGCTGCCGGTCTCCTTGGCCAGCGATCAATCGGCTCTGGCGGTTTCTCAGTCTGGTTCCTGGACGGTAACGGCCGCCGGATCGAAGACTAACAACAGCGCAGCTCCAGGGGCTAATAATCTAGGCGCCCTGGTGGCGGTAGCTAATGCTGCCGCGCCCACCTGGTCCGAAGGCAATGAAGTTCTCCTGTCGGTGGATCTCGCTGGCAATCAGCGTGTTCTAGCGACGAATGGCGCCGGCGCGGCCGCGGTCAATATCCAGGACGGTGGTAACTCGATTACGGTTGATGGCACGGTTACCGCCAACCAGGGCGGAGCCCCGTGGTCGGTCTCTCAGTCCGGCACCTGGAACATCGGGACCGTCACCTCGATCACGAACGTCGTCCATGTCGATGACAACGCCGGTAGTCTGACGATCGACAACGTTAACCTGGATGCTGCTCTTTCTACGCTCGCCACGAGCGCTAATCAGACTAACGGCACCCAGAAATCGATCGTCCGTGGTGGCGCGAAAGGCGCTACTATCGCAGCGGACGTGACCTCCACGCCTTCTGGCGCGAACCATCAGATCCTGGACGTCGCGGTCTACGATGCCTCCGGCAACCAGATCACCACTTTTGGTGGTGGTCAGCAGTATGCCGATGGCACCGCCCGTGGCACTGCCACTGGCACCCTGATGATGGTTGACGACGGTGTCAACATCCAGTCGGCTAGCGGTGATTCGAATGGTCGACTCAATGTTAACGTCCGCGGCGACAAGACGAACAACAACGCCGCCCCGGGCGCTACCAACGTTGGTGCGCTCGTTGCGATTGCGAATGCTGCCGCGCCCACTTGGTCCGAAGGCAATGAAGTCTTGCTATCGACGGACCTCTCCGGCCGCCTGCGATCGGACGTAAGCTCTTGGCTAGGCTCCACCGCTCCTTCGGTTGGTCAGAAGACGATGACCAACTCGATCCCGGTGGTGATCGCCTCGGACCAGGCTGCTTTCCCTGTGTCACAATCCGGCACCTGGAATATCGGGACTGTAAGCACTGTCACGAGTATCACGAACGTCGTCCACGTGGACGATAATGCCGGCAGCCTCACGGTCGATAATAATGGCACTTTCGCCGTGCAGGCTGCTCAGTCGGGTAACTGGAACGTTCGCCTAACTGATGGCACCAACTCGATTACCAAGACCTTCGATCTTGACTCCGGCGCTGGCACGGAATGGAACATCGGCGTCAATCTCCGGTTGACGGCCAACGGTGGATCGATCGAGGCCATCGGCCAGAAGGCCATGGCGTCTTCCATCCCGGTGGCGATCGCCAGCGATCAGTCGACTCTTGCGGTCAGCACCAAGACCGCTCTCACGCCTTCGGCGCCTGCGTCTGCGTCTGTAGGGATTGCCTCTGGCACTGCAGTCGCAGCGAATGCCTCGCGTAAGGGTCTAACTTTGGTGAATACCTCCAACAAGACGATCTCGATCGCGTTCGGCGCGAACGCTGCAGTCCTCGGTAGCGGTATTTCTCTTCTGGCGAACGGCGGCACTTTCGTCATGGACGAATATACGTTTACAACTCAAGCAGTTAACGCGATCGCCGGCGGCGCCGCTAGCAATCTATCGATTCAGGAATTTAGCTAATGCCGGTTTATAACCCTTCAGGAGTGGAAGTCAGAGATGAAGGCGTTTCCCAGGGGGTAGTGCACTCCCTGGATTTCACAGGCGCGGGTGTCACCGCTACCGTTTCTGGCGATACAGCTACCGTCAACGTTCCGGGTGGTGGTCCCGGGGGCGGTCTTACCCTCACGACCGTTGAAACCTCCATCGGCGGTGGAGTCCCTCAATATAGCGGCACTTTTGACATTACCTCCTCCGGACTTACCCCCGGGAAACCAGTCCTGATCCAGCAAGCCGCCGGTCCTTACACCGGGAAAGGTGATCAGGCGGACGAGGCTGAGATGGATCAAGTTCTGGCTACAGCTTATGTGGTAAACTCAACTACGATCAGGGTTTATTGGGTTTGTCCTCCCAAGGGCGGTCCGATAAGAGGGAACATCAAATTCAATTACGCAGTCTCGGCTTAAGGTAACAACATGGCTATCATTCAAAGTGGCGCGACAATTGACCTCCTCACGGTAGACCCGACGTCGAAAGCCGCCCGGACATCGATCTATGATCAGTCCGGTAACTACATCGGACCGATGACGGATTCGAACGGCAACAAAGCCTTCGTTTCACCGTCGGGCGGTCGCCAGCGTTGCGGTCTAGATGACCTCTACATCTGGGATCCGGTTGATGGCACGGCGATCAACACGAATATCTGGCTCCAGTCGACTTCGACGATGACGATCACGCAGACTCTAGCGAACGGAATCCTGCTTAACGCCGGTGGATCGATCGCTACTAGCGTTTACGCGATCATCAACTCGATCAAGAATCCAGCTCGCCTCGGCAACTTCGGCGTGTCGGCTCGATTCTACGCCAAGCCCGTCAACCTCCCTGAAACTAACGCCGTAGGTGAGCTAGGTTTCGGCGTAGTCGCTACGACCGCCGCCCCTACGGATGGTTCCTTCTTCCGCTGGACTGGCGCTGCTTTCCAGGCGGTAGTTAACTTCAACGGCACGGAAACTACGCAAGCTCTCTCCACTCCTTCCGCGGCCTACCACACTTTCGAGATTGTTCGAACGACGAACGCTCAGAGCCTATTCTTCGTCGATGAAGTCCTGGTGGCTACGCTGACCCCGGGAACGAACCCCTCTCAGTCCAGCACCACTAGGATGCCGATATTCGCGCGAGTATATAGCGGTGGTTCCGCGCCGGCGTTGGCTCCTCAGCTCTCGATTGCCTCAGTTTCGGTAGCTCAGCTCGATATCAACTGGAACAAACAGTGGGCGGACGTGCAAGTCGGCCGCGGACTGGGTGCCTACCAGTCGCCGATCACTGCGTTCGGACAGACGGCGAACCATGCGAACTCCGCCAGTCCTTCCAGCGCTACACTATCGAATACCGCCGCTGGTTACACGACCCTAGGGGGTCGCTATCAGTTCGCCGCTCCTGCCGGTGCTGCGACGGACTTTGCGCTATTTGGTTACCAGGTGCCGGCGGGATATCAGCTTTACGTTACCTCGGTTAAGATTTCGGCTATCAACACCGGAGCGGCGGTAGCGACTACAGCAACGATCCTCGATTGGGGCGTTGGCGTGAATGCTTCCGCTGTCTCGCTGGCGACCGCCGACGGCGCCGGAACTTGGGCACCTCGCCGTATTCCCCTGGGCACGCAAGGTTTTATTGTTGGCGCCGCCATCGGTGCTGCTGCGTCCGACGTCGTTATGAACTTCAGCCCGCCGCTATGCGTGGACGCATCTCGCTTCTTCCACGTGATCCTTCAGGTTCCTGTCGGCACCGCTACCGCGTCGCAGGTTATTCGCGGGGACGTAACGGTCAATGGCTACTTTGAGTAATCTGGTAAAATAGCACCATGAAGCTTGAACTATCCAACAACGCCCTCGATACCATTCACAACCTGTGCGATCTCGCACTCAAGACCGGTGGGGTGAAGAATCTTCCGGCCGTGAACGCCCTGATGGGCGAGATCGGTGCCGCGATCGCTGCCGTTGAGGCAGAAGCCAAGGCAGCCGCGCCAGCTCACGAGACGAAGAAGGAGAGCTAATGGCCCTCTATCACTGCGCCCACGATGAAGCAGGCGAAAAGACGTGCGCCGAGTGCGTTGCTTATCAGCTAGGATTTGAGAACGCGGAACGGCTGATCGTTGGACCGCTCGACACGACGGCGACTTATCTTCGCGATCGTCTCGACGAAAAGACCGCGGACGAAGTCAAGACTGCTTCGTAAGCTCGTCCAGGATCCCGTAGATCACGTCCAGCGGATCTCGATACAGGTAGGTCAGGTAGTGCATCTTTAGGCTTTTGTAGTCCTCATTTGCCCAACGGATGAAGGCATCGCCTGCTTGTTGGTTGATAGACTCCACGATGCCCACGCCTAGATCTGGACGAGCGTAGTGCCTGACCCGATGGTCGACCGAAATATTGTTCGGGTTCATCGGGAAAAGATTTTTACTGCTATCGCTAGTCCCCGGCATTCACCCAGTCGCCCAGCGGCTCCGGAGGCGATCCCGCATCTTCTCCAAGGTAGCTCGCGGCACCTGGTGAGTGTTCCGCTTCTCGGCGGTGTCGACGTCGAGATTCCCGACGCAGATCTCGAAAACCTGCCAACCGTGATCCTCGGCCGCGCGCTTGTATTCTGCGAACTCACGCTTGGCGAGGTTGGTGTTGTCGAGGATGACGATTCGATCCCCAACGACTTCCAACTCTTCGGCGATGAGGCTGAAGTAGCGCCGACGACAGAGCGCGTGAGCGTTCTTGAGGCGCTCCACGGACCACTCGTATTTCCCGTCCTCATTGACCAGGTAGTGATCGGCGGAGACGATATGCCCCAACCCCACGTGACCGAGAAGAAGAACGTTGGCGAGCGTAGACTTGCCCATGCCAGGGAGACCGGAGAGGATGTAGACGCGTTTCATGGCCTAGAGGATACGATCGTTGGTTGTGGAAGTCAAGATTTTCCCCCGTGGAGTCTTTCAACGCAGATCTGTCGGCGACACCGCGACCTTGCCTTGTCCAGGGTAATCCTCGTCGGCTTCGTCTTCTTCCATGAGGGCTTCATCAGGTAGGTTCTTGAGGCGCTCGGCGACTTCGTTGATGGAGTTGCCGAAGATCGCCGTCCCGATGAAGAGTTCCTTGGCCTGCGCGAAGGACATCCCTTCGGAGTAGCTCACCAGCGTGGAAAGATACTCGCCAGTCGCACCGAGGCCGGCCAGGTAGATTTGGCGCTCCTCCGTGTTGGGTTTGGCGACCGCGAACAGCCGATCGATGCGTGAAGGGCGCGAGCGGACGCGATCCGGCACGTTCTGTAGGTAGTTCGTGGTCGCCAGCAGGATTACGTTGTCCAGGCTCTCGGCGCCATCGAGGAATTCCAGCAGTTGGGGTTCGAAGCTGCTCAGGTAGTTGTCGAGGTCCTCGATCACGAACATAATCGGCATCATGGGATCGACCTTGTGCACTTCGTCGTAGAATTGCGAGCAGGAAACGTGCCGGATGTGAAGCACGGTCCCACCGAACTTTTCGACGAAAAGTCGCTGGACCAGCCGAATCATACTGGTCTTGCCGCATCCCGGATCGCCATGCATCAGGTAGCCGCGTTTATGGGGGAGCTTGAGCTTCAGGTATTTCGAGCGATTACTCATGAAGAGCTGCATGTCCTTCAGCAGTTCTTGGGCCAGGCCGCCGACATCGATGATAGGCTCGCCGCTGGGCATTATCGCCTTGAAGATTGGATGACCGAACATGTCGATGTGAGTATCGTAGATCCCGGACTTGAAAGGAGCGCGCTCCTTCTCCGGTGGAATCACGATGACCCTATTCCACTCAGGGCCCACACCACTGCCTTGCTGCATCGTATGTTCGTTCACGGGTTCTCCCACGGACTCTCTAGTCCGATTTCGACGTTGATCAGGTGAGTCAGGACGAGTATCCCGAGGGGCGAGAGGCGCTCCAGCATGTTGGGCGCGATACTCCCGTAACGCAGGACGAAAGCGATGATCGAATCGTCGGTAGCCGAGATGGACTTCATGGCTTCTTCTTCCCTCGCATCAGTAGGACTTGTTCCTGGTAGAGCGCTTCGCCTTCGATTCGGGATGCGTTGCAGTCGAAGAGGTCGCGCTCATCCTCCAGGACGCGCTTGGTGATTTCGGTGCTCCGCTGGACAACAGGCTCCCACATCCCCGTGGCCAGGATCAGGCCCACGAGGAATCCCACGAGGAAGTGGGTGCCTTTCTTCAATTGTCGACCCCGGCGTCGGACACCCAGCCCGTCGCCATCATGCCTGTTGCCTTAGAGGAAGCCCGGGTCGCCAGGACGGCGAAGTGCGTAGCCAGGTCGACGTGGCCGGCCTTCTCGACGGCGAAAGCCGCATAGCCCCAATCCCTGGCCTCCCGATACAGGTTCCCCACGTCCGCCGGCAGCCCGGAGTCCTTCGACTTCGTCTTGGCGTTGTGGAACACCCCACCGAACCCACCCTGGAAGGAATAATTCATGCCCTCCAGGAACTGACGGACCCGGGCTTCCTTCGGCATGGCCCGGAACGCAGCTAGGCGCGCTTGGCAGTTCGCCTCGCGCTCGGCCTGCGGCCGCCCCAGCATCTTTTTCGTTCCAAAACCTGCCATCGTTTACTCCGAAAAATTAAGCGGGGCTCGAACCCGCAACAGTAGAATTGGCACCAGCGAGTTCTTCGTCAGGTCGTCATCCCAATGTTTCGCTTGCAAGTTCTCCTACTGTCAGACCAACAGGGACTAGCTGTCTACCACTCTATCTTCGTTTTTGGTGGGTCCGGCCGGATTCGAACCAGCATCCCCCGCCTGGTGGCGGTGCTCTCCTACCATCACTAGGATGGCTTTCAGCATTGCTGCCTACTTGAGCTACGAACCCGTGTGTGTTTACGCCTTTACGATCTCCATCGGGATCCCGGGGAAGTTCTCCCGAACGTATTCCGATCCTTTCCCGGAGTAGGCGCGGAATTCTACGGTCAGATCGTCCTGAGTTACTCCCGGCACCGGCGTGGGAAGATCCGTGTGCAGGATGACGATATCCGTTAGAAATCCCCGTTCGATGACCGTGACCTTCTTGACGTCGAAGGTGATCTTCATCAGTTCTCCTCTCCGAGACCGAGGCCGAGCATCAGGAACAGGTCGTGCGCGACATCTTCCGCGGGATCTCCGTTCATCCCGCCGGCGATCACGATCGCGGCGTTCGCGGCCACCAGTTCCTTGGCTGCATCCTCGTCCATGTATCCGCTCGTCATCAGGGCCTGGACCACTCGCTTCGCATAGTTCATCTTGGACCTCCTGATGCTGATACTACCGCCTGAAATTGATGGGGTCAAGACTTTTTGCGAAAAATAACGAAAAGGACGATGGCGACGGCGAAGGTAGTGACTGCCAATGCCCAAAGCGTATCGGGACTGATTTGTGTGTAGCAAGAAGCGCTTTGGATCCAGAGATCGATATGACAGCTCCAGGTCACCACTCCTCCTTCTCGGCGACGGCACGACCGCGAATCTCTACTGCTGCTTCGCAGCCCGGACACGTCGTGGTCCGCGGATGGTTCCGGCATCTCGCGGCCGCCATATCTGCGGCTTTATTCAAGGTTGCGATACGGATAGCCTTCGCTAGACGCAGGATGCAGCCGTCACATAGCCTATCCGACCCGCATTTTTCCCATGCCTCGTTGATGAGCCGGTCCAATTCCATATCGACGCTCATCCCTTCCCCTTCCCTGATTCCCCACGCCGCGCCTCCTTGCTCACCGTGACCGTGGTCTTCGTGACGGTCGGCCTCGACGCAGACCTCATCGAGCGCCGCGAAGACCTTGGCAAACTTGTCCCAGATGCTCACCCCTCCCCCTTCCCGCCCGCCGCGAGGGCGCGGATCTTCTCCTCGCACACCTTCGCCGCCTCCTCAATCGCTTCTTCCCGCGCCTGCTGGAGAGCCTTGAGGATCAGCCAGTGCGGGTCCACGAGGCGACCTTCGAACGCCTGCACGATCTCCCTCGCCTTCGCTTCCATCTCGTCGCGGGTCACGTTTCCCCCTTCCCGGCGGGATCGAGCGCGGAGTCGTGCATCTCATTCACGGCTCGTTGGAGAGCCGCGTTGGCCTCGTGAAACCCAGCCTCGTCGTCATCCATCACCGCCGCACACACGCAAGCGGAGACGTAGGCTTCTGCCGCCTTCACAACCTTCTCCATCTCCTCCACCCGCTTGCGGGCCTCGTCGCGCTCCTTCTCCGCAGCGGCGAGGTGGGCGCGGAGCGATGCTCTTTCGGCGGTGCGGCAGGCGGCACTGTCGAATAGAACATGGCAAC